GATACTTGACCAACTTGGATACCCATTTTTTTCAATGTAACAAACTCATTTTGTAAGTCAGTACGTGCTAATGCATCAGTGTCATTGACAATTGCTTGACCTTCTAAGACAACAGCAACGATTTTTTCACCTTGAGGCAAAACTAAAAGTGTATCGTCATCAATTGCGAATTTCTCAGTTCCAGCTTTGTAAGCCTGTGGTAAAGCAAATAAGTCTAACCCGCCTAAAGTATCGACGAATCCAACTTTGTTACGTTCATCTTTCATTGAGTCAGATAAAGGTAAGTCTTTTGTGATTTTACGTAAAGCTTTACGCGTTCCGTAAACAGCTACTGGCTTACCACCAGACGCAACTCCAATGTGCTCTGCAACATCAAATAACTTATCTTCTTCGTAAGTACCTGTTGCTTTACGAGTGGCACGTAACTCATCGTAAGATTGAGCAAAACCATTGTAGATTTCTGTTTGAATTTTGTTTTCAAATGAAGCGGCAACGCGATCTACTAAGCCTTTCCAGTCAACGCGTCCAGACATGAAACGTTCGAACTCAGCGTAAACCTTTCCGCCATACCAATCAGTTGGAACAGTGAAGCTCTTTCCGAATAATTGTTGACGTTGTAAACTTTGGTTACCTGCAGAAACGCGACCAATTCTCAATAATGAATTATCTTGAATTTCGAATTTCTGAGCGTCTCCCAATTCTACCGTACGGAAGTCGGCGATTGAATCGAATTGACTTTCTAAACGTAAAGGTAATACAGCATCAATTGCTACTGATAAGATCTGGAATACCTCTAATTTATTTGCCTCCCATGAGTAGTAGTCAATTTTAGAACCAGGTTCGATACCTAAAACGTCCCCCACCATGTTACGTAATGCTTCATCACCAGACACTCCGTCAAAGTTAACGTTGCGGCCATGATATAAATCTGTAGCTAGTTTAGTTAAACCATTTTTATCTACCATTTGATATATTTTCTCCCCTCTAATTAAATGAAACGAACTGCAATTACATCACCAATATTAGGCATGTAACGCTCTGCGATTGCGATTGCAACAGCTTCTTCGTCACTTTCAGTTTTTTGTAATGCGAAACCAGTTTTTCCTACAGCTAATTTGTCACCAGCTTTTACTCCAGTTAACATTTCGCTATGCATTGAAACAATGTCTCCGCGCTCAATTACTAATACACGAGCAATTTTTCCTTCTTTTACAACTTGTACCGACTCATCAAAGTCTTCGTATCCGTAATCTAAGTGTACTGGTGCAACTAACCCATCAACTTTTGTTTTTTCTGTAGTGTTAGTATATTTTAATACCTCACCATCATGATCTTCTGACACAGCACCTAAAGTAACAAACTGACCAGCTTTTAATCCAGCTTTTGGTGCAGCAATGTGTTCCATGTGTGCAGATGACTTAATTTTGTCTAAGTGAATAAACGCTTTATCTGTAGCCATTCTTTGAATCTCCTTTTATTTTTTTATTTTTTTCTAAAGTAAGCACCTAAAGATCCGTACTCTTTACTAGCTGCGTCAACTCCATTATCACTAAAGCTAACTGCCTCTACGACAACACCTTTCGAAGCTTCTTTTTCATTTTGACTAATTTGGAAGCAAGAGAAACCTACTTCTTTTTCTACTTCATCGATTGACATTTCACTAAATTTAGCGCGAATGTCGTCAGCTTTATCTCCAAGAACTTCTTCAAATTCTGAAACTTTGGCTTCTTTTTCTGCATTTTCATACATTGAAAGTTTTTCCTTAATCTGCTTAAGCTCCTCACGTCCACTATCAATCTTGGCCATTTCTTCTTTCGTTAAGAATGTAGGAACAACTTCTTTTGAAGCACCAAGCGATACAGAGTCGTTATCTTTCGTGTATTCATACATAACGTGCTTAGCTTTAAAGCCTGTTTCTTCTGAATAATCCTCAATTTGAGCTACCGCATAAGTATCAAAGATTTGACAGATGTAGATATACGAATCCTTATCTGCAACCTCTGTCCTAATTAGCTCTCTCAATTGATTTCTTGTTTCTTCGTGAGAGATTGCAAAATTAGCTTTTTTAGATTTCTTATCCTTTTTACTATCTTTAGGATCTTTATTGTCGTCTTTAGGATCTTTGTCCCCATCTTTAGGTTCTACGTCCTCTTTAGGATCATCCTTTGGATCAGAATCTTTTACATCTGTATCCTTAACATCTTTTGCATCTTTAACGTCAGCTCCTGCATCTGCGTTCTTCTTAGACCCCTTAGCAAAGTCTTCGTTTTCTTTTAAATCTTCATTTTCAACTAGCAATTTATTACCCTCCTCTAATTTGGAAAAGTCAGCTATCATTTCTTGAACTTGAGAGAATAGATCAATTCTTTTATTGAATACTTCTATTGTACTTCCAGTCATTCCAGGCGGAACATCGTCTCCGAGAATACATAAACCGCTAAATCTAGCGTCTGTATAATTAACTCTTCCCTGGTCATCAAGGTAGCTATCAAATACTTCAATCTCCATAGACTGACTCTTTGTGCCACCACCATCTAATAATATAGATACTGAATCTCTAAACTTGGTCCAAATATAACCTTCTGCAGTTAGCCACTCTTTACCGCTTCTAATTTCAAATTTTGCGTTATTTTTTTCTGGTATAAAACCGTATGCATGACCTAGATATGCCACATCGACCTTGCCATCTTTAATCACAATTTTTGTTTTATGGTTGTCGAAATCTTCACTTCCGTCATCTTCCTGTTTGATATACCCAACGATTGGTACGTTCGCCAACGTACTCGACATTTCCTGTAGAACATCTTTTGTAAACACTGAGTTATTTATATTCTCTCCAGTATGTGCAATATAGATCTTAACTCTAAGAAATCTATCGTCTTTTAGTGTCTCACCCAATTCAAATTGAACTGGTATACTTAAATCTGTTTTGATAATTTTTCACCACCTTACTAATTAGCATCATTTAATCTATCAGTGTCATCCGTTGGATTATCTGACTGAGGACGACCTGGCGTCGATGACTCAGTTGATCCACCTTTTGACATCGTGTGTGATGTTTGTTTAGGTTTCATTAAGCTGTCAATATCTAGAACCTGTTGTTCTAATCCAAGAGTTCCGACAACTTCTATAGGTTCCATTCCACTCATTGCTAAGAAGTCCAATCTAGAACCTCCGAGATTTAATTGCTCTTTTGCAACCTTTTGATCATCGGAAAATGTAAATTGGCTCTGTCTCATAATCTTTATATTCCATGCAAAATTATTTGGAGACTTGTACTTGCTCATTTCGTAGTTGTAGTAATCTTCAATTAAAGGAAGGATTACGTTGTAAACCCAGGTGATGTCTTTTACATTGGAAATCTTTACGATGTTCGAACTAGTTGTTTCCCCTCCAAACATTGGAGACGGTACACCCATGTCGAAAAATAACGATGCTGTAGACCTTCCAACTGATTCGTAAGCCTTTGTATCTCCTGCTCCATTTAAAGCTATGTTGGTAACCTTCATGGGGTTTGTAATAGGAACAATTCCTTTAGGCAAGCTACTTCTCATACTTTTATCGTACTTTGCAGCAACCTTTGACTCCATTTGAGGTCTTCCATTTTTGTCTACTGGTATTTGAGAGTGAACTAGCTTTACACCATCTAGATCGTCTTTTATCTCCAGTTTGTTTCTGGCATTTTCTAACTTTATTGCAGATCCGATTAGATTTGAAAATTCAGATACGGCAATTCCACCGTTTGATAGCACTTCTTGATCAAAACAAAAGGCAACTCCCTTGTCTTTTAGTTTGAAATACTTACCGTCTATCCAGTTATCGTCTTTTCTATCTCCATTAGCTATCGCATTCTCTATCTCAACTGGAAGAACTCCAGGAGTAGAGTCTTTGACAGAATCGACATCTATAGCCCATCTATATACTCCATTTTCTAGTGAGTATATTTTTCCAAACCTAATTGGAAATTCAAGATAGGCAACGCCTTTTTTATCCTGCATCTTATAGAATAAACTGTATCCATTCATAAGTGTTTGCTTAATAAAGTGCGGCGCATGTCTCTTAATGTTTAATCTTTTTACAAAATTGGCAGCCATTACATAGTCTTCTAGTGTCACCTTACTTATATCCCAGCCACTTCTCTCATTCATAACAGGAACGATCGTGTGGTTCAGAGTAAGTAATGATGAATAATATTTGATGTGCTGCTTGATAATACCGTTTCCAGTATATAGAGCATTCATGAGTTTCGAGATATCCAAATAATTAGTAAGTGGATTTCCTAAAAACCTTGAAAGCTGCTGTTGCGTAACACTAGTAGTTCGTGACACTTGACTTCTCATAGTTTCGCTATTATCAGATAACGCTTTGGCGAAATCTAAATGGCTACGTCTATTTTGTTCAAGCATTTTTTTGTACTCCTCTTGATTATCCAATCATTACTCTCCTTTCTAAAATAATATAAAGTCCCCGAAGCCATTATCTGATTCATCTTTGTTTAATTCTTTTTCAAATTCATTTGCATAATGATTTCCATAAGCTAACGCAGAATATCTATCCTTTGTGGCCGTTCCGACCTCTTGAATTTTGATATTTCCAGATATTACCGTATACTCAAGACCTACTAGCTCACTAGTCATTGCACTAGCTTGCTGGAATGCGTATAACTGTCTCTGTTGCTCATTAGCTGTCATTGCTAAGAAGCCTTTCTTAGCCACAAGCTCTTCTCTTTTTTCAATATCAGTACATGGAATGGATATTCTTCCGTTCTCAAAAGCTGTTTTTAGTGAAGTTGCTATAATGTGGTTAAATTTTGCATCTGCTTTAACTGAGTAAACAACAGGAACTCCAGTGTCTTTTCTAGCCTTGTTCATTTCTTCGTCGTTTATACAGCTCCACGGCTCATAATCTTTATCTCTCTCTTCATCATGTAGTATTCTCGTACATGAGTTGTAGACACCAAGACCAACACCGTTTGTATCCATTACAACGTAGTCTGCTTCAAAGTCTTCATACAGCTGCTTTAACCTAACAGCCAGATCATCATCGGCAATCGTTCTATGAATTGTTTCTATATAAACAACTTCTCTTCTGTATTTATTTCCATCTTGAATCAATCTAAACAACATAAAGGCACTTGAGTCATTCTTTTGCTGTTTACTACCACCCATTAATGCGATATCTAGTGATATCAATCTAATCTCTCCAGTCTTATTGACTCTTGGAAGATTTGATATGTTTTTGGGATTTGCTCTTGACTGATTCTCTGCATACTCTAGTGATGTAGGAGGAACAAAAACCTTTGTTACATTTCTGCACTTGTTAATATCAGCAAGCTTAAAGTATCCTTTGTCATTCTCTCCAACAAACAATGCTTCGTATTCCATATTGAAACTTGTTTGATCAAACGTGTCTGATAGTTTTTCCTTTTCAACAGTTTGCTTAGGAAGTATCTTATGATATAAGGAGAGCTGATATGGCAACGAACAAACAAATGTTGTGGTTGATGTCATCATATCTTTCATGTATGATTGAAACTCTGTCCACGCCCAGTCTGATTGATACCATGCTGATGAAATGTATAGTTGTTTATTTTCTTCTCTTGGAAGATGCATATACTCTGGCTTATTCATATACGGCGGAATGCGATATACGTTAAGCATTGGTTTCAATACATCATCTATAATTTCTTTTTTTACTAATCTGAACTCGTCAACAATTAGAATATTTCCACGAAGACCACGAGAGTTGTCTGACGACGTTTCGGCAGAAATCTTTGATCCATTTCTGAAAATTATTTCTGTATTATTAACACTTGCACTATATTCTTGAACTTCGCATCTTACGGCGTAACTCTTGTTGTATATGTCGCCTATTATTTTTTCTGTAATAATCAATGCGGCCTGTTTTCTAGTGCTAGAAGCTATTACTACCCTTGTTCCTGGATATAAGATACATCTTATAACGCAGTAAATTGCTATAAGGTATGATTTACCTTGACCACGGGCTGCTATATACATAAACCATGAAACTTTGTTCATCATATATAGTAATATCTTTTGGTATAAAAATAAGTGAAGGTTGAGATACTCTTTTGCGAATCTCTGAGGATTAGCTCTCCAGTATCCAACCCATTTCATTAAGTTCTCTTCATGTTGATCCTTCACACTCTTGTTTGTTTTACTCATCTTCGTAAAGCTCGTTGATCTCTTCTTCCGTAGCTCGACCAAACACTCTCTTCATTTGATTTACAAACCATTTTGTAATGTATTTTTCAACATTGTCTACGTCAGATAGACTTTCGTCTGTAGGTATTGGAGAGTGTGTTTCCCAATTCCTAATTCTAACTCCAAGTTTCTGCTCTTCATCCTTCGATGCGGCGTCGATATCTAATCCTAAAGCTTTTAGATTATCTTCATATAGTTTCTTAAGTGCTGTAACCTCTTTATGGTCACTTCCACTTTTTAGTGCTTTATTTAATTGAACCTCTATCATTACGTTTTGAGCGTATCTTTTCTCATCCAGCACAGTTGATGGTGGTTTAATTGCAACGAGATTATTATAGGAGGCTTCGAGAGCTATATACTCGGCTTCATTCTCTAACAATCCCCATCTTACAATTCTTTCGTTGGCATCAGCTTCATCTAAGCCAGTGACTTTAGTATCCCTACCAGAGTCACTGTCAGCGAAATCCTTATAATTTTTCTTCGTCGCTATCAATTGTAGATACTTCGAGAAGATACTCTTACCTCCAGCATCTACAGCATTTTCCCAAACACTTGATACAAAAGGTATATTCATAAGTCGCATCATATCTTTAGCTTTTTCCAAGTCTGTTCCATCAATTTGCTCTTTAAGACAAGCTTTACAAAATCCAACGTCTCCCGACATTGATTCATTTCTATGTCTTGCTAGCTGATGTGATGATTTTTCAGATCCGCATAGTAAGCAGATTGATTTTTTAACAGCCATTACTATCACTTCCGTTCAAAATCGACAGTGACTTTAAGTTGAAAAGTCTAGTCTCTGAATATCTGTGAATGTCTGCCATATCTTTTACGTTAAATTCTTTCTTACTCTTTATTAACTCGTCTATTCGAGTTGTGATGAAGGCGTTCTCTGATTCAAGCTGATTGATTAATTCTGTCTTTCTGTTAATCAAAACAACCACCTCCAATCAATTACTCTCCGATGATCTCGGCAAGTTTATTTCTGTACTCGATTGCTTCGCGTTTTGCTTTAAGTGACTCAGCTCTAAGCTCTTCTAAACCTTTGATTTCACTTTCAATTTCTTCTAAGGCAATATCGTGTGCTGCAATAGATCCATCTACATTCTTCACCGTTTCTAACATTGCTGATTTTTCAGCCCTTACCGCCTCTTGTGCTTTTAAAATTGCTTTTTGTGTTTTTTTCATTATTCTCTCTCCCTCATTTTATGTTTTATCTGTTTATTTTATTTTTTAATTGTAATAGGAATGGATGTGCCATCTGATAATAAAGCAGATCCACCGCTTATTTGACCATCTTCTCCAGCGGTAAATTCGATTGATGATATAGAAGAAGCATCTTTTCCTGGAGCTCCTTGTTTTCCATCTTTTCCTGGAAGTCCATCAGCTCCATCTTTACCTGGCGAACCGTCTTTTCCATCTTTTCCTGGTTGTCCTGGTTGTCCTTCTCCACCAGAAGCTGACATTAATCTAATAACTGTTAACTCTCCGACATTTGTCATGAAGTCTTTTCTAATACACATACCAATTTCAGACTCTCCAGATTCCATTTTTTTAAAACCAAGTCCGTCTAATCCAATTGATACCTTATCTCCTACTGAGATACCGTTTGAAATCTCATCATTTACAGAAATAGTGTCTCCATTTTCAAATACAAGCGCACGTCCCAAAGTATTTTCGTCCGTTGCAGTATTTTTAAAATCGTAAAATGAAGAGTTGTAGTCAAGATGTGCCGTACACAGAATGGCTTGTGCTGTTTCACCTTTTGCAGCCTTTTCTACTAATACTGCCTCTTCTTCGTCTCCAATAGATGTTGATAAATTTACAAACTGTCCGTCTTTCAGTGAATCTCCAACAACTTTCACACTTTCGTAATGCGCCGTTGCTTTCACTTTGTCTAATCTTACAAATGACAATTAATACACCCCTTTTACTTCTTATCTTTCTTTTCTTTATTTAAACAACGCACCAGGTTAATGATTTTTTTCATTACTTAGGAGGTATGAACAGGGGGTTTACCTGGCACGCTGTTTGAATAAAGAAAAATGTGGGGAGGCTGACCTCCTCCACTAGATCCGATAAATCGGAAGGGGCGAACCCCAACCGCTCAATTTTAATTTAAACTTTTAATGATTTAGATTTCTTAAACGAAATCGTTGGCATAGATGGAATAGTAATTACTCCGCCAGCTAAGTGGTTATTTTGAGTACGTTCTTTAGACATTTTCGCTGTAAAGATACCAAAGTTTTTGATTGGAACTCGTACGCCTTCTGATACTCCTGCTGCCATTAAAGATTCAACTGTAGAGAACGTATTTACGATCGCCTCTTCTGCTTCTTTTTTTGTACCGCCGTGTAATTCAACATGCTTAGCTACTAAATCCTCGTGCTTTAATTTTTTTAATCCCATATTTCTCACTCTCTCTTTTTTTTGTTAGGCCTAACGACCTTCGATAAAAACCTCTATCTGGGATCTCGTCCCCCGTGATAGGAATAGAGGTATTGACATTTAATTTGTTAGCCTCCAGGGTTCGCACCTGTATGTTATGGATTACTATCCGCTGCGATAAGGGCAGTCCGAGTTGGACATTCTCGGACTTGAAGTAAAATAGGGAAACTTCTCTTTTTTTGTAAGTTGTAAATACTTATGCTTTTTTGGTTTTAAAGATTAATTATTTACCCCTTCACTATATATACTCGGCGGGTTTTGATTTTATAACCAAAAAACGCCATTTTCGCCTCTTTTTAATCAAACTTTAATAATTGATGATGATTTTACACATTTTTGAAATGCGCTTATTGACTGCAGCCTGTGACATATTAACAACTTTGCTAATTTCTGATTCAGTTGATCCGCTAACTAATAAATCAAATATTGTCTTATTAATAACATCTGACATCCCATCTACTATCTCGTTGATTAATTCATATAGCTCATTAAGCTTGCCGCTTATGGAAATATCATCGCTTCTCTTTGGTAGCGCATATTTAATAACTCGTTTAACCTCATTTTCGCTCATAGCAGAGATATTAAACATTCTGTAATAGTCCTCAATACTTATGCCTTCTTGTTTACTAGAATCGGCTTTTACATCATTTTCTGGTAATGTAAAGTCGGTTGAATAGCTATTCTTACCAATCTCGTATCTACTTCTGTAATCTCTCTCTGTTTCATAAAATGAATCTTCGATTGATCTACATGAATCAACATCGCCACTCTTTAGAATAAAAGTTCCTAATTGATCAAGCGATGCAAAGTATGGATCTTTCTCAAAACTTCTCTCTGCTACCAATGCCATAGAAGCGACCTCCGTGTGACAAGGCAGCTCATTAATAACCTTCTCTACATGTTTGTTTCTCTCCTCTAAACTTGTACCAACATCTTTAAACCAATTTTTCTTATCAATATTGATCATTAACTTCTCTCTCCCCTGTTTCGTTTATAATCTCGTATACTGATGCATACGGCTTTTGAATCTCTTTGGCTAACCATTTTCTAAGACTATCTCTATGTATATATCTTGAAGCTACAGCCTTCTGCTTAACTGAATCCATCAGCCTCACATGGTAAACTGCTATTATTTTTGCACTTTCAAGGTCTGAAAATGCCCTGCTGCAAGTTTTGTGAGATATTGCTAATATCCCAGCTATGTACTCCTGTCTCCTAAAGAATACATGACTTGAAAGCTTATTATCTGATATATACAAAGAACAGTTCATTACAAAAAATACCGCATGGACATTCCAGGAACCTCTTCCGCTGAACTTCGCAAGCTTTTTAAATTCACCGTACGTAACTGTAGCATATCCGTTTGGCATTAGTACCTTGACGTCGAAGACACCATTTATATCTCCTTCTATGGATATGATATCTTCTGCAACAAGATTTTCTAAACTGGAAACATAATCTGATTTGTACCTCTTATCTTTTCCAAGAGATACAATTATCCTCTCTATACTTTCCTCAAACACAAAAGACTCTTTCCCATTAAATATATTTGTATGGAAGCATATAGCCATTAATATCGAAAGATCTTTGCTATTTATATTCCGCTTAATTGAATGTCTTGGGATTGGAAAGTATTGAGTATCTATAAAATCCAGTTCATTGATATCCTCTTCATATTTTTGAATACCGTCAAGTTTATTCTTTTTATCCTCCTTATTCACGTAAACACCTCGCCTCTAAAATTATTCTATTTCAAATTATGTCGAAAGTCAACCATAACTATTGACAACTAATCGCAAAAACTAAAATTGCTGGGAGTCCGCCCACATACTCTTTAACTTAATAATGGTTACTCTTAATAATATACGGGGACATTTACCGTTGAAAAACGACGTTAATTGTCCAGACTTTGGAAATAACCGTCGAAAAACGACGTTAATTGTCCAGGTCTCTGTAATAACTATAGGTTAAATGAAAAACTGACACTATCCTTCCTTAGATCAAAATTGTGATAGATGATTATTATTATTTATTTCTTTTAGCCATAAGTATTGACAACATGCTTTTGCGATGATACGATTGTCTCACAGGTAAATAAACAGGAGGAATTTATAATGGGATTAACAGAAAATCAAAAGAAAGCTGTAATGGCTGGAGAAGGGAATTGGCTGATTAATGCTGGAAGCGGTTCTGGCAAAACAACGGTCTTTACTACTAGAATTGCAAGAATGATTAAAGAAGGAGAAGCTATACCAGAGGAAATACTTGGGTTGACGTTTACAAAGGAAGCTGCGACGAATATGAAGAAGAAGCTATCTAAACTAATTGGCAAGAAACAAGCCGATAAAGTTGACCTACTCACCTTCCACTCTTTCGCTTATAGTATTTTGAAGAGAAAGTATCCACTTAAATATAGACAGCTTCAATTAATGCCTATGTGGTGGAAAATGAAGACGCTAAACGATTTTTGTGCTAAGCCTTCTAATTTTAATCCAGAGGGGATGTCTCTTATGTGTAAGGCTGGCGATTTAGCATCTTTTATTTCATATCAGAAAATGAATATGGTAGATCCTGGAGGCGAACTTTTAATTGATATGAGAACAGAAAATGTAGCATCTGTTAGCGTAGAAGATCTTGGTGTCATATATGCAAAGTATTGTGATATGCAAGAGAAAGCAAGATTAATCGAGTTCGATGATATGCTTTTGGATTTATATCATAAACTAGAAGAAGATCCAAAGTTAGCTACCTACATAGCAAATCAATATAGTTACATAATGGTTGATGAGTTTCAAGATACAAATAAAGTTAGCATGGGTATTCTATCTCATATCAGTAACGAAAATATATTTGCCGTAGGTGACTTTAGACAGGGAATATACGGATTCATAAACGCTTCTATTTCTAATATATTAGACTTTGAAGACACATTCGAAAATGTAAACAATATTGAATTAAAGCATAATTTTAGATCTACTAAAAATATTGTTGGAATATCGAATAAGATAATTGACATGAGTCCGATCGAAAAGTATAAGAACTTTGAGCCACAAGTAGCTGGTAGAAAAGAAGAAGGATCTAACATAGAGTTTAATGTGTATCGTGATGAAGCCTATGAAGTTAAAGATATAGCCAATCAGATTATAGATTTAGTCGAGTCTGGTGAGAATGTTTATGAAGATTTTGCTATTCTGCTAAGAACTAATGCTCAATTAGGTATATATGAAAGTGTATTTTCTAGCCAGGAGATACCTGTCGATGTTTCGTCAGATCGATCATTTTTTGATAGAAGAGAAATATCAGATTTGTTAGCATATGCTGAACACACACTTGATCCAAATGATGACAGTTCGTTCAGAAAAGTTTACAATTCACCTAGTAGATTTATAAGTAATCAAGTACAAAAATCTATAGACGAGTATGCATATAAACACGAGGTAAATTTAGAAGAGGCTGCAATTAGAGCTGATATTGGGAAGAGTGGATCTGTACTGAGTAGTTATGTAGATCTTTTCGATGACCTAAGAGATATTGTTGACGATGTTAGAGCAGACTCATTTTTAATCGAAGTTTATAAGCGAACAAATTATAAAAAACATGTAGAGAATACATCTACCACTGCCGTCGATCTTGAAATGCGATTAGAGGCAATAAATAGCCTGTTTGAGATCGCCAAGAAGTTCCGTAGTGTTAATGCATTCCTTGCTCATATAATGGCTGTAAAGCAAAATAATAGCAAAACAAACGAGCATGCAGTTAGGTTGATGACAGCACACGCTTCTAAAGGTTTAGAATTTAAGCATGTTTTCTTCCCTGCATTCACAAGTGAGAATTACCCTCATAAGATGAATCCAGATATTGAAGAAGAGCGTCGATTGTCTTATGTTGTCGCAAGTAGAGCTGTGGATAAATTAACAGTAAGTATGCCTAACTTTATATCTGATGGCGGATCTAAATACGATCCTTCTCCATTCCTAGTCGATATTGCTGGAGACGAAATAAAGGATCTTCAAAAGAATGTGACTCGTGGAGATTCAAAATCTAATTTAAGTATTTCCTTTTTATAATATTTTAGCTATAGTAGTGATGATGCATCATACTGTTTTATATATCATCACTCTACAAAGCTATATATACCAACATTCGTAAAGAAAGTAATATATTATATTACTATTATATTAACATTACTAATATAATATATTCCGTAACATAATGTATTATATTAAATAAACCTTATCTAATGTATTTTATTATATTAGATAAGGTTTATTATTATAATAAGTAAACTAATAAAAAACATTACTTAATGTATTTTGTTATATTAAGTAAAGTAATAAATTGTATTATGTAATTATTACTATTATCAATATATTAGTAATAGTATTATAATATAAAACTAATGTATTATGATTTTATTATATTAGTAATATTAATAGTAACGTAATAGTATTATAATAATAAACATTATGTAATCTATACTTATCTTAATAGTAATATAGGCAAAAAAATAGAGCATAAGCTCTATTAGTAACTCTCTAATTTATCTAAATAGTCCTCGTCAAGTGCACCAAGTTCCACCAACTCTTTTATAAGAGCATTTGTTGCCACTTTTGACATCATGCCTCTTACTCCTTTGATTTTTCTTCCTCGACTGTCTTCGAAGAGCGAGTCGAAAGCCTCAACAACATCTTCTCTTATCTTAAAAGTCTTGGCTACCATAGCCTCTGTATCGCTCATAAAAGAAAGGGCGTTGGCCTTTTTGGAAGGCTTCTTATCTAAGGATGTTTCATCATTCTTGCCCTCTTTTTTATCGTCTCTCTTCTTAGGAAGCTCAGACCAGTTTATAGGTGTATCATCGCTCTCAGTGACTGGATCTTCTTGAGAACTGCTTCGATCTTCAATCTTGTTTTGTAGTTCAAAAACAACCTCGTTAGAGCGATCCACATCTTCTAATTCATTTTCAACTGGTATAAACTCCTCTGGTTCAACATCAAAATTCATCTTGTCGTTTAAGAAACTGTTGTCTCTCTTTTTAAAAGTATCTCCTCTTGCCATCTAGAACACCTCCTATAAAATTCCTTGATTAGTCATTTCATCTAGCAGAGAATAGTACATTAAACTAAAATCATTTTTTGGTTTTGCTATAGTTGCAGGAACTCCATGAAAAGCATTAGAGTCAGCAAATCGTATAGAGTTGGAAATTTCCGTTTGATAGTAATTTATTTTATTTCTCATACAGAACATCATTACACCTTTTGTAACCTCTGCGTGAAGTTTTGTATTTCCTTTAACCTTGGTTGCTAATAATCCAGCGACCTCAAGCTTAGGATTGTACTCCTTTTTAATTGCATTTATTCTCGATAATATATTTTCAAGACCATCCATTGCATACAGCTCTGGTTCGAATGGTATAAGTACATAGTCACAAATAGCAAGTATAGAACTCGTAACGGCTTTAAGCTCTGGTGGAGTGTCGAAAAATATATAGTCGTATTTCTTATCTAACTCGTCTAGCTTTCCACTAAGCATATTAAAGTAATTCTGAGTAGGTGATCCGAACTCTTTTGTTAGTGCTTTAAAGGTTTCAAAGTCCATACTAGAAATGTCTACATTTTCTGATTCCATCTGTTTAGATAGTTTATACATATTTTCTGTCATGACTTGTTCGAATCTAGTCATTTCATCAAATTCAAGAAAGTTCATGTCGTTGTTCGCTGGTATAATATCAATGTTTTGAAATGCATTTACAACACAGTCCTCAGCTTTAGCATTCCCCATAAATACGTCATATATGCTTTTATTCAGTTTTTTTGATTCGATTCTAAAACTCGTTGATGCATTACCTTGAGCGTCACCCTCAACTAATAGTATCTTAGCATTTGGTTTTGTATAAGTTAGAGCGCCTGCCAAATTGACTATTGTAGTAGTTTTTGTAGATCCACCCTTGTTATTCACTGCTGCTAATTTTACAGCCATTGTATAAAACTCCCCTCGACATATATTTTTTTTAATAATCTTTTTATAATTTAAAAGTAATATAATATATTACTAAAAAATTATTTGTGAATTACTTTTTATTTACAAGATGAATTATAGACTATTATAGGGCTGAAATCAACCCTTTAATTATTGATGTTATAACATTTTATACAAAAGTAATACGAAAGGTAATGATAAGCATTAAGTAATATAGATTATTAGTAATATATTACTAATAATAATATAAAAGTAATATATCTTTTTTGTTTCAAATATGTTTAACAGGGTTGATTTCAGCCCTTGATTTATTTTGTATACATGCTTATAATGGGTTTTACAAGATAGATTTGTTTGTGGGGTGAGAGTGTTTGATGACTACAAGTGGGATTGATAGGATGGACAGGAATATATATGTTAGGTACGTCCTTAAGATCTTGGTAGAGACATATTTAATTAACCAGGCTCAGCTTGCTTATAGAATAGGTGTTCAGCCTAAGTATTTAAGAGAGTTTACTAATGGATCTAGAAATATCGGTAATAAAAGATTAGACGATATCGAAGAAATCATATCAGAATTGTATAGGCCTATACTAGAAGAGGAACTACCTAGTACACCAGAGGAACTTAGTAATCTACTTGAGATTATAAGACCTTCGAATATTTAACAAAAAAATACGCTGCGGGAACAGCGTAGACTCTCATGATTTATCATGAGTATAATTTGGCTTAAGAATCACAGAAGCATTATTTATAACCATTTATATTAAAGATAAACGGTTCTTTGACTAGCTATGAATCTTGTACTGATATTATACTATACAAATTCATCAAGGTCAATTACACCAGTCTTTATAACAACGATGATTGGAGAAATTGATATGTCCGAAAATAGCGGAGGAAGAATTTTCAATGTAAGTAAAGGTAAAGGTTACGAATCTCTTAGTAGGGAAATGCTACAGGATGAAAATCTAAGCCTAGAAGCAATTGGTTTATTGGCTAATATACAAAGTTATCCATCAAATTGGAAGTTGTATAAAACTGAGTTATATACGAGGTTTAAGCACAATAAGCGAAAAAGCATTGAGCGAATATGGAATGAGCTAGTTTCCAATGGGTATATAGTTCAATTTAGAAAACGAATTGGTAAAAAATATATATATCAATATCTCGTGTCTTCTGAGAAATATACCAAAAATGAAATTATAGACCTCATAGAAGAGGCTAAAACTGATGGCTTTGATTTTTATCATAAAGATATGTTAAATGTTGACGATATATCCTCTATCAATCCGATCGATTTTATCAACTTAAAAGGTGATAAAATTAAAAACTCGGATAACGTTAAACAAGGTGGTGGAAAGGAAGCAGCATGTAACTCGGATAAACATGATAATATCAATGATTCTTGGGATGTACCTTTTGGACAGTCCAACTTGAACAGCTCAAAAGGTACAGATAATAAATTAACTAGTAAGAGATCTACTACAAAGAAATTAACTAATACTAAAGAACTTAGTAAAAAAGATGATGATGAAATAAATAATAATAAAGCAAATGACTTACTTGACAGAATGTCTCAAATAATCAAAAGCAACGACGAATTTAAAATACTTGCCCAACTTCTTTTTGAGATAAATGTCGGCCTGGACGAGATATCGATTATACTTGAATACTTTAATTCTAACCCAGAAAATTTTAAAATAGATGTGATCGAACAGCAGCTAATATGGATGCAGCAGAAGAGTGCCACTGGAGTCGGAATAAGTGACTTCTCTGTTTATTTTATAAAAGGTGTCGAAAAAAGGATGCAAAGCAACAGAGTTTCTGTAGACGAATCAATCGAGAAGGAATTTTATAGCAGGCTTGGAATTGAAGAGGATCTTCCGCAGGTTCCTATGTTTAATTGGCTAAAAGGAGAGTAAGGACATGATGACTATGAATGAAATTGAGAAAAGACTATACAAAGCATTGGGTGAAGACTTATTTAAGGTCTACTCAGATGGACATATACTTGAAAACAGGTATTCTAAGACAGGTATAAATATTGACGATATAGAATCATATTGGTTTGATGAATACGATTATTTGCTTTTTCCAGTATTTGAACAGCAGCACCCTTTTAGTGATGGAAGCGAGTTTATGTATAAGGAAAAGCGTAGACTAATGTTTATGTCACCAGTTTTTATTGAGGATGAAGAGTCTGATATAAAAAAATATAAGCTAAACACGATGCTGTACTACACTCCATTTGACAAGCCAAATGTGATCATTAGCAAAAAGGTTCCAAGAGGTATTGTGGAAGTTAATAAAACAATCATTTTAAAGATAATGCTGTCAAATGGCAGAGTCATACCAGTTTTAATGGACGGCAATTCCCTTAAATGTGAAGATGATGGATTATACCTGGAGAATGATGGAATGTTGACTCCTACAGTTGAGTATTTTAACAGATCGTCCAGTGTCGCTCGTGTTTTAAAAGAGTTTGGCATTGAATGTGTCGATAAACCGTCAGAATAAGCATTGTGTTAAAAAGCATGGCAAGTTTACGATTTTATATTTCTCTAAAATTACGATAAAATATATGGCAAAAAACAGTGCGTTTTTATCCAATATCAGCCTATATTTGGCTCGTTAAAGTGAAATATGATCAAAATAACGTAAAAACTGTTGAAAAACGCAAGTTTTCATTAGATTTTAGTGTCGTTAAAAAAATGGCATAAAATTAGTTATCTTTATAAAAGATCTTTTATAAACTTAGTCATTTTCAGAGTAACTTTAGTGTTATTTAATATTCAAAACGCACCATAATTGATCGTAGTAAATAGAGTAAAATTTAATCATTTTTAGATTATTTTGATATAAAAATTATAAATGCTATGTTTCACGGCCGATATCACATGCTAGATATATGTTATTCTATGTTTTATATGATTGAAATTTAATATAAATTAGGTCATACAATGGCGATTTACATATATATATGCTAGTTTAAGTCTGCATAATGATGTGGTCTGCTGCTGTGAAACATTTGATATTTTTTAATTATCTATTTTCAAATATATGGAGGTAGTTTCTTGCACTATTTTGATATGAATAAGTTTTATAAAATAAGATCCTTTTCTTTTTGGATGTATATCGTTTTGATTGCTGCGGCATCTATATTTTCTTTATATGAGATATTTAAGGGAAGTGGAGTTCCAATACTTCCTACTATAGTATCAGCTTTTATTTTTGTTTATTCCAGTTCAAGAAGAGAGATAGTTGAAAATTACCTGTACGACATATCAAAAATTAAGTATAGAAGAGTAGATGCGTGCGCGACTACGATATTGTTTCTTTCAAATGTTCCACTTGTACTATCTATGTACTCTATATTTAGAAAGGTATTCATCAGTAGAACTCAAGGAGGTTTTAAATATGATGCTATAGCAATAGTTGCTAGTATAATTATAGTTACACTGCTGAGCCTTCTTAAGTGGATTTTAAAGTTTGTCACCTCGTCAATAGGACTAAAAAGAATGAGTATGAGAAAGTATTCTGATAATTTAGAAGATAACGGATCATGCATTGATGAGAATGATGAAGTTATTAAGTCTTTTAAAACAAATAATGGAATGACAAGGTTGTCCGACGATTATTTTGACTATTTAAGCAATGACGGAAATCCCGACGAATATAAAGGTATCAAAAGTGTTTTGAATGAATATACGATTGAATTAAGATCAACTAGAAATGGACAGAGATATTATGTAATACTTGATACGAATGATGGCACACATCCTGGAGCTTTTGTTAAGATTATGTTTGATGCTTTATATGATGGAAACAAAGATTTGAATAAGAGTATTCCGATGTTTAGGGAAGACACTTGGCCGATGTTGGATCAAGGATCAGATAAGAAACTTCATGAGAGTTTAGTAGAGTCATTTATTGGCGAAGTAAAGAGTTATTTTAGATCTTGGCTTGCTAAGTAGCTTAGTATTTTATTGATTGCTGGAGACTATAATTGATTGCTTTGTATGGATTAAATTTAGCCCGTGTAGTGAGTTAAGTTCTTGTTGTGTTAGTTTATTGGTGAATAGATTAAATTTGTTAACTGCTTTAAATTAGCTGAGACGAGAGAATAGAAGAGTAGTAATAGAAAAGTTTGATCAGAGTATGATAAAATTATTGTAGATGAAAATTGAGGTTGGGATCAAGGTTAAAATTAATATGGTTGTCAATTATAGTAAACGTGGAATAAACGAGATAATTTTAATCATGTTTGCGTGTAGTAACTACCCTGTATTTTTAAAAATTTTAGTCCTTGTTTTGAGTAAAAAATCCCCGTCACTTACTTTTTGAAAGTATCACTAACTATGGTTATTTGTACTCATAAGATTTTAGATTAATTTTTGAGTAAAAAAGACAACTTAATAATTATTTTTGAAACGGTCATTTTTTAATAAAGTGACTGTTTTTTTATTGTCATTTTAGCAGCAGCCAAAAAGTCGTTTTTTTGATTACTGGAAAAACTGGACGACTATTTTTAAAAATTTAAAATTATTTTTTTAAAAAGTTTTATGTGTGTTTTTAACTACTCAATTTTTCCACCAAAAATTTCTCACACTATTTTCTAATTTTTTTCTCATGTCAGCTTAATTTTTATTTTTGCCTATTTTTTCTAACATTTTTATTTTTACTTTTTATTTTCACTCACTTAATTTTTTATCTATCCAATTTTTATTTTTATTTTCAATTTTTATTTTCTCACACTCAAAAAAAATCTCACTGAAAGATTTTTAATCACTATCACAAATTTATTTTTTTATTTTCACTTTTCACTTTTCGATATCTCACTTTTTATTTTTCATTTTTCTTTTTATTATTCTATTCTTTCACGCACGCACACACAACACACGTATATATCACTAGTCATTTAATAGGCTATCACTCACACCAGGCACACGCTAGGGACTCACTGGCACACTATACAACTATAGATTGATAATCATACATAACTATATATAACTATATATAACTATATTATTTTATTATCACACTATAATTTTTAATCAGTCAAAAATATATTATCATTTTTTTATTTTCGCTATGATCCCGACAATTTTATTTTATATATTATTTTCTTACTGATACCACGCGACAAACAATAAAATTAAATAAAAGTTTTTTTGTCTATATATAGAAGGAAAAAGTTTTTTAGAAAAAAATCAAAAATCTTTTAATTTTTTGTTGACAATTGAAAATTATATATGGTATAGTTGTTTCAAGTTAAACGAACGCAACAAACAAGGCACTACAGAAACACACGTTTAACTTTATATACTATTAAGGAATACCATCACAACAAACTTTTAAATTCTTTTTTAAAAAAGTGTTGACAACAAATAAGCAAGTATGGTAATCTTTAAACATCAACAAACGCAACAAAAAATCTTTTTAAAAAATTCTTTTAAAAAGTAGTTGACAATCGAAAAGCTATCGTGTAACATGATAGACAGGTTAGACATCACTAACAAAACAACTTCAAAATTCTTTTAAAAAAGAGTTGACAATCCACAAAGCAATGTGGTAAAGTTAAAACAGTTAGTGAGCCATAACTTTTGACAACTAACTACTCAAACTAATTGCTAGGTATTCCAATTCAAACTACCTAAAACAGAAACACATTTTTATTTTATCGAAAAAGAACCATAAGTATTTACATCTGTTAAAACTGATTGCAAGTAGGCAATTCAAAAAATACGTTTAGTAATTTTAGTCTATGAAAGTATCGAACCATGAAAAATTGTAGGTGCTGATATAAGTAGCCTCTTATATCAAGAAAGATTATCAAACGGCGTTCATTGATAATTAAATAGGTAACGGCTAGAAAACTTTTAAGAGACTCTTATAAGTTGATGTTATAAAAACAATCGCTATCATGCTTGAGAAAGTGGACTACCATTTTTAAAACAGACCGAATGAACTTAATTCGAAGTGAAAATGATTGCCAGTAATAACTATAAAACTTGCCAAAATAGGACTTATCTCCTAATTCATATCGTTGCTTTACTAACCATGTAAAGACCGTTACCACGTAGAAAACTTACTATCGAACTAAAACTTTTAGATAGTAACTTAGTATACAAATATTATCGTAGAAACTTTAAACTGATACTGATTTTAATCAGTATCAGAAACAAGGTTTTTACCTTGAAATAATCGACTGTAGGAAGTCAAAATGAAAGGAAGTAAATAAAATGTTTAAATTAATGAATACAGTATCAATCACACTAATGAACGAGGATAACAATCAAAAACCGCTTAATTATGGTGCATTCTTAAAACAGGCAGCAAATGAATTTGGAGGATATACACTAACTAATCAAGAAGGTGGTTGGTTGTCTGATGAAATTAACGAATTAATGGTGGATAAATCTCAAAAATTAGACTTGAGTTTTGAAGAGTTAGATTCTGGAAAATCACAAGTAATTAGCAACGTGGCAAACTTCTTATTTGATAAGGACTTTGGAGGTCAAGAATCGATATTCGTACAATTGGACGGAAAGCCTATGCTAGTATTTCCAGGTCAAGTAGCAGAAATGATGGAATTTATAGAATCACATTACAACGTAGAAACAAAAACAACTGTAAAATAATCGGACTAGGGAAGGACTTCCTTCCCTTAATAATTGGAGGAACTCAAAATGATTAAAATATTCATGTTATCAAACTTAATCGCACTATATACAATCGTAGGAATCGCGAACGGCTATAATATCGCTTATCGAATCGTTAGACAACGCAAACAATCTAAAAAAGAGTGCTTTTTAGCATTCGTAACAATTATCGTATCATTGCCAGTCTTTATTATATCAATCGTATCACTACTAGCATTCTATAGAAAACGCAAAGTTGAAAGAAGAGAAAGACAAGGATCGGTGGCTTAATATGAAAATCAGAAATATTGTAGGGATTATTGTATCATTCGGATTAGGTTTATCAGTGAATGCAATTGTAAGCAGAACGGAAGCAAGTAATAATAAGCAAAAAAATGACGTATCATATCAAGTAATCGAAACGGAAAAAGTAAAGGTAGAATATTGGGATATTGACAATGGCGACTTTGATATATTAGTGACACCAAAAAATGAATATAATATATCACCCGAATTTTCTCTTGATGAAACTAAATATTATCAAGATGGCTACCTAGTTGGGAAAACAGAATCGAATGCAAAAAAATTATTTAACAATAGCAAGGAAAAATACCCTAATATCGTAACATGGGATTTTGATTGGAATAACTAATATCACGAATAAAAAGAAATTTTAGGCAAGTGACAAACAGGAACGCTTGCCTAAAATAAAAGGAGAAAATTAAAATGAAAAACCCGACAAAAATTAAAGTACCTAAAAAATATGCAGATTTTATTGATGAAATACATGATGGCGATGGTTATTGGGCTTATTGTAAAGATGGCTATATATTCGGTGCGACTGGCTGCCAAACGGCTCATGCCTACACTCAAAAAGAAATTTTAGCTGAAATAAGAACATTGCAAGAAAATAACTAATATCACGAATAAAAAGAAATTTTAGGAGGAAATAGAAAATGAAAGAATTAAGAGCACTTATCGAATTAATGGTGGAATTTGAAGGAACAATAAACATCTTAGGTAATGACGGAAAAATGTATGAAGCTTGCGAACTTATTAGAGATTTTCATGAGAAAAAAGAATTTAAAGCAATGGGTGTTAGTTATTGGCTAATTGATTGTTTTGGCAAGGCATACCAAGGAGAACAAACGACTGGAGGAAAAAATAATATTGAACCTGTGTCGGGATTAAAAGAAATTTTAGATTGGGTTCGCGAGCTTTTAGATGAAGACGGTCATGTGTACCAACACTGTGACGAATGCGGACATCACTTTACAAGTGGCGAAGGAATGTTTAGATATGCAGATGGCGATTATTTATGTAACGGCGATTGCTTTAGAAAAAAATTCCCTACGGATAGAGACTGGCATATCTACGCTTTAGAAGATTGGTGGAAAGAGTATGGCGGAAACGAACAATGGACGGAAGAGGAATTAAAAAAATTAAGTGACGAAAAACTTGATGAATTAATGAGTGAAGCAGTAGACGATTGTGACTTCCCTTGTTTCTATACAGAAGCATAAGTATTTACATCGGACAAAAAAGAAATTTTACCTAATAAAAATCGGAGGAATTAAAAATGAAATTACATGAATTAATGGCGACAACAGAATACTATGACGGCGAATTGATTTTAAATGGTCACAACTTTTGGAATGAGTGCAGCTTTCACTTCAATCAAGTAAAAGTTAGTGAATCGGCACTAAAAGAGTATGACGGCGTATTAAATGCAGAGTATATCGGGAAAAATAAAGATGGCGATATTATGCTAGAAAATAAAAAACTTGATAGCGAACAAACGGCAACGCAAGGAAGAAAATTTCTATTCGCTCATAGTGGTTACATATCAGATAAATTATATCAAGAGTATTTTCCAGAAATGGAATAAGCAAGTGTTAAATCACTTGCTAGATTGTATGAACCTTCCTACAGGAAAAATAAAAAAACTTCCATTCGTACAATCTAGTAAGTGATTTAACACAAATAAAAAGAAATTTTAGGAGGAATTAGAAAATGTTGACATTGAAAGAGAAAATAATTGAAAGTGCCTTAAGTAAAGGTAATCATTTTGAAATTTGGGAAAAGGAAGTGAATAAAACCGAGATTGGAGTTGAGACAGAAGTAAAGAGTCGTACAAGAGAGTACATGCTAGACCACGAATTTGATTACCTAGACGAGTTGATAGATTTAGGGTACTTAAAAAGATTAAATAAAGATGAGGGTACATTTAAGCTAGGTAGCAGTGAAGATGACGAATTTCTACTAAAAATTGCTTATACATTTACGGAAGCCTGTGGGTATATTACAGAATACGAAAATGATTACTACGAAGTGGCTAAGCAACAAGGCATAATCGCGAAAGAATTTTTAGCAAAAAAAGAAATTTTAGGAGGAAATAATAATGGCAACTAACAATTTTTGGAATCATGAGAACGGTATATTCGTATTACAACAAATAAGTGAGTCAGACGCAAAAGAAAATTTAATCGAAAACGGCTGGGAATTGGCAGATATTACAGAAGAAGCCATCCAGGAAGAAATTAACATGTATGAAGAAATGGATTGTGGAGAAATGTTTAACGACGGTTGCGGCCTAAACTATTGGTTGACAGAACGCGGCTATACAGTAGTAAAGGAAAAAGGAAATTATTCAGCAAAAGTTTATAACAAAACAGATAAGCTTGTAGCCGAGTTAACTCTTGAAAGTGGGTACTATGCAGGTGTGCAAGTAATTGTAGAGACCGATCCCGACAATTTACTTGACGGATACTACGATACACAAGCTGAATTATTGGAACAGTACACACCACACCACAAACGTTTACTTAAATTAATTGGCAAGTATACAACGCCATTATTGAAGGTTGCGCAATTTAGCAACGGCGAAGCGATTTATAAAGCAGCGTAAAAAAGAAAATTTAGGAGGAAATGAAATGGGAATCGAAGAAAGAAAGTACATTATTGAAAGATTAGAAATTATGAGAGGACATGGGCAATTCGAAGGACAGACAGAAGACGATATGGACTTCTCAAAATTAAGTGACGAAGATTTGAAATATTACAGTGATGAATGGCTTGTTGGTCAGTTTGACGAAGAGTAGTTAACGAATAAAAGAAATTTTAGGAGGAATTAAAATGAAAGAAAAGCAATATAAGGTATTAGATGATTTTTCAAAATTAGAATCTAGCATGACTGAAAGTGAAATTATAGAGTATGCAAAAACATTAAAAGGAGAAATGGAGAAAGAGACATTTGAAGAGTCGTTTGAAGTAACATGTATTTGTAGCGCATTAAGCGTATTAGAATCAGCCAATATTTATTGCAAAAACATTGATGATTTTAAAGATTTTTATGAGAAAGAATATAAAAATGAAATCGGAGGCAGCGAAAGTGACTTAAAGGATAGCTGGAAGATGTTTGTTGACAGCCATGATTATTCCGAGTTTATTAACTATAATTTACTGATTGACACAATAGACCAATGGATAACTGATATGCAATTTGATTAATGACAACTGTATAAAATGATGATTTTAACAACTAAAAGAAATTATCGGAGGAATGGAAATGACTTACAAACTTATCGAAAAAGAAACTGGAAGCAAGATTATAGATGAATGGTGCAAAGGACAGGATAACGAAAGCTATGAATTTACAAGCGAAAATACAGGCAGCTTTATTTTCCAAGATGGAGAAATTTTTATAGGAGTCATAAATGAAACCTATTCAGAATGCAACGTAGAGGAATTTGACACATTAGAAAAAGCAGTAGCTTGGATAAACGGAGAAGATGAAGCGGAGGAAATGGAAATGGAAACATTAGAAAATAAATTTAATCAAGAGGATATCTCATACATATTAGAAATGGTTGGCATTCAAGGTGACATTATCAACGAAGGATACGAAGCTATCGATGGAGATTGTGACCTACATGAGTATGGTGAGTTTGTGACAAGTGTTAGATATTCAGACACAGTAATGAAGGCCTGGAAAGATGAAGATAGTCCATATCATTATTGGTCGCAATTATTTAGTGACAATCAACTTATGAAATCGGCAGTGAACGAGATTGTAGAAAAAATTAAAGGCGGAAGAAAATAATGAAAACAGTAAAAGAATTTTTATCAGAAGAAGAATTGGCAGATGTTAGAAAGAATCATGAGCAGATGTTTTACGAGTCATTTATGTACGACGGACTAATATACGACACAGCATTGAAGGCTATTGAAGAGTGTTGTGGAGAAGATGGATTAAAAAAAATTGCTAGAGGGTACGCAAGAAAAGAATTTGATAGAACTATTGATATGACAGTAGAAGAATACATTGACTACTACGGAGATAATGACACAACAGTAGCGAGTAAGTGGGAAAAATATCTAAATGATGTTGAGAAGTTTGCAGAAGATTATTTAAACATATTCCAATTGACAGATGGTACGCCAGCCAACTTTAAAACATTCGTAGTTATTTCAATTTAAAGTTATCAAATAAAAAAGAAAATTTAGGAGGAAGAAAAATGAAAAAACATACAAGTAAGTTAGTGATAGGAATCTTATTAGTAACGGTGGTAGTTATGGCCGCAGCACTTAAAGAAAGGAAGCAAGAAGCAGATTATTATCATACTCTTCACAACAGACAAACTTGGATGCTTCAATTACTAGATGATGAATCAAACAATAAGCTTGGCAAAGAGATTGAAAAGCGTATGAATAAAGATACTGACGAGGTTTTGAGCAAGCGATACGAACACATGAATTATAAAGGGCAAAAATAAAAAGAAATTATCGGAGGAAATGAAAATGAAAACATTTGAAGAGAGACTAGAGCAGTATTTCCAAGAAAAAGATATAACAGACGAAGATTTAAAAAAATCAATTAAGAATTGCCTTGGAAAACCATCGGGCAACGCCGAAGAGATAATTAATGAAGTTGATAGCGATTGTCAAACATACTACTACGACGCAAGTTTTGAATCGGTGTTAGATTTATATTCAAACTTATTCAGTGAAGAGACGCCAGCTGGGATCTTTGAAAGTGTATGCGGGTATTATGGTTGCGATACGCTGTTCGTTACAAGTGACTTACATGGAATATCAGTAACAACACATTAAACCATAAGTATTTACATCTTTAATCGTTGCTAGAGCACTTATTAATTAAGTGTTCTATGGAGCAATTAAAAAAATTTTAGGAGGAAACAAGATGATTATAAACCCAGTAATTTTATACTATGAAGAAAAAGGTGTCGAGAAGGTAGTCGCGTTTGAAAGAGAGTTTGTTGAGAAGTGGCTAGACGGTGTGACAGATGGTCAGCAAGATTTAGAATTTTTCCTAACTGACTACACATATGACGACGTAGAAGCTTTAGTATTAGAAAAATCATTAGAGAAATTAATCTAGGAGGAAATAAAGATGACACAGGAAAGAATGAAAGAAATTGCAGAAGAGGTTAAAGGAAAAGCAAATATAGGCTTATCAGATATTTATGATGGACGCTACAACGATGATGAAATTGAATTTTATCTAACTATGAGAGCTAGAGAAAACGTTAAATACACAAATATGTAGGGCAGCATTAAAAAGAAATTTTAGGAGGAAGAAAAATGAAAAATTTAGGGTTTGATATTACAAAATTAAATGGTGGCAACGTGACTTATGAGAACAGAAAATTTGTTGGAGGACTTAAGACAATCGCGAGATTAGAGCAGAATGGAATTATTACAGAAGTATCTTATGTAAAAGGCGAAAACAATAATCTATCAGCTTACTTGGCCTTAGCAACAAGAATGAGTGAAAACGGAAAGAACAAAACGTCAAACCTAGCGAATGACATTAGACATCTATTATCTTATGGACTAACTCAATTAGAGGTAGCTAATAAATTAGATAAGAAGAAGTCTTATATTAATCAAGTAGTAATGTTATACCAATTAAATAATCGTCCACAAGTAATTGTCGGTCAGCAATAATTATTGTCAGAAATAAAAAGAAATTTTATTAAATGCGAAACGCAGTGATAAGCAAGGTTAATAAAAATCGAAAGGAGACATCATGAAATTAGAAAATGCCGTAATAATAAAATCAACAATGAGCGGCCAAACATCGACAAATTATAAAGACTTTGAAGCGGCCGACAATTTTATGAAAAACCTAGCTAGTCAGTCAGAAACAAAAGAAAATTATCGAGACCACGAACAGTGGTACATAGAAACATCGGAAAATATTGGATATGAACTTAGATATAAAGAATACAAAAACTAAAAAATAAAGGTGGAAAATAAAATGACTAACAAATACGCAGAAATGAAAAGCAGACATCAAAAACGAGTAAACGAATTTCCTATGAGATTCTTCTTTGATGAAAAACAATTCGAGGAAGCAATGAATGATTTAGGCCTTACAAAAGACGACAAAGACAAAGTGTTATCAATTGCAGGTGGAGGAATCATTAGAAAAACTGACGCAGAAGCTTATGAAAAAATGTTTGAAGAGATAAGGGCAGAAGAAAAAAGAAATATCGCAGAAGATAAAGACGGAACAGGATATATCGCAGATATGTTTGAGTACGAGCTAAACAACCATGAATATGGATATACTTATGACGCTGATCCTGCTATTGAAGCACTTGGAATGACTGTCGATCAAATCAAGAATGATAATGCGTTACTGGTGGGAGTAAACATCGCAATGAAACGAATCGAAGATTTTGAAAATTCAAAAGAAGACTAATAAAAAAATAAAAATTAAAGGCGGAAATAATCGCAGAACAAAGCGAACACGATTGATAGAATATTTCTTTTATCAAGAAAAATAAAATAAAGGTGGAATTGAAATGGAAAAATATAACTTTACACACTTGTTAGATTTAGCAGAGAATAGCGAGGTTAATGAAAGATACAATAAAGAAAAATCTTTACTTGATAGAGGTTTAATTACAAAAAGTGAAGCTATCTATTCTTTTCAAAAGTGGGCAATGGATAAATTTACTAATCATGAAGCTTTTGAGATATGTACAAATATAGAATTTTAACTAGATAAAAAATTACACAAATAAAAAGAATTTATTGGAGGAATTGAAATGAGAATAGAGGTCATCAAGTCAAAGTACGAAACAGGAAGAGACTCTTATAAAGTCGAAGTATCCGAAGATGAATATATGGAAATTCTAAATAAAAAGTTGGAAGAACACAATTGTACAGAAAATGAAATAAGTCAAAATATAAGTATTAATATGTGGAAACAGTGTAGTTACAACGGATATACATACGGAAGCACACCAGAGCAATGGATTGAATACATGATAGTTAATTTTAGAAAAGATGTGGAATAGAAATGTAGATAAAACAATTATTTTAGAAAGTAGGAATATATCATGAAGATTTTTAAAGAAAAACCATATTTAGTTTATCATTCAGAAACAGAGAAAAATTATTTTAAACCAGAAAAGAGAATCAAAAGAGATAATACAGAGTATTTAATAGGTAATTATCAACAGAATAACTTATATGATAGGGAACAACTTGATTCAACTCACGAGGTAGAAGTTAAAATAGATGGCTTTAAGAGAGAAGAATATATCGAATTTATGGGGCAAGTCATCTTTGCTTCAAAGTATAAAAGATGACAGGAATAAAAAGAATTTTTGCTAAGGCATTCATATTATGAGTGTCTTATGGAGAAAAACTTTTAATAAGGAGAGGTTAATATGAGTTTAAGAGCATGGTTTAAGAGGTTTGATGTAGACAAAAATAGTACAACAGAAACAATCACTAATGAGTGTTTTTCATTCTTGGGAAGTTGCGAAGAGCTTAGTGTAGAGGATAAAAAATATTTAAACGAGCTAGGATATAGCGATGGTGAGATTTCAGAAATTGAAGAAATTATGGATGAAAAATAAAGGAGGAATAGAAAATGTTTGAATTTGAGTCAATTGAGTTCACTACACAGTCAGTAATGAATAAAGAAAAGAAAAGACTGGTAGAAGAGTTATGCGAGTTCGCAGGGGTTAAGAGAGAGGAATTTAGACTACAGCAGGGAAATGTTACAATGTATGGATTAACTAAGGAGGGAAATTGGATACCACTTACAAGTCACATAGGAGATTTTGCTGATAGAATTAGACAGAAGAGTTACGAGTCATTTAAGCTAAAAACTAAATTACAAATTAAGAAAAGAGGGAGTTAATCATGAGAAGAAAACATAAATTCATGTTGGTGGATAATAATATAGAGAATCACAAAGGAATAGAGCTTGCTATGTGTTGGGATATAATGACGGCGGATATGTTAGCCGACCATTACAGATCAGTGTACGAAGGTAACGACATGGGATTGAGTGTAATGTACAAGCTTGGACGAAAAGAAAAAATTATCGTAGATGGAAATAGTCAAGAAAATAAAGAAATTATCCAGGAGGGAAAATAAATATGAGTAGAGAAGACATTTTGAAGATAATCGAAGATAGAAAAGTTACGGTTGAAATAATGGGTCGTCAAATAAAACATGCTTATAAGATAGAAGAAATTGATACTTGTCACAATGAGAGAACAGCTGCAGTAAAAGAATTATATAAGCTTGAAGAGTTTTTATCTATGTTTGACAAGTATATCAAAGAGGTAAGAGAGAATGACGAATCAGAAATGATTGAAGCTGCAGAAGAATCTTTTGGTATGTAAAAAAAATATTAACCATAAGCATTGACAACAAAAGTATATAGTGTTATGATTCATTCATCAGCAAAAGTTTCAAAGAACCATAAGTATTTACAATTAAAAAGGAGAGATTAACATGGCACATTTTAAGAGAGTTAAATCATTTGATGATTTAAAGAAACAATTTAGAGAATTATCGAAAAAGCATCATCCAGACATTACTGGCGGAGACGATTCAGTAATTAAAGAAATTAACAATGAATACGATATGCTATTCCCGATTTGGAAAACGAAGAGTAAAGTCAAAACAACAGAAACAGCTAGCAGCACAAGATCTGAATTTTACACTCAATATGGATGGGCTGGTAGCCAGTATAATTCTAATCTTGGAACAAAAGAAATTGCAGCAAACTTAAGAAAATATGTAAAAGAAGTTTATCCGACTTGGAAATTCAGTATCACATGTCAATTCTATAGTGGAGGATCTTCTATCAGCGTGGCAGCAATGGAGGCCCCTTATGAAATTCTAGAGCGCGACAAGATTAAAGATAACTGCTACGTAGACTTTTACGATCACGAAGAAGGAGAAGATTTTAAAGCAGGTGGAATTAACATTGATATTCATAGAATGCGAGATAGAGAGGAAATGCCTATCTTAAATGATTTTGGATATGAAGTATTAAATGATGTTTTCGAGCAGCTTATGTCTTATAGATACGACGATAGCGACGGTATGATCGACTACTTTAGCACAAACTTCTACTATAGCTTTGGTCTTGGAAAATACGACAAAGGTTTTAGAATCGTTGAGAAGACAGCAAGAGTTAAGAGTCCAAAATTTGAAGTGAAAAAATAAATTGTCCCGAATCTAGAGAATTTTTCCTCGAGATTGATTCTCTAGATATCAACTTATACAAACGAGCAAATTGGAGGTAGAAAGAATGCCAAAACATGAAGATAATCGAGTTGCGATATTAAGATCTGGGGCTACAAACAAAAGAAATTATATTACAGCTGAAATGCGTCATTACAAACCAAGCGATTACGAGGCAGATGATCTAGAGTTTATCCTTATTAATCATGGAGTAAATGATCAGATGACAAAAGATCAAGTCATTACATTTGCTATGGGGTTACTGGAGTTGACTGGAGTATTAGAAACAGAAAAATTTATTAAGGAGTTATAAAAATGAAATTTATCGAACCAAGCTTTAAAGGAATGGTGTCAAGCGGAGACTTAAAAGGTCAGTGGGTATTTGGAACTGGATTGTCATTCGTAGAGTTTTCAGATGACTACAAGAAGGAAACTGGAAGAGAAGGAAATTGGTATTTAGATTTAACGGATTACGATGGACATGCAATAGTCGATGGAGATACTATCGGCCAGTTTATAGGGAAGACGGATGTTGAAGGAGAAAAAATTTATTCTGGAGACAATGTACTTATTACATACACAAATGGATCAAAATATATCGCTAAGGTTGTATATGATATTGAATCTGTAAGTTATAGATTGGAGATAGACGAAGATACGACGGTTCCTTTCAATAACTGTTTAATATCAAAATTAATCATTAACGGTGTTGTAGAGTTATCTAATAAGAATGTTATTTCTGAAATAAAAGTTATGTAAATAAAATGAACATTTTATAAGGAGGAAGTCATTTATGAAAGGTGTAGTATTTCCTACAGATATAGTAATTGATACGTGTGGATTATATCAGACTAACAAATCACTACTTACTAACGAGAACAGTGATAATGTATTCAAGGATCTGGAAGAGGCCGTAAAAGAAAGCAAAGGCGAATGTAGAACTATTATTATAGATTCTATTTAAAAAGTACATCAACGGAGGAAATTATGAGTAAGAGTTTAAAAGAAATTATCTTTACTGATACAAATGGAGTAGATTTAATAGTTCAATATAGGAAATCAGCAGTATTCTTTATGAAGCGATACGAAGACAGCGACTTAAAAGAGCATCCTCGTGGCGGCATTTACATTGATGGCAAAGGTCTTAAAAATGATTATGAATTTACGTCAGATCAATTTAAGAAATTACTAGATTCATTAAAAGAGATATCTGACGAGTGCTGGACAGACTTTAAACCAATTGAAGCCGATTCTATAAAGGCAGATTATGATGATTATTACGATCGTGACTTTGACAACAATGGTTACTTAAGAATTAAAGAACGTGGCATAGTTATTGAAGGCGCATATGCTCAGCCACCTAATAAGGATAATCTTACAAGGTTGATTAAGTTCAATAAAAGAACTTTTTCATCGTTTATTTATGACATGGAAAAAAGAATTTAAAGGGCAGAATAAAAAAGAATTTTTACTATAAAAATAAAAGGGGAAACTTATATGATTAACGCAGAGGAAATGAAAGTAGTATTCGGACAAGGAGACATTTTAGTAGAGGGTAGAAAAGATTTGACTCTTTGTGTATTTAGTCTGGGAGGAAATTATACTGTAGGAGAGCAGGTTAAGCCTGGAGAAAAGGATTATAAATTTGTTGGAGCCATTCAATCTACGGCACAAGGATGGTTCGATACGATTCAATATTTAAAAACTATTGATAAGCCAGATGTAGAGTCAAAAATTAACTATAACGGACGTGACCTAACAGTTATCTTTACTGGTGATGACTGGATGAAATCAATTAAAATCGTTCAAAGAGCTATTTTATATACATTAAAAATCGAAGCAGAAAGAATTGAGGCGCAAGAAAGTAAAATTCCAAGCAGCCTTATTTATGAGAATAAAAACGGAGAGGTAACCTGGATGTCTAGATCAAAAAATGTATTAAGTATTACAGAATCAGATATTGAAATCATTTCTAAATCACTAAAAGAGGATGCGGACAACACTAGGTTATCATTGAAAGAATCTAGAGAAAACATTGATAAAGTTCCTCAAGATAAGATGAAGACTTATGAAGCAGCTATGGATGAAATGGATCGAGATATTAAATATACAGAGGATTTATTATCTAAAATTAGCAACCCAAAAAATATTGATGAGGATGGATGGAGACATATCTTTATTACACTTGTAAAAGATGATGATGAACAAGCTGCATCATTCCTTAGAATGGAAAAGAAATCTGACGAATACTACAACAGCCTAAGAGATACTACTTATAGAGTCGAACTAATCAGTGGAATTGCAGGAATGTACAATGGCTAAAGTATACAAAGCAACCGTTTATTATGTTGATGCGAATGATCAAATTGAAAACAAAGAAGCTTTCAAAGGTGAGTTATCTCACCTTTTTGAAAGAGGCTATATGGGGAGAGCTGATTTAATCGTCGGAGAGGACGAGTCAAATGAGTTTGAGTGGCATGACGATATTGACTTAAATAAAATTAATGCCACGAAAGAAACTTATGACAAGTATTTTCAAAACAAAGAAAATGACTAGGAGGAATTAAAATGGATGATATTTCTAAAAAAATTAATGAGTACAGAGACAATAAAATTAAAGAAATTGATTGGCCACATGAAGGCTTGATCAATGGTATCATCGACGATATTTTGGAAATAGTAGAGGAGTCGTCAAAATGAGAAAGGAATATATATCTGTTCTAAAGCCAGGAAATGTCGTTGTAGATGTATCTGGTATGTATATGATAACTGATTGCGAAGATGATGACGATAAAGTTACGGTACTAAATCTGTCCGATGGCACATTAGAATCTAAGTATACCGAAAGTGTCCTTAGCGATATTAACTTTGTTTTATCTATAGATTTCCTGGAGAGCATTAATGAAGTAGAAGACTGGATGAAGAAGCAAAAAGGGATATGGAAATGGTAGGCTATGGAAATGACTAAAGAAGAAATACAAGAATTATACAGAAAAAGCAGCGACTACTCATCAAGAATGTTTTGGATCAAAATAAAAAACTTGTTTCTTAAAAATAAAATTGATGAAGCTCACTGGATAGACGACAGTCGATGGTGGCACCTAGAATACAACCATAAGTGGAAGGAGCGTTTTAAGAATGGCAATTAAACCAGACTTTCATATACTTGCAAGAGATTGCGGAAACGGAAAATTAGATTGGAAAATCATATTCACACATCTGAAAAAGCAGCTAATGAGTTTAGAGATAAGCTTGATGGTAAATGGAGGATTTTTAAACTTAAACCAGTTGAAGTTATTGAAGAAGTTAATGAGGGTGACGGAGAGTATTATGTGGAACCAATTCCAGACGATGAAATGTTCCATGGAAGTAATGGGTGGTAGATAAGATGAATAGTAAAAAGTATAAAGATAGTAAAAAGGTAATTATGGAAGATTGAGGGAGTATATCAAGCATAAATAGAGAGAGGGTTGATATTAATGACAACATTCGAAGATATTAAAGATGTTATCGTAGAAGAGGTTATGAAGAATAAGGGAGATCTTATATATGTCAAAGTCCAGGATCACAGTATGAATATTACTATTCATGCAGGTTTACTGGAAACAACGTGGTCTATAAGTAAGCGTACAGTAAGGAGCGTCTCTTCATGTTCTGAAGAATTTAGCTTAGAAGATCTATCTAATGACTTAGTTAGAATGAAAAATTATAGCTGGGTATTAAGTGTTATGCAGAGAATGTTATTAAAATAATCATTTTAGAAAGTAGGAAAAGATATGGAGAAGAAAAAGGTTAGGCACAAGCTAAGTTGTAACAATTGCTCCAAACCATTTAATATGCACTCATTTGTTATTAGAGAAGCTAGGATAGTAAGAGATTTGGACTTTTCATCTACTGGTGCGTATTGTTCAGATTGCTTCCATGAAGCCTGTAAGTCCATCAAAGAAAAGCGCTTTGTGGAAGAATACAAAGGAGAAGCCATTTACATGAAAGATGGTCGATATGCTCCATATTGGGGAGCTAGTTACGCTTTCGATAATATAGACGATTGCAAGAAGAGAATGGAAATGAAAGGTATAGCTGTTACGCCTTTTGGAATGATGGATATATAAAGGAGAATGAAAAATGAGTTTATTAAAAAATAACATAATACCGATTTTGATATATGTAATAGCTGGACTGGTGTTATTTTCAGCTTCCTACATTCCAAGCTATATACTTACAACCATTTTAAGAGTTTTGGGAGCTATAAGCGAAATAACACCTTTTGCAGTATTGTCATGGATAATTATAAAAGGGCGAATTAAATAGAAATTTATCGTTGTTGATAAAACAATGATTTTATCAAAAAAAACATACTTTCAAGTATGTTTTAACTGTTATTGACAACTGAACCAATGATGTCAAAATATGCAGTTGTTTTTTTAATCTCATTATCTATCTCTTTGTATATACTACTTCCTTCTTTTACTTTAGCTCCGCCCCATATGATACAACTTTCGAAAGGATGGTCGAAATTGTTGAGATAAATGGTAACTTTTGCACTATGCAATCTTTTGACAGAAAAAGTTCTAACGTTTGAAGCCGCTGGTGTAAATAATGCACCAGCCAAATCTTTTTGAACGATACTAGAATCATCTACTGTGATTTCATACTTGTTAACTTCTTCAAATTTAAAAGATTTAACTTCGTTATTTTCGTTTAGTAAAGTAACTACTTTTTCATCGGCATTAATTGCAATGATTGGCGTTTCAGAACCTACATTTAAAATGAATTTATCATTAGGATTTATTTTTGCCACCAATTGATTTCTCAATATTTTTGTTTCCTTTTGAATCTTCGAATTTTTAACAAATCTGTAGATGAAAAAGACAAAGATGGCTACTCCTATAAAAAAAGGAGCGGATTGAAAATCGAATCCTTCAACAGACATGTAGAAGAAAAACAAACTCAAAATTAACAATAACAACTGCGTAAATTCAAACATAAAAAATCCTCCAAATATAATTTATGATTTTATCATATCACAAATTTGGAGAAATAAAACTAAATAAAAGGATTGATTAATATGCACGGAGATATAAACGAATGTCCTCACTGCGGACACGACACCTGCTACACAACATCTACCGTAAGTGGTAGAAGTCAGTTTCATTTGAGATACGATGGAGAAGAGACTGATAACGGTGGAATGTACGAAGTGTTGATACATAAAGAGCATAAATGGGCGAAATGTTCATCTTGCGAAAAGAGATTATTTATAGGAGGAAGATTGATGGCAAGAATTGGAGAGCCGATAGTTTTAAGCAGCGAAGAATCTAGAGATTTTCTTAAATTAAATGGAGGGAAAGTAGGAGAGAGTAACACTCCAATACAAAGAGTCGCAAATGATTTTTACAAGCACTACAAGGGTGGTATTTACGAAGTTGTAGGAGCTTCTACTCACACAGAAACAGAAGAAGAATTGGTTCTATATAAGGACGAGAGTGGTAGGTTGTGGAGTAGACCTGTCGAGATTTTCTTAGATGTAGACAATTTTATTCCAGAGCTTAGATCACAGATGTCAAGATTTGAAAAAGTTTGGGTGTCAGTAATTGATACAAATTTTGGATATTTAGGTGGGCGTGATTCGATATATGCAGGTCGTGGGATGTCTTGGTCTGGAGGGATGTTGTTTACAAATTTCAAACATGCCAAAAAGTATGAACATGACGAACGTGGAATCGAAGAATTTCAAAGAGATTTTGATATGCACAAAGAAATCGGAGCTGTATCAAGAAAGATTCATAAACAAAGGGAATATTAGGAGGTGAAATGATGAACGAGACTTTAGTTGTCAGACAATCGTATCATGGTACTGGATCTTACGAAGGATATGTTTGGAAAGTATATGACAGAAACAATAACTTTATTGGAGAGCTCGGTAGTTTTTCTTCCGACGTTAATGTTGATAGCGTATGTAAATTAAACAATAAATTGTATGTAGTAACAGACGTATGTGACAGTAAAATTCAAGAAGAAGTTCATGACGAAGTTATCTATTTTAAACTTAAAAGATGGGAATACAGTCCAGATTTTGATTTGAATTTTAAATAGCTGGTAAAAGAATGGTTTTATAAAGAGAAAGAGAGCGCATAAGCACTCTCTCGAAAGTTTAATATACTTTGATATGCCAACTGATAGGTTCTACATTTTTCAATTCAACATGGAAACTACCGCTACCTCCTTTTGGAACAGACGGGTTGAAGTAGAAAGAAAATTGACCGCCAGAACTAATATCGCTGGATATTTGTTCGTCATAGATTGTTTTAAGATATGCAGTAACAACTCCGTCGGATTCTCCACTTATTTCAATAGTCTGACCTTCTGTTATGTTTTCAATGGTAAATTTTTTCAAGTTTTCGTCGTTGTAGGTTTCGTTTATGGTTAAATCTTTATTGTCTTCACGAGCTGAGATTTCATCTTTCTTTTCTCGCTCTAATTTTTCGGCAGCGTTCTTCTCTGATTTATTTTTCTCTTCTTTTCTCAATAACGAAAGATAGTTTCTTTGATATTCTACTGACGAATTAACAAGCTTTAAGCTATTATATTTTCTATCGATCAAACCTCCAGAAATCGAAATTGGAGTTGTGTCTACATATTTCTCCAAGCCATTCTCAAGAGATTCTACAACATACTTGTCTTTATCTTTAAATTCTTCTTGAGAAACATAGATATTTTTACCTAAAATCTTGTCATCGTCTAATTTTGATTTTACAATTAAGTTTCCACGCTTATCTGGACTTGCTTTAGAAAACTTAAAGTCAATGATCGTCGATTCTGAACCGTTTTTTTTAATATCAGCAATTGGAACTAGAGAGGTCTCGGTAACTTCCATCAAAAAAAGTTCATCGACATCACTTTGAAATGAAAATGAATGTGAAATTTCATCGTTGACATCTACGACTTGAACGACACTGTTAGGAGCTTGAATGGTTGAAGTATCATTCTTTTTAGCTTGATAAAGATTGTACCCTAACAGAAATAATAAAAGCATTACAAACAAAATAATCACAACCAAGCGGTCTATAAAGGTATTTTTATATTTATACATTGATTATTCAACTCCAATTAGTTATTTGTGTTCATTATAACATAACAATTTTTATATTTTTGTATTAAATGAGAAGGAGGTTTATATGAGAAAGTTAGTTTTAACACAGGATTCAGTTGGCTACAGAACTAAAGTTAGAATCGTCGGTACTAATGTTGTAGGCACTATTGTTAAGGATATTATATATCCTACATTCCCACCTAAATACCTATTTACTCCAGAAGGAAATGGAAAGCAATTTTATGTTTTTGAAAGTGAATTTACTGAAATAGGAACAAGGGAAGAGTTTGTAAAAAGAACCAATAGAAAGTGGAAAAGTAGATAGTATCAACGTTTTGTATTTATTTTTTAATAATTGAGCCATAAGTATTTACAACTTATCAAAACGATGATATTATGTATTTAGCAATAAGAAGTGGAGATATGGAAATGAAGAATAAGAAATTTATATTTGTTAATAATGAATGGTGGAAGGTCTTTGACGTAGAAGACTTTACGAAACCAGAAGAGGATGCTGGTCTAGGAGAGAGATTGTTTTATACAAAATTAAAACAGCACTCAGTATTATGCGTAGACAAGCATGGCAATTGGAACCATTGGGTTTGTGAGGGCGCAGAGTTTACGGTAATATCTGATTCTTGGCCAGAATGGATTCCAGTTGAAAAGGAAAAGGATCGGGTGAATTAGTATGAAGAATGACATTACTGCAGATGAATGGTCTGTACTTGGAGAGTATTTAAGATTTGGCGGACATGTTTACGAAGACTGGGAATTAGACGGAACTCTTAAGGAAAAGAGCGCTCTATTAGATTCGGCAAAAGGGAAATTTCAAAGAGTCTCAAAGGCTATCGATTCGTGGAAGATCCAATCTAAAAATCAAATCTAGATATTTTCAAAAATGGGGTACCCCCCCCTATTAGACTCTGGTGTAATAATGATTACATATGTATAATTGTATTACACCAGGTAAAATAGAATATTTTTTTGATAATATACATCGTTTGCATGTCAATATACAAACGATGAATTACATTGAAATTTGATAAGGGAGATATACTACATGAATATACTAGAAGATAATTACAGAATGCTAAAATCCTTAAGAGACGAGATATATAGGCTTAATCTCAACGAAAGTCCTTCGAAAACTGACTATAATAACTTAAGGGATAAAGATGCATCACCAGCTTCATCTACCGTTTTATCTAGAACAGATTTAACTTGGTCGCAGGTGATGCAATTAATAGGGTTAAAGTATGATGGAATGGCTCTACAGAAGGATTTAGAGTATATAGAAGATGGATTCTCTCAAATGACGCAGGATCAAAAGTTTGAGTATTTTAAAAACAAGGTTATAAGAACTGGACTGACCGTAGATGGATGGTATAGAGTGTTGAATATTGTTGACGAAGGAAATTCTATAAATAAGCAGGCGTCTACAGCGAGAAGGGATAGATATGTTTCATCAGAGTTTAAGGATCTATCCAAAGAGGAGCAGTTAGATTTTTTATTGAGCTACATCGAATCAAATAACATAATTAATAGCGTTGATTACAATGCTCGCAGAAGCAAAGAAAAAACTCCGTCTCTATCGTACATTAATGCGAACTTTGGCGGATGGAAAAATATAACAGAAGTATATACTAAAAAATATAAAAAGGAAATGGGATAATTTAATGAAAAAGTCTAAAAGTAACAGCAAAGAAAAAGCAACATATTTAAAAATTAAGCAGGGAGATATTTATCTAATTGATTTTGGCGAGTACAGAAATCATGTAAAAGGTGGTGTCAGACCAGGTGTTGTACTATCTTCTGATCACGAGAATATCAAAGCGAGTCAAGTATTGGTAGCACCAGTTACCTCTATTAAACACAAACACCTAAAGAAGCAGTATAGAAATGATGTGGTGGTAGATGTAAGTAAAGAGAATGGACTTCACTCTAAGTCAGTAATTCATGCAGGTAACATTCAATCAGTAGATAAAGATAACTTTCATCACAGAATTGGAACTCTAGAAAAAACTAAGCAAGGAGCTATGGTTCGGGGGCTGATGTATACATTAGGTCTTCCTTATTAGAACCATAAGTTTATATAACATTAATGAATGTTTATCACTAATTTTCTATTTAGCATAATTGAGAATATAAAATTTGCGTCCATTATTTTATTGGACACAATAAAGAGTATAGAAAAATGAGAAGATAATGATTAATTTAATGAATTAATTATAGTAAGAGACAAGCTTATTAAATCGATAGTTAACTTGTTATTAATGGAGGTGTAAATAGATTTATGAAAGATTCAATTTTTGTTATATCTGGATCTAGCGGAAGTGGAAAGACGTCAGTGCTTAGTATGGTTAATAATATTGGAGATAGAATAGTAACGAGTACCACAAGAGATAAGAGGGATGGAGAGGTTGACGGAATTGACTACTATTTTTTAGATAAGGACGAATTTCTATCTAGAGATTTTGTAGAGTATGACACAAAGTACAATAATTACTATGGGACAGAAGTTGATGAAGTTTCTCTGAAAACGTCGAATGGATGCGCATATGTAATATTAACTCATCAAGGATATATTGATTTTAAAAAATGTTATGGCAGCAGAGTTGTTGGAATTTTTATCCATACGAAGAAGGACGATATTGTAAAAATGCTGAAAAACAGGAAGGAAGACAATATTGATGGCAGAATGTTAAACTATGATTATGATCTAAGAACAATGGTAGATTATGATTATGTTGTAGCAAATAGCTTTGGAGACATGCAGACGACGATTAAGGAAATCGAAAGAATTGTGGAAATTGAAAGAGCACAATAGAATTTATAAAACAGTCATTTTATATATCAATTTAATATGCTAAAAGGGGTGAATATAAATATTAAATAATCACCTAAAGGAGGGGTAAGTAATAAGTGTTGTATTATTTTTGGGCGCATATTACTTATGACAACGTTGATTTAAAGACGTTTGTTTGAGGAGGGGCATATTTATTTAAAAAAGTGTGGCGAGCGTGTTGACAACAAGGTGAAATGAATGTATACTTAAGTCAATCAGTAAGGAAGTAACGGATAATAACTATAAGATGGGACGTGTCAAAACAATGGAAGAAACAAAGATGGAATTAAACGCCGTAGTTACAGACTGGTTGAATAGAATGGAAAGCGACAATTCAAAAGTTAGTTACTTTAAATCACTTGATACATTCGCAAAAATGACATTCAAGATCAGTGCACTACCAGAAATGAACGAAGCACATTGGATGAATTTAAAGCCATCTGATGTAAGAAACAATTTTATCGAACCGCTACAAAGACAAGGGTTACAAAACAGTACAATTAAATACTACATTCGTGTTATTAGATCATTCGTAACGCACATGGAGAGATTTAAAGATTTTAGTCAGTTAATAGACTTGTCTTATATAAAGATCTCATGCTTAGAGACAAGAAACATTTCAGATGATACAGTATCCAGAGCTAAGCTTGGAGCTAGTGAGTTTTATGAATTTATTGAATGGCTTAAAGAAGAACGTTTTACAGGCAGAAATGCAGATCTTGGTAATAAGTATGCTCTAGCAGCCGAGTTTATGTTTAAGACAGCGTCGCGATTAACAGCGGTGTTTAAAAAAGTAAGATGGGCAGACATTGTATGGGAAGGAGATTCTTATCATAATTTTGGATGGAATGCATATATTCTTGATAAAGGTAATAAGGTTAACAAGAAAGCTATACCATCTTCATTATATGACAGAATCTACAAAGAGTTTTACCACGGAGATAGAACCGAGCCAGTATTTAAAGATATAAGTAGTCAAATGTTTTCAAGATTGACTAGCGAATATGGAGAACTTGTTGGAAAAGAATACGTTCCTCACTCGATCAAAGTTGGTGCTGGTACAGAATATTACAACAGAACACAAGATTTAGTTAGAACAATGGAGTTCCTAGATCATGAAGATCCAAAGACAACACTTAAATATATTAGACTTGGAGACGATAGAACAAAGCAAGGTGGATATGTTCTTTCATTGGATGTAGATAAGGATAAGCTGGAAGATCTTTCAAAAGAACAGCTTATATCTATCATAAAAGGTGATGACGCTATGGCGATGGCTATAGCTAGAGAAGCAGAGAATAGACACTACGCGGAAGGGTTAATCGTAGAACAATGAGAAAAACCAATAGTCAGATTAGAAAAGAACGCATAAAGAAGAGAGAGGTTCACATAAGAAAGAACTCTCATGGAATAAGTAACTGGAGTGAAAAGTATGTCAAGGAGGTTCTTGATAGAAACAATATCAAGGACTTCTCAATTAAAGATGGATCTCAATGCATAGTTATAAAAACTTCATTTGGTTACTGGTATATAGAACATGATAACAAGGTTGTCACACTTAAGCACTCTAACTTTTCCAATCATGACAACAATGAGAAGCTGAGAGGCGGCTATCATAAGCAGGATGTATTTTTTACACTAAATCAATGTTTAGAATATATAATAAAACACGACAATTTTAAGGGTTACAGATAGATTAAAAAACAGGAGGTATGGAATAATGATTATCGAGATAAAAGTGAAAGACGGTGCGATCGCTGGGAAAAGTGATTTTGCAGATTTTTTAAAAACAAAATTATCTAAGAAGGTGTACGAAAAAGCAGTTAATGGAGAAAACTTAGTTGACATCGTTTCGATTGGTAAATTAAAGGAAATCGTTGGTACACTTTACACTCGCGGATGTGATGACTGCCTTGTGGGTGAAATAGAAGATTCAGAAGGTAATAAAATGGACTTGGTTTTTGGATATAGCGATATGCTAAAAAAATTATTCCTATTTGAATTGAGCAAAGAGTGGGAGTTAGACAGTGCTATTAAAAGAGCTGTTGCCATTTTTAAAGAAGTTGAGGCTATTGAAAAAGAATTTAAAAAAGGTATTATTTTATTTACAAAAGAAGAAATTGAGGAGACAATCGTTTCACTTTTTGTAGACCAAATGTATTATAAAATGAAGCTTAGACTAAATCTTTTTTCAAAATATGAAAAATTTTGGAAAGGAATTATTGTTCGAAATGACGAAGATACTAGCTGGAATGCTTATCTTAAAAAGAACAAGTTTGCCGATATTTTAGGTGGTAGACATGATGAAAACGAAAATACATTGGTAACAAGAGAGGATTTATTATCTTTATTTAAACAGTCTCCAACTCCTCAAAATGCAATTATACCTATTTTAATTTTCGAAGGTGTAAAATTAGCTGAGGCTCCAAAAGATGACGAATTGCGCAGATTAAAGATTAGTGATATAAAAAAAGATAGAATTGTTATCAGAGACCATGAAGATGGTGTTGATAGAGAGATTGCTATTGATAGCGATACTAGAAAATTAATTTTATTAGCTGCCTCTCAAACAAAAGCGTACAAGCCGTTTAATGGGACAATCTCAATAGTACCATACCTAGAAAGTCCATATGTATTAAAGCCTATAGACGTTAAAATTGCTTACAACAGCGACTCAAAAGAGGATGAACGAGCTATTACATACCGAGGTGCATATGACAGAATGCTAAACATTAGATCTCTTGCAGAATCTCTTGGATATGAAAAAGATTTGACAATATCATTAGTAGCTAAAAGTGGAAAAATTAATAGTATTAAAAAATATATAGCGAGTGGGATGGATAGGTATGACGCTATTAGAAAAACTCTTATGAAGTTTGGAGAATGGAATAAGACTGGGGACTATATTGAAGAAAAAAAATTACCATCTAATAGACAATTAGTTAATCGTTTAGGAAAAGAATACAAGGCGGCTACAGGTGAATAATCACTGTAGCCATATAACTGAAAAGGGAAAGGTTAGGTTTAAAAAAATGAATCATAAAAGTATTGAAATTCTTGGAAATCATAGACTAGAAGAGTTGGTAAAGAAGGAGTATTCAAGGTTTAAGTCGGTTATAGATGCTGATACCCCAATAGGAGAAATAGAGTCAAAAGTAAAAGAGATTGCCTTAACTGAATATCTCGACGAGGATAAGCTTAGATCAGTCGTAGAAGAGATCCAGGAGGAAATATCTGAATCAGCTAGAAAGAAAATGCAGGATATTATGTATTGTAATATTAGTGCGCTTATTTTTAAAGACTTAAGCATAAGTATGTATAACGCGAAGAGAGTATTTGGCGTGGATAAGGCTTTTGATATTATTAGAGAGCAGATAAAAGATCCTCTAATTATTGGCAATATTGTATTATTAATCTTATCAATAGAAATGGAGGCGAATTAAATACAATGACTAATATTGAAGAGTATAACGAGTTTGATAGAAGGGTTAGGGAGTTAGAAGATGGCATATCACGGCTTGTTTTATCGGCCAACCTATCATACGATAGCGATCTTCACATGGAGATAACAAGAGCTTATACAACATTGTATAGAGATCTTCATTCTAGTGGTTTAAACGAAGAGTACAAAAATCATTTTCGCATATTAATTAATGAACTTTTAAGGGAGGCAGAAATTGATGTAGATATTATGTTGAAAAACATTAGCATAAGTATTGACAACCAATAAAACCGATGGTAGTATTATAAAAGTAGAAGAGAGCGTGTACTGTTGTCCCTAGACAGGGCAAATAAAAACAAGAGAGAGGAGTCAATTATGACTAACAAAAAATTAATGAAGAGAACAAAATTATTCGGAGGAGTTACGCTATTGTTATTAGCAATTCTTGCTGGAAGATTAAGTGGATCAGTTACTAATCAAACAAAATTAGATACTGCAAAGGCGGATTATGAACAGCTTGAATTAAAGTTGAACAAAGAAGTAAAAGAGAAAACAGCTTTGGTTAAAGAAGTTGAGGCAGCTCAAAAGGAACTTGAAAAAGCAAAAAAAGATGCTAAGAAAGCTGACGAGTCTGTTGAAAAAGAAGTTGTAGAAAATGTAGAAGTTGATACTCAAGCCGAACAGGTAGAAGAGCAGCCTGTTCAAAATCACGAAGAGAGCCATAATATTTTACAACAAGAACCAGAAAAGCAGTTTGCACGATCTGGAGAAGTAACTCATGTAATGTCAGCAACAGCGTATGACGGAGTAAGCCTTGGTGGAGTTACGGCATCTGGAGTAGTTATCAATAGCACTGGTGATCGAGTTGTGGCAGTAGATCCAAATTTCATCCCATTAGGAACAATGTTGGAGATTGAGGGTTACGGAATTGCCGTGGCAGCCGATACTGGTGGAGACATCGTAGGTAATCGAATTGACCTTAACATGTCTTATGAAGAAGCTATTCAATTTGGAAGCAGACCAGTAAATGTAAGGATTTTATCTTAATAATTATGTAGGAGGTTTTAATATGGGGAAATATGTTTTAAGAATGGATTTAGCCATTGATTTAGAAGACTTAATGTCTGATAAAAACAGGGCAGGTGCTGAAATAATCCTTGGAGGCAAGAATCTAACAGATGACGAAATTGCCGATAGATTTGGGGATTTTGTCACATTAATTGTTGGAAGAGGGCTAGCGTCAAGAGAAGATGTTGAGATTATGCAATACGAGATATTTAAAAATACCTTAGACGATAATTCCGAGGATCTATCAGAAGAGTTGAGAGAGGACGATTTAGAAGCCGTTTTAATAGACGAAAGTCAAGATGACTTTGCGAATGAAGAAACTGAGGCCATCTTAGATGATGACGTTCTTGAAAAACCATTCATCGTAGAAGTTTGCTCTAAGGCCTTTCAGATAGTGAGTGAGGCAGGTTTGATCGAGACAATCTTGTTTAATAGTGAATTAGCAACTGGCGAAGAGATTGGTTTTGCTTTAAGAAAAATTGTAGGAATTGAAATTGAAGACAGATGTATTAAACGCGACGATTCTCTGGATGAAAATCTATGCACCATTGGCTATGATTTACTTGGGAAAAAAGAAGTTGGAATTTTAAAATACACAGAGACAAATAGAGAGGGAGAAATGTAAATGGCACGAAAAACAGCAAAGAAAGAATTATTGAATGAATTAAAGGGAGGAATCGCTTCTGTACGACTAGTTGGTAAAGCCATCGTAGGAAAAGACACATTCCCTGGTGCGCAGCAAAAAGAAGGAAAGACATGGAAACATGTAAGAAGTTCATTTGGCGTAGCTAGTGGCGAAGGAAACATTAACTATGTACAAATTGATGGTGGATACAAAACTGACAGACCCATTCTTTATTTATTAGACACTGACTTTAAACCAATGCAGATTGACTGGGAAGATCGTTTTAATGAGGAAATCATTGAAACAGTATCTCAAAACCGTAAATTAACAGCAGCAATTGAAAAAGACGAAAACGGAAAAGTTATCAAAAAAGAGTTCTTAAGTGAAATTGATCTTGAAGAATATCTTAAAGAAAACCTTGAAAATGGAATGGAAATCATTGTTCAAGCAGATGTTGAGTATTCTGAATGGGAAGAAAAACAGTATACAAATTACAAAATTCGCTCAATCTACTTAAACGAGCCGCGCAAGAGAAACGGCGTAGATATTCCAGCTCGACCACATGAAGCTACATTGCGACAAACTTATCTTTTAAATGACTACTCATTAGAAAAAGGCTGGGCTAAAGAGTTAGAAAAGAACGGAAGCGTAATGGTTAATGCCTTTGTTCCAGAGTATGTTAGTACCGTAAACATTAATGGGGAATATGTAGAAGTTAAAGAGACATGGGCTTTCCCACGACGATTTAAAGTTCAGCTACCAGAGAAAATTAGCGAAGAAAAACTTCCTAAGTTAATGGCTTTGTATAAAAAGTTATTCTTTGTTAAAAAGGACACTGTTCGCGAAATTTCACTTGTTATGAAGCTTAATGAAGGATATGAAGAATCATCTGGAGAGGTTGAAATTACACCAGAAATGCAAGAATTGATCGATTGTGGAATCATGACAGAAGAAGAAGTAATGCAGGACGTTACTATTCGAGGCGACAAAGTAAGTGAAGTTATCTTTGTTAAACCAGGATTTAAAAAATCTGACGGAGAAAAAGGTAAAGTATTGGCAATTGATGATGAAAAATATGCGCCAGCTGCATTAATTAGACCAGATCTTGAGGAGGAGTTAGATGACGAAGGCGAAATCGACTTAGACGACGAAGACTTTGACAACTCTGATAAAAAAGAAGAGAAATCTTCTAGTAAGAAAGAAGAGAAAACAGAAGACGATGACGACGGAGACGGTCTAGACGACTTATTCGACGATGAGGATATTTTTTCTTAAAAAGAACCATAAGAATTGAATACAAATTAAAAGGAGAGTATAACATTGACATTATTTAGAAAACCAGGAAGTAAACGTATAGGATTGAAAATTTTAGTAATTGGTAAAACTGGTGTTGGTAAGTCCATTTTTGGACTTACTGCACCAAAGTCTGCCGTGCTTGATAGTGAGGCTGGAATTGCTCTATATGAAGATGAGCCAGAAGGAAAAAACATTATGCTTGTCGCTAATACTCAGTCATACAACGAGCTAGAAGAGGCCATCGACGACATTATGGAAAACCAAGAGGAATATGGTATCGAATCAATTATCATTGACTCAGAATCGAAATTCTATGGCGATATCAACCAAGCCATTATGACGGTGGAAGAGCGAAAAGCTGTTAAAAAAGGCGGAGATCCGCTGGATAGTAACTTAAGCATTCGCTCATATGGAAAAATTGGTCAAATTGCAGAGCGATTACAAAACTTTAAAATTGACGCATCTGGAGCTGGTATTAACATTATTTCAATTGCACAAGAGAATGATATTAAGAAATTCGATAAAAAGGCTGGAACTTATGAAGTAATTGGAACGAAACCAAATATGAAAAAAGAAGCCGAATATGATTACGATATCGTATTAACTCTTTTCAAAGAAGGAGAAGGCGAAGACACTAAATACTTTGCAAAAGTTGGCAAAGACCGTACAAAAGTGTACAAAGCTGGCGACGTGATCGAGAACCCTAAATTTAGCATGTGGGACAAGCGTACGAAGAAAATGAAGGGTAAAGAGACCTTGGGGACATCGTTTGCCAAAGGATCAGAAAGATCACAGGAGGCATACAGAGAAGAAGCTGCAGAAGAAGAAAAAGATGCAAAAACGAAGGTTGCTGAATTGTCAGTATTTCTAAAAAGTGAAGGCAGAGACGAGGATCGCGCTCGACTTCTTAAAACAATTAAAGAAGACCTGGGAGTTAAGAGCTTGAGTAAAATGACTGCCTCACAAGAAGAGAAGGTACTAGCATTAGTAAAAGAGTTTAGGTAGGGAGAAATAGTAAATAGGGATTCTTCTCAAAAATATTGATAGTAGGAGCTGATATTAATTGGGAAGAAGCTACACCAATAAAAGTGGAGAAAAAATAAAGGTAAGCGAATCGCACTTGGATGCGTCGTTGGAGCTTGTAGAAGAGTTGCAAAAGGCGAGTCCAAGTCGTCGTGTATCATGGGCTGCACACAGAAGAATGATGATCGAGGAAGGTTTTGATGATTCCGAAAATAGCGAGGCTTATCGTCAAATGATTAAAGCAGAGCGAAAAGCTCGCGGTGTGCTGCCACAAGTAGAAAAATATGCAGACATGGTTGCAGAAGGAAAACTTGAGTCAATTAAGAATGAAATTGGAATGATTCAACACAACAAGCTTGATGCTAGGCAAGAGTTCCTAAGACTTAGCAGACTTAAAAGAGAGTTAAGCAAGGAGATTGTTTTGATAGAATCTCTTGAGAGTGCTCTAAGCGAAAAAGACTTTGCTAGTGTTAGATTTACGCCAGTTGTTGACAGACGTTTAAAAGTTAGAAAAATGTATGCTGGTCTTTCGGATTTCCATTATGGAGCAATTGTTGATGTGGAAGGTTTTACTTACAATATCGACATTGCCGAAGAGTTATTAATGAAGTATGCAGATGAATTGATCGATGTTGCCACAAAAGAAAATGTAGAAGAGATTCACGTTGTAAATATGGGTGACGCTATCGAATCAGCATATATGCGTCATGGACAAGGCTATTCTGTCGATAAGACATTATCAGAACAAATAGCTGATGCAGCAGAGTTAATAATTGCATTTTTACAAAAGTTATCACAGTACGTAAAAGTAACATATACAGGATTTAATGGAAACCATGATCGCATGAGTTCTAAGAATGACACCATTTATTCAGATGGGGCAGTAAATGTTATCAATAGAATCATTGAGACATTTGTTAAGTATTCCGATACGAAGATTAAATTTGAGGCAACTGAACCATATCACTATGTAGGAAGTAGCTATGGTCGAAACTTCTTATTCGTTCACGGAGATTTAACACCGATCAAAAAACAAAGCGTTCTGGCTGAGCAATCTATGCTTTACGGAATCGACTTTGATGTATTAGCAGCAGGCCACATCCACCATTTTACTATGAAGGAAGTTGGATTGAATAAGTTCGTTACAACGTTTGGATCAATTAAAGGTAGCGATGAGTACAGTTTAAAAACGATTAATACGTCTTCTTCTAGATCTCAAGGTGTAATTCTTGTTGACGAAGAAGATTTCGAGATTAGAAAAATTAAATTATAAGGAGCTAATTAGATGGCAGAGGAGAAAAAAACCAAGAAGAAGAAACAGCCTAAGAATAAGATGAAAGGCGCAATTGTTGAATCAGAAACGGCAGTCCTCTGCTATTTTTGCGGCAAAGATATCACGTTAAAAAGAGACTTGGCATCAGTTCAAGTCCCCTTAAATAAGGGAACTGGTGAGGTTATCGACGTCGCAAGAAATGTTCACATCGGATGTGCTACAAAGTACATGGATACGATTGAATATGAAGAGGAAACTCTGGCAGAGAACTCCGAATGGGGTAAGTGTTATGCAGCGTTTAGAACAGTTATGGGAATCAAAGAGGGTAGGCCTTTAAGCAAACATGCTGTATTAAGGCTGAGAGGTTTGAGAATTGGTAAGTATTATCCTAAAGGGGAGAATGTTAAAAATATCAAACGCGGATACACGTATGAAGAAATTAGACTTACGATACTGTACTGTACTCCAAGTATTAGACAGGCTTTAGGAAAGAATAGCGAGTGGAAAAATGGAGATCATCAAGTCAATTACGTTATGACTATCATTGCCAATAACATCAACTTTATAGCAGAGCGAGTTGAGAAGAAAAAGGAAACAGAGAAGAAATTAGAATCTATTCCAGATGAAATTATGGAAGTTGAATATAAACCATTTAAAAACAAGGTAGACAAAGGTCGCGTAAAAGTTGTTAAGAGTAAGATAGACGAGGATCTTGAGAGAGAGAAACAAGAGATTGATGAGCTAGAAAGCATGTTTAACTAGGAGGATTTAAAATGAATTTACAAAAGACTATCCAGGCATTTTTAAGAAAGAACGATCACACTATTCGATGCAGTGTTGTGGACTTTGATAAAAAATCAATTGATGAAATGTATGCAAAGCTATTTAACGCTGTTGACTATAGATTTTCGTGGAGTGACGTTTTGCAAATAACTTTATCTGAAACAATGAGAATCGTAGATGAAGTGAAAAGATGGAAGATAACTGATGAGACATATTTAAAGTTTGCGTCAGTAATGTTAGAAGTATCTGAAAGCAATGAATTTGACAGTGTTGAATTGTTATATTCACTAGTCACAAGATCAGCATTAGAGGGAGAAAATAAGGTATAAGGGGATTTATAGATGAGTTTTACTGAGGAGTTATTACACCATAAAAAAGTTGCCGATACACAATATGTTTTTAGCTTGTATAGCGACGTTAATTTATTTCTTGAATATAAATTAGATAAATCATTCATTACAGATGGGAATACAAGATTATATTATATGATCCTGGAACAAATGATTGAGAAGAAGAACTATCAAGTGATCGACTCAGTGAATGTGGAAGTGTATATGGGACAGCAAAGTGATAAGCTGCAAAAACTATTTGAGCGAGCTGGTGGATGGTCAACAATCGCAGAAAGCATGAATTTAATAGAAGCAAACAATATTGATGTCTACTATAAAGAGGTAATGAGATACGAAGCTTTACGCAAGTTGAATATGTACGGCTATGACATTCAAAGTGAATGGGCTGCATATAACAAATTATCTTATGAAGAGCTTGCTGCAACTGTAGAAGATAAGATTGGAAAAATCTTCGCAGAGGGAACAACGGAAGAGAAAGTATTAGATTTCAAGCATGATATCAGAGGAATGATTAAGAAGGCTGACGAAGGTTTAACTCGCGGACTACCTGTATATTCTAGAATGCTAAACGCCACAGTCAATGGAATGGCTTTAGGTAATATTACAATGGTAGCTGGAGCAAGCGGATCTGGCAAGACGAATTTTTCGCTCAACCAAGCATTAACTGCGATGATTGAGAATGAAGAAAAACTACTTGTCATGTGTAATGAGGAAGACCTGGGTAAATGGCAGCAAGATATGTTAACGTGGCACATCAACAATATCCAAGAAGGCGACTTTATAAAATCCAGATTTCATCAAGGAGATTTCTCAGCTGACGAGCACAAGTCGTTAGATGCGGCCGTAGAGTGGATGGAAGAAAAACTAGAAGATGGATTAATTCAATTCGTTAACTTCAATACATTTAGCATGGATAAATCGATTAGATTAATGAGAAGATATATTATTCAAGAAAATGTAAGATACTTCATCATTGATACTTTGAAATTAGATAATGATCTTGGATCATCATTAGGAGATAATTCATGGCTTCAATTACAGCAAAATATGGTTAAACTATACAACGTCGTTAAACCATCAGCTCATAATTGTCATGTTTGGGTTACTTATCAGTTAACAAAGACTCAGCGAACAAGGTTCTTGGATCAAACATCACTTGGTATGAGTAAAAACGTAGCGGATGTTGTTTCAACTCTTATATTAATTAGAAATGTTTTAGAGAGCGAAAAAGGAAATGATGGCCTTCTAATCAAGAAGAAGCGAGATAGAGAGGCTAAGCCATTACTGAAAAAAGAGGCAGAGTACATGATTGCATTCATCGATAAGAATAGACGTGGATCAACTGAAAATCAGCTCGTCTTTAAAGTAGATAAAGGTCGCAACACAATGAAAGATATTGGATTTACTAAAGTAGCTCAAGATTATTAGAGAGGGTGAGCAGAATGAAATCAAAAGAGCTTAAGCAATATCTTAAAGAGGACGAAGATAGAATCATTAAGGTATTGGAACATTTTGAATTTCACGATTTCTGGAGAGCTGGAGAAGAAATCAGATGTGCTTCACCGACTGGAACTAATAGTACAGCTATATCAATTAGGCTAGACGAGGATGATCTTTTTGCTTCAAGCTATGACAGTATGGTTAACTATCACGGAGATATACTGGGGCTAATTCAAGAATACAACGATTCTGGCTTTGGTGAGATTATGGGCGAGATACACAGGCTTTTTAATCTAAGTAATAGTTACAAAAAGCAGGTTCAAAAGGTGGACATTCTAGCTGATATTAGGAATCTAAAAGCTCGCGAAAAAAGAAGAGCTGATACAGAAAACGAGAAGCATGACAAAGATGTACTCAACAGATTTATAAAAAGAAATCATGTATCGATGCTTGAAGAGGCGATATCGCCATCTGTTTTAAAGCAGTTTGATATCATGTTTGATCCAGTTAAGAGCAGGATTATATTCCCTCACTATGACTGGCTGGAGCACGATAAAGTTGTTGGAATCAAAGGTAGAACAACTATGAGTTCAGAGCTTGCTAGAGAGTTTGATGTTCCAAAGTATTGGAACTATATTAAAGGATATAAGAAGACTGGTAATCTATATGGCTTTGATAAGGCTTATAAAAATGTAATTGATAGCAAAATGCTGATTATATTCGAGAGTGAGAAGTCAGTTCTTAAGCAGTTTACTATAGAAAAAGGAAAAGGCTTTTCTGTTGCGACTGGTGGACATGACGAACTTTCCGAGTCTCAGCTTAGATTTATTATACAAAATACACCATCAGATACAGAGATAGTTTTCGCATTTGACAAGGATATCATGGTTGGAGACGAGAAAATCGATGGCAAGGAGTATTTGGAATCAGTTTGCAAAAAGGTATCTGGGTTTAGAAGAACAAGTTATATCTATGATAAATTTAAAATATTAGAAGATAAAGATTCGCCAATAGACAGAGGAGTTAAAAGATGGAACTACCTCTTGAAATGGAGAGTAAAGGTTAGTTAGGAGAGAAAAATGAGTATTAAGAAAATTGCACTTGTTGGAAAAATGAGAAGTGGAAAAGACACTGTAGCAGAGATTTTATCAGATTACGGATATTCTGAATATAAGCTAGGTGCTGGAATTGGTGATACTGTAGAGCTATTATTTTCAGATGGCGAGCATGGCCTTTCAAAGAGAGCGTTATACCAAAAGATTGGCCAGGATATGAGAGAAATTGATTCTCATGTATGGATTAAAAAGATGCTTAAGAGAATTGAGTCTCACAATCCATCGTTAATCGTAATAAGCGACGTTCGTCAGAGAAATGAAGAGTTAGCGCTTAGAGAAGCTGGCTATACAATCGTAAAAGTTGTAGCTGATGCAGAAACTAGAATTAGAAGAATCGAAGCGGTCGAAAAGTTTGACCTAAAAGCTTTCGATCATGAAACTGAATTATCTGTGGATGATGTAAGAGCAGATATTGTAATCAATAATAACAAAGGTATTCCAGAGCTTGTCGGTGAGGTTTATAGTAAATTATTAAATTTAAAATAAACCATAAGTATTGACAACTATATAAAAGGGATGTATGATGGTGGTAGTTGAATTAGACTTTCGCTGCCGTACATCCCTTTTAGTATTAAATAAAGGAGAGAGATAGTGAATGGCTAGATTAACAAGAGAACAAACAAATGCACTTAAAGAGAAGTATGGAGTAGATAGAATATGGAGTTGGTCACGCTTCTCGTGCTACGTCGATCACGCCTGGGAGTATAGAATGAAGTACCTAGAGGGAAATTACAACGACGGGAATATCTATACATTATTTGGAACCATCGGACATGATACCATCCAGGATCATATCGACGGGGATTATCCGTACGAAAAAATGATCGACGTATTTAATGATAAGGTTGAAGAGTGGAGATTAAATGACAGAGGCATGAAGTTTACAAGCCAAAAGGCTGAGGCAACATATATCTCATCTTTAGAGCACTACTTCCAGAATACTGAAATTCCAAACTTTAAAATTCGTAATGAGCTTCCAGTAATTTATAAAACAAAACTTGCTAAGACTGGCGAGCCGCTTGTATTTGTTGGGTATGTCGATTCAATCTATAAAGATGATAAAGGTATCACTCACCTTGTAGATTATAAGTCATCGACAGATACTGGATTTACTGGAAAATCATTAAAGGAAAAATCAAGACAGTTACTGTTGTATTCTATGGCAGTTAGTCAGAGATTTAATATTCCGTTTGAGGAAATGAATCTTCGTTTTGATATGATGAAATATGTTAATGTCTACTTCAAGATGAAAGATAAAACGAACTCAAAAGGTGAGATCAAAGAAGAAGGTAAATTTAAACCTTCTAGAAAACTAAGAACGGAATGGGTTTCTAAGTCTGCTAATAATATCAGAAAGGCAATTCAATGGACTTGTCCAGACCTTGATTTAGTAGAGATTGATGACCTGGTTGATCAAGCAGTAGAAGAGGAATCTCTGGATTGCTTACCTCAATCGGTTAAAGATCGTTTCAGAGTAGAGAATTGTTATATTGATGTACCAGTCACTCAAGAAGATGCTGATGCTTTGGACAAATTGCTATCTGAAAAATGTCAAGAGTGCCTGGAACTAGAAGCGTCAGACGATTTAGAGGCAGCATTTCCAGAGCCTGTGATTGATTTTAGTAACAAATTTTACTATGAACAACTTTCTGGATTACTTCATCTTCATAAAGGGTACCAGGAGCAACAAAGGTTACACAATAGCTCAGTTGATATGACGGAAGATGATATTGATGAGTTATTTGCTTAAATAGCATAAGTTTTTTACAACTCCAGGCAACTGGAGATTATCGGAATAGGGAGGAAGTAAATAGATGTGTAACAAACAATTTGTACATTTACATATGCATTCTGATCGCAGCAATAGTAATATGTTCGAGTGTGTGAGTAAACCAGAGGATTATATTAAATTGGCGCAAGAGCAGGGAGCACCAGCCGTAGCTTTCACTGAACACGGTACGATATTAAACTGGGTTCAGAAGAAGCAAATGGTTGAAAAAGCTGGACTTAAATACATTCACGCAATAGAGGCATATGTAACAGAGTCATTGGACGAAAAGGTTAGGGATAATTATCATTTAACGATGATTGCAAAAAATGAAGAAGGGGTTAAAGAGATTAATAGACTTTCATCTATCGCACATAATAGAGAAGACGGACACTATTATTTCAATCCTCGTAACTCTTTTGAAGAGATTAAAAACACAAGTGATAACATTATTATCCTTACCGCATGTTTGGGGAATCCATTATGGCAGCACGCAAAAAACAAAAACAAAGAAGCATTTAGTAGATGGATGAACTTTTTCGCAGAGAATAAACATAGAGTTTATTTAGAGGTTCAACCTCATACAGATCCAGAACAGGTTCAATATAATAAAATCCTATTGAGAATGGCCGAAAAACATGGAATGAATCTGGTAGCAACTAATGATGTTCATGCACTTAATGAAGAGCACGACAATTTAAGACAGATTATGAAAAAGGCCAAAAAAATTGAATTTGCTGGAGAGGATGAATTAGACTTAACAGCTAAGTCAAGAGACGCAATGATCGAATCATTCGAAACTCAAGGCGTATTAACAAGAGAGCAAGTTGAGACAGCCTTAGATAACACGATGGTTATAGTTGACTCTATAGAGGAATTTGAGTTTGAGAGATCGATTAAGTATCCTCAGCTTTACGATAACCCAGAAGAAGAGTTTCAAAAAAGAATCAAAAAAGGATTAAAAACAAGAAATATTGCGAGACTTCCAAAAGAGACTCAGAAGCAATATGCTAAAAGAATTAAACACGAATATGCAACATATAAAAAGACAGGCTCTGTTAACTATATGCTGCTAGAGAGAACAGTGAAAGACTTTACGGAGCCAGAGAAGATCTACTCTGGATATGGACGTGGATCTGTATCTGGTAGCTTGATAGCATATCTGATAGGATTAACAGAAATGGACTCTATAGAACACGGACTAAACTTTGAGAGGTTCATGAATCCAGAGCGTATCTCTCTAGCAGACATAGACTCTGACTACTATAAGCCAGACCGAGATAGGGTTCAGAAGTTCTTATTAGAGCATCCAGACCTAACATGCGCAAGTATTGTAACTAAGAATACAGTTGGACTGAAAGGCGCAATCAAGGATATCGGTAGATCAATGGGCTATAACGCCGATGTAACAAACGAAATAACCAAGAAAATAGATGATGACGGCGATTATCCTTTCGATCTATACGAAGCGCATAAAGAATTGTTCGATACAGCGTTCAAAGTAGTTGGTGTTATGACGTCAATAGGCCGACATGCGGCTGGAGTTGTTGTAACAACTAGAGATCTCGATTCTGAAATGGGGACAATGACAATTTCAAAATGGGACTATCCAGTGACGGAGTTAACAATGAAAGAAGTAGACTTTTTAAACTTCGTTAAACTTGACGTTCTTGGACTGGATAACATGGGATTAATCAACATCACTGCAGATTTAGTTGGGCTACCTAGATTAACTCCAGACTCAACGGATATAATAGACTTTGAGGATGAAAAAGTATGGGATTCAATGAGGGAGTCAAATATTGGAATTTTTCAATTTGAAGGTGTTAGAGCTGGAAAACTGGTAAAAGATCTATTTCAGCCGCAGGTTATTTCTAAGATTAGAAAACAGAATCCAGATTTAAAAATGATAGACCTGTTAAGCCTATTGAACGCTGCGCAAAGGCCGTCGGGAGCATCAACGATTGACTCAATATTAATGGGTGAGTTTCACGACAATGGTCATGAGGCACTTAATGATTTCTTTAAAGATACACTTGGATACTTAGTATATCAAGAACAACAGACCGCGTTCTTAGAAGAGTTTTGTGGCTGGAGTACAGCACAGGCTGACTTAATAAGACGAGGAATCGGTAAATTTTTGCCTAGCTAGAATGGAAACATCTAGTCGTAAAGGAGCAAAATCGGTGGAGACTAAGTTGGTTATATACTCTTAAGGAGCGTATAAATGACGAAAAGAACATTACTCACAGATGGTGAGAAAGAAACTATACTTAAATTAAATGATGAAAAATATACAAATGTAGATATAGCCAATATCTTAAATAGAAGTGATACGACGATTGGACGATTTCTTAAAAAATGTGGAAGAACAAGCGCTTTTTCTCTGACAGCCAAAGAGAAAGACCTGGTTAAGACCCTGTACTGCGAGGAATATCTAAACTCTGTTGAAATTTGGGAGAGACATTTCAAGGAAAGGTGTAACCAAAAAACAATTGAGTTGACAGTAAAGAACGGTGGATACTCCAGAGGACAGGGAAGGGGGAATTATAATAGAAATACCGTTCACGACTACTTTAAAGAAATCGACAACTCAAATAAGGCCTACGTATTAGGATACCTAACAGCAGATGGAAGAGTTACTGGAAAGTTGTTACGTCTTGAATGTGCAAAAAAGGATGAGGAGATAATTGATTTTATTATCTCAGAAATTTGTCCAACTGCTGTTAAGAAAGATTATGAAAGACGAGGCCACTTGTATACGGTTTGCTATCTGGGATCCATTGATATTGTCAATGATCTTAAACAATATAACGTTGTAAAGGGTAAACAATGTGCCAACCTGGAGTTTCCAGAAATTCCTAAAAGGTTCTATCCAGACTTTATTAGAGGTTATTTTGATGGAGACGGTACTATAACAGGAAAAGTAAAGAGCGTTGATAATTGTCAAGGTTATGCAGCATTTTGCGTGGATGAGAAGTTCGGAGTGACATTAGATAAAATTCTCAAAAACGAATATGTTTTAACCAAGAGTGCCAACAACTTAGTTGATATGAGTAAGTATGGTTCGAACATACTTAGTCTAAGGATTAGTAGAATAAGAGACGTGTTGGCTTTATATGAGTATTTATATTACTCAAAGGATATATTTTGGCTAGATAGAAAATTTCAAAAATTTACGAAAGTATATAATCAATATGTTAATACCGAGGTAATCAAAAGGGATAAAGCCGTTTGATACCGTAACGCATAGTGGCTGAACCTCGCAAGAGAATATAATGCCACCACGAGTGTTCCTCACGTATCTTTATAAAAGATACCTCAAAAGAGCCTAACGTTAAACGAGGGTGGAAATGTATGCTAGACTGGGGCGGAAATGACCGTCAGATGGAAATGAGGGAAACCTCCAGAGCTGTAGATAAAAAGCTACAGGTTAACAACAATCGAAAAAGGATCATAAAATAATGGATGAAGAAGTTCCTAAAATCAAACCGTCATTCATTAGAACGATGGTAGAAAAATACGGAGATACGGAAGAACATGCTACAGAAGTTGCAGACAGCTTTGTACAAGTATTCCTAGACTCAGTAAACTATGGCTTCTCCATTAATCACGCCTCCGCATATAGCTATATTGGATATATCTGTACATGGTTACGATACTACTATCCAGTTGAATTTTGTACTGCAGGTTTAATTGTATGGGGCGGAGATCAGGAGAAAACGGTTAAACTTTTAGAATATGCTGAATCTAAAAATATTAAACTAGAAAAACCAAAATTCAGATATTCAAAAGGTGAATACTTCATGGATACTGAAACAAAAACAATCTATCAAGGAACCTCACCTATTAAGAACTGTAATATGAGATCTGGAGACGATTTATATTCATTAAAAGATGAAGAATTTAAAAACTGGATTGAGTTCATGCTTCGTATCAAAGATGGTACAAGCTTAGTAATTGATGGTAAAGTTAAAGGTTTGTACGAAATTTACACAACGTATACAGAAGAGGAAGTTAAGGCACTAGACAAGGATATTAAAGCCAATCCAGATAAGTATGAAGTCATTGGTACTCCACTTCCATCTTTAGATAAGAGAAATATGGAGCCATTAATTAAATTAAACTACTTTTCAGAATTTGGAAATCCTAAACAATTAATGACTGCATATGAATTATTTAATAATAAATATAAACCAAAAAACAAAACGTATGCAGGTAAATTCAAGAACTTTAATATGATATTAGATGCTTTCAATAGTAAAAAGATTGATGACTATAAGGCCGTAGAAACACTTGAGAACGAACTATTCTACACTGGTCGAGTTACAACATCATTCGAACACATTCCTGGAAAATATGCTTTTGTTACTGATATAATTGTCAGAAAAACGAGAACAACCGCCAGAGTATTTAATATCAAACATGGCAAAATGGTTGAAATCAAGGTCGGATCGAAGCTTTACAATAATGTTCCTTTTGAACCAGGAGATTTAATTGAAATTGTAGAAGGAGAAAACAAGCCTAAGAATGAGCTAGTTGGATCTAAATGGGTTAAATCAGAAACCAAAAAGGAATACTGGGTTAAACGACTTAAATCTATTCGTAAGAACAAATTATTCGATGCAAAAAAGAAAGATAAATAAAATTAACCATAAGTATTGACAACTTATATAAAGGAGAGTATATTATGAATACAGAGATCAAAAAGGTTTTACAATCAAAAATTTTAAACGACGAGGTTTTACATGAAACAGTCGCCTTACTGGACGAAAAGTTCACCAGCTACAAAGAGGTTGGAGAGGAAATTCCAGAAAAGGTTCTAAAATACTATCACGAGGTTCAAAAGGTTGGTAGACAATTACTTGAGACGGATAACAGAATTGTAGCAGCTGCATTAGACAAGGAGAATCCTACAGTCTTATTAATCGAACTTGATATGGACTATAACGATGAGATTTATGGTGCGACAAGCTTTGAGGTTAATGATGAGACTGGTGCATTAGAATCAATTCACTTGGAACAGGTTAAATAGGAGGAAAAGAGAAATGAGTTCAACAACGATTGCAACTAGAAATAATTCGTTTTTAATGGAGAAAACTGGAGCGATTCAAACACGTCAAAAGTTAGTTATTCAAACAATGCAAACCGAATTTCAAAATGGTGTAACTGCTAAACAATTAGCAGCTCACCTACATTTTGAAGGAAAGGTCGCTACACCAGAGAGAAATCAAGTTCATCCACGTTTGAATGAATTGGTTAAAGCGGGACTTGTGGCAGTTAGCGGCAAAGTTAAAGACAATTCGACTGGAAGAAAAGTAGCGTGGTACGTATTAACGGACGATGGCATGACAGCATTTTCTAATGTAGCATAATTTTTTACAACTTAGGAGGAATGGGAATGTTAAAAATTTTTACAAGTGGCAGAGCAGAAGGAAAGACAACAAGAGTAATTAAAGAGGCAGCCTTAAGAGGCGTGCCAATATTAGTATCAGATCATCAACAGCAAAAGTTTATCTATGAACAGGCTGAAATGATGGGGTTAAATATTGAAGTCGTTACATATAACGATGTTAAAAAGGGATCATTAAAAGGCAGTTCTAAATCAAGATTAGAAACAGAAGTTTATGTAGATAATATTGAATTACTGTTAGCACAGGTATTAGATGTTCCAGTTGCTGGTTTTACAGTGAATAGCGAGCTTGGATCAATCGAGTTCCTGGGTGTAACTCAGTCCAGCTTATTAAATGCTCATAAAGCTAATAGTTTACTGGTTGTTAAAAATGGTGAACTTAAAAATACAGTTACTCACCTTAAACTTCAACGACAATCGTTTATTAGAGAGAACAAAAGTCTTGACACAAGTGTTCGATATAAGAACAAGGATATTGCAGAATTAAAAAGTAAGTTAGAAAAGTTAGAAAAAGAAAACAATCGCTTAAAAGAAACCGATACTTTTTGGAAATGGCTGAGAAGTAAATTCGTAAAAAATAGCAAGTCGTCAGAGGGAGATTCTGGTGCAAGTTCAAAACCTAAAGGGGTAATCATTCACAAATAGATCTTAGAATCGATTTAAAGGAAGTGAAATTAATGGCTGTAAAATATGTATCAATGTATAGAAGTAGAGAAGCCTTAAATGTGAAGACAGGCGAAACTGGAACGATGGTTACTTCATCAAAAGGAGATAACGGATCTCACAAGGAGGTCAGAGTCAATCTTAGGTGTAAAGATGGAACTAGAGTTAAAACATCTGATATAACATACGAAGAATTTAACGATAGCTGGAAGGTTTTACCATATGGAATGAACAAATGGGGAGAGCACATTGAAGTTGGGTCAATCTGGTTTATGAAGAACGACTTCTTTGGAAGGGATGAATCATGGCTAGCAATGGTTATAGATGTAGGACAATTTGGCATAACTCTTGAATATGTAAACTGGAAGAGAAAAGGCAATGGAAGAACTTACTCATTTAGATTAGATGATATGTCTCTAACCACTGGTCAAGGAGCATTCAAAGTTGCTACTGAGGAACAGGAAGCCTATTTCCATAAACGAACCAAAAACAAATATAAAAATAAAAAAGAAGAAGAGCTTCTAGAATTAGAGGCTTCACTGGAGGAATCATGTTAACATACGCAGCTTTATATGTATTCATTGCTATTACAATATTCGTTGGAATTTGTGGCTATGCGATCTACGAGCAGGGACTTGTAATCGACACTTTAGTCTGGTCTATCTTATGGATTATAGCAATCCCACTACAGATATATTATTACTACATCAGATTGGCTGCCAAGAGGAAGTTAATGAAATATACAGGAAGTGACTGGATTTCAGTTGGCATGGCTATAAGAATGAAATACAAGAAACCAATGGTTGTCATGTATACACAAATTATGTTTACAAGAGGAAGTAAATTAAAGGCTGCTTATAAGAAGCAGTAGAAAGAGGTATGAAATGCTTAGCAGTGCAGACAAAACAAGAAATATTAAAATATCTGATATCACTTGCATAACAGCTCCAGTAGAAGATACACATCTTAAATTATGGCTCTTATTTGACACTGAATGCGTCAGTGGGATTGAGTCTATTATAGAAACATCGCCATCAGAAAGTGGCATCTTAGAAAAAACTGCACGCTATTGTTTGAGAGGCAATGATTCTACCTATCTAGAAATTGGGTATATAGACCTGCACACTGGTGAGGCGAAAAGATACAATGTGCCAGAGAAAGATGATGGTGAAAAAAATGAATAAACGTCAAAAGAAGAAATATATGGATAGAAGATATGAGATTGTAGAAGGAGAGCCATTTTGCTTTCACTTATTTGAAACTGGGGATGTAGTAATGTGGACTGGTGAGATTTATCAAAAAACTGGAGGTAGGGTATTTCGTAATTCCGATGGTATAGAGCAGATTGTGCGTAAAAAAGATTTAAAACGAAGTTACAAAAAGTTTAAATAATCGGTTAATAAAATGCGTCTTTTATAAAGAGGCATCAATGACAGAAGGAGGGCAAGTCTATGTGTGGATTCTGTGAAAATGAAGAGGCGATTGAAGTGGTTGAGTTTGAAGACGGAGAATATTTTTCGTCAAGACTTAAAGTATTCGTTCGTATGAACAGACTAAAGATTAGCTACGATGCATACTCAGTAGATAGCTCATTTAGCTGCAGCGGAACAATTAAGTATTGTCCAATGTGTGGCGATAAATTAAAAACTAAACAGGTTTAGAAGAGGTTGAGTGATAAATATGGAAAGAAATAAAGTTTTAATACCAAGGTTTATGGCAGATTATATCAAAGAGACAAAAGAAGCTGGATGCGATCTTAATCTAGTATTTGCATGGAATGACAATGAGCCTATGCCAAAAGCAGTTCAAAGATGGTTGTTTAGCAATGACAGCCAAGAAGAAGATGATCGGAGATTCCTTATTGCAGTCAGCGCCTGGGTAAACGGATATGAGATAGAAGAAGATAAGTATTACTGGGCTTTATCATTAGAGAATTGTATTCAACCAGTTTTTCTTTTAGATGATCCACAAACATCAGAGAAAAACTACTTTGCGGATACGGTAGAAGACATGAAGGATGCTGCATACATAACAGAGTCTGAGGCATTAAACATCTTAGTTGAAGACTTTCATATGTTTAGAAAACTGGAGGCTAACGAAGTAGAATAGTGGATTTAGTCCACTTTATCGAATGGAGGATTATTTTTATGAAAAAGGTGTTAAAAAATGGTCATGTTAAACATGAAGTTTTAATAGAGAGAAGTGATGGCGGTCGTATCGTAGCTGGATCTTCTCTGCATAACAGCATTGTTGTATCAATTAAACAGGGTAGAATATCTAGAGGAATTGGAATGGACATAGAGGAGTTCAGATCATTCTGCGAAGACAGTTTAAAGATGCTAGATGATATTGAAAAACAAAGGTTGTGTGCTAGAAGGTGCAGCTCATTTTCAAAAGAAGACAGTATACTGTGTCCAATATGTGAAAATACATTTGAAGAGTATTCTACTTTCCAAAACATAGCAGTGTTTAAGGAAGAGTATGGATCTGATGTTTCTAAGTGGAGCGATGAAATTGTAGAATTGTTTTCTGAGGATAGAGAGTATATTCAGTCAGTATGCGACAGTATTAGGCCGCGATATTAGGAGGAGACTAAATAATGAAATTAAGACATAAGTTTGCAAAATATATAAATGAGAAAACGGGGTATACCCCCCATGTAGAAGAGCCCTTAAAACCGATTTCTGAGCCAATTAAATATCCGACAATGAAGAATATTTTCGAACTAAGAGGGTTATATAAGGTAGGTAGACATCCATTAACCGAAACACACATTAATGCAATTAAAACTCAAATGGCAATCGACTTATCACAGCAAATGCTGGATAAGGGGCATATAACATTTGAGAGACATATCAACGAGTATGATGGAGCAATCCAATACTCTGCAACGGTTACAGTATTGGAGGAGCTAAGATGAGAATTGATGATAAGAATAAAACAATATGGATGAATGAATCTATTCCAGATGAATTAATGCTTAAGTTAAAAAAGTACAACTATATCTCTAAACTAGCCGAACTGTCAAAAATAAGCGGTAAGTTTGGTATGCCAATAGCTCAAAATGATCGCGATTGGAGCGATATTACATTTGCGGTTTTTAATGGATATAAGTTTGAGTCAGAGAACAATAAGAAATACTACTGGCGTAAGAAGAATGAACATTCAGCTTGGTTCGAAGAAGAAAGATATCTAACAAGTTTTAAATTCTCCGACAATGAAAATTATTGTTACGTGCTAGGTTCTAAAAACGGCTCTCTAAAAAAGACTGAAAAACAAGCACGCGACATTTTAAAAGATGATTTTGACAAGTTTGAAAAGGTAGAAATGGAGGAGAGTAAACAATGAAGTCAGTAACAACGGTAACGTGGACTCAAGAGAGTCTGGAAATCAATGATTATATTTATGTATCTGGATTGGGCATTGGAAAAGTGGTCGGAGTCAATCAAAAGACTAAAGTTTTAGACGGTAAAATTGTTGAAAGCAACCATAGAAAAGTTAGATTTATGAGAAGATCGAGCCTTATTCGTGTAAGTTTCATAAGTGAAGAATATAGCATTCTAAACTATATTCCAGCTACAACAGATCAAATTAATCAATACAAAAAAGAGTTTAAAAATTATGTAAAACAATTTGGAGAGGGAGAGATAATTAAATGATCGAAATTACAACAGGGTATGTAAAAACAAGTAACGAAGGCTTATTAATGAATGGGACAGAAATTAATACACGAGAAAATGACTTGTTTGGTAGGGTTGAAGAATGGGCTAAAGTCCGCGGCATCGACAGGAATGATCCATCAAAGCAAATGTTAAAAGTTGTTGAAGAAGTTGGTGAGGTTGCCGCAGCATTAGCGCGAGGAGACCAAGAAGAGTTGATGGATGGGATTGGTGACTCAATCGTTACATTGATCATCCTTGCTCAACAAAGTGGAATGGATGCATTAGATTGCTTAAATGCTGCATACAATGTCATTGCAAAACGTAAAGGCAAAGTGGTTAATGGCGTATTTGTTAAAGAGGAAGACTTACAAGAGGATGATCGCACCCTAGAATTGAGTGTCGTAGACAAAACTGAAAAAGAACAAATTAATGATTTAATTGAAGAAGTCTCTATTGATGAGTTAAAAGAGGAGTTAATCTGCAAGGAAGTTGAAAAGCTAAAATCGATTCGATCAAATCACCTTAAATGTGGAAGAGCTGGATTGAAAGCTTTAAGTGAATGGTTTGATACTCCTGCAGATCCAAGATTGTCTGAGTCCGACTATAGTGAAATCGCATATAGATTTACTAAAGAGGTTAAACAATATGAAAAGAACTAGATTTCTAGTTAAGATTCTCATTAATGAAAAGCTACCAGCAAATGATTTTAGGCAAGAAGTTCTTATGTTAGATACAACTTTTACCAGTACAAAGTATCACTGTGACTGTCCAGGACTTAGAAATCAGATTGAAAAAGAGTTTTGGGAGCCATATTACAAGAGATTTTACACTGGCGGAAGATACCTAATGGGTATGCAGGCTGTTATCATGGGTGTTAAGCAGGATAAGACAAGGATTAGATTAGGAAAGAGGTATGGAAATGGTGGATTTCAATCAACTGATGAAGGAGTATAATGTTGGTAGCGTAGAAAAAGTTGAGGATTCTGGATACTTTAGTAGTTTGGCATTTCAAAAACTTTTAGATCAAGAAGATATCGAAATTGCTGCGAGAAGAGCTGCGTTATTTGATCAAAAGGATTTATTAGCCAGAAGATTCAATGGAATCGGTAATCTTTTACAAAATCCTATTTCTTCAAACCAGGACATGGATAACTTCAACCTGGTCTATAGTGAGTTAGTTGGAGATCTGGAAGAGTGGAAGAATAGAGTAGTTCGACTGGTTGAAGATAGTAAGCGCACGTTAAACCATAAGTATTGACATCAAAGGAGAATGATATAAATGAGTATTGTGTTATCTGAGCGTATCGGCTCTATGACCAAAAAGGTTCTTGAGAAGCACGATGGAACTATTGAAGAAGAACACATTCAAACAAAGCGAGGCTGTGCTGTAATTAACGAAAAGTTTACTGTCAAGTTTTTAAATATTAATCGTAACTTGCTGTATGAGGCATCTGGAGACAGTGTTGTTAAAGCTTACCAAAAACTAGAGAATAAGATAGCTGCTAAGTATCACTTCGAGGAGCGATCTCAGTATCCTTACAAGATTCTAAAGAGTGAGATTGAAAACATTACGGCATGTGAGTTTGAAAATAAAGAAGGCAAAAGGAATCAAACCTTTAATGGTTTTGATTGCCGACTAGAGGGCGAACGTGTTGTTATCCAGGTTCACAATGCAGCCAATCCGATTATTATATTCAAATACCTGCAGAACTCACCTGTAGTTAATATGAATATTCTTAACGTTGATTGCTTTAGAGGTAAGTTCAATGGAGGTAGCTACATCAAGATGATTGAAGCAGTTAAATCATACTTAGGCACCGATCTGTCAGTGAGAATAAATGAAATGGAGGGATACCGATGGAAAAAGTAAAACAGTATTTTAGAAAACTATTCATGAGGAACGGCGGTTGGATCACAATTTGAAAAAGTTAAAAATGGCAACGCGTTTTGTATTTAATGGGATACTACTTATGATTGCATCTATTTTCATGTTCTCTGCGTTTGTGGTAGGTGTAGCAGTTGGATCTATCGGTTTTAGTTTTATTATCTCATTTGAGATTGGAAGAATAATAATCGCTGCTATCTTCTCAATACTTGCAATATACTCAATCGGTCGAGTCTTTGATAATTATAACTCAATGTAAAACTCGTCTTCTTGATTAAACACGTAAAAAGGTTTATAATTACACTATAAGATAGGACGAAGGAGGGGTTAATATGGGTAAAGTAATTCAACTAAAACCATCAGTTAATAGAAAAGCGGATGTTTACGCTAAAGCCTTGAAGAGCAGAAGTGATAGAAACGGTGTAAATTACAGCGCTTTATACTCTGGAAATCCAACCGACAAGGAAGCTGCCAAGGAATCATTGGCTAGACTTCATAGAAAGCAATCTTTAGAATCTTGGAGTGTGGAGGGTTAATACTTGGCCAATAGATATACAGAAGAAGAAAATAATGACATGCGCAACTTTAAGAAAGGCGACGTTTTTATGATCGATTTTCCTCAAGGAAAAGGCGGCTTTGTAATGCAGGGTGTTCATAGGGGAGTCGTCCTTTATGACTGTACATTTCCAAGAAAAACAGTAATAGCTGCGCCAATTACATCTTTGTACAATGGCAGTAATGTAAGAAAGAACACAATTAGCACAGATGTTATTCTTCCAGACACGGAGTCATACTTGGACAAAGAATCGATATTAAAAATGGAGCAACTAAATTGTGTAAACAGAAGCGCGCTTGGAGAAAAGAAAGGTAAACTTTCTCCAGAATATATTGCTGAATTAGAACTGTCTTTAATTGAAGTATTACAATTAGAGGATGCTATAGAGGCAATAATTCAAGATCGATTACAACAAATAGTAGAGCAATCAGAAGAAGACCTGGCATAGTGCTAGATCTTCTTTTTATTTTAATGGATAAAACACACATTTTATTTACCATAAGTATTGACAACTAAATTGTTAAGTAGTATATTAGATATATCAAGAAAAACAAATAAAGGAGATCAAATAATGATTATTGAAAAACAAGGCAACTTGCTATATCAAGATTGCGACATTATGATTCACCAGGCCAACTGTTTCGCTAAGATGGGAGCTGGAATTGCTGCACAACTTAAAGCTAGATACCCAGAGGTACTTGTGGCAGATAGGAAGTTTCATATTCCAATCGGATCACCTAAAAGACTGGGTGAGTTTAGCAAGTGCGAAACAAGAAGCAGCCAGGTCATTTATAATTTATATGGACAATATAACTATGGAAGAGGAAAGCAAACAGATTACTCAGCGTTTATGAATAGTTTAAAGAAGATTTTTAGAGACATTAATAAATCTGGTCTCAACAATAAGAAGATTGGAATGCCTCACTTAATTGGTTGTGGCCTTGCTGGCGGAGATTGGAAGATCGTTAAACGTATAATTGAAGTAGAAGCTTTAAAAGCTAATCTGACCATCCACATTTTTAGCTTGTGATTTAACATGAAATGCGCAGTTATAGCTAAGTCAAAGCATATCATAAAGGAGATTTATACAGCAGAGGATGTCAAAGATGCTGAAAGTTACCTATCAAAAATTGGAGCTGTTCCATCTAAAGTGGACGAAGGTGTTTGGATCAAGATTGTTCGCAGAGAGATAAGCGAAGGATTTTATTCAGAATCACCACTAAGACTTACAATACAGGCCGTAGATGGTGAAATAACTAGCGGTGGTGATCTAAAGTGAAAGGCAATAAAGACATATGCCACATTGAATTTAAGAACGGATGGGGTGTTAATGCTGTAGAGACACCCAATTCAGAATATCAATACTCTATACTTACATTCACTCACGTTAACGGAGAGGTTGAGTATGATATCAGATATCTACAAACAGATGACCTGGACGTATTATTAGGTGTCATCGAGAGAGTTTTTAACTATGAACCATAAGTTTATACAACAGGAGGACTTATATGAGAGAGAAATCAGAGGATAGATCGTCTAAGGATTTTACCTGGGCAGCTGGAGCTGGAGTTTCTGCAAAAGAAGCAGCAGAGTCATTCTCCAGGGTAACAGTATGCATGAATGGTCTACACGAACGTAAGAAGGAGATTGTATTAGTACCAGTATCAGACGTAGGCATTGTTAGTGGAGGTATGTCGGACGAAGATATTGAAAAAATGATGGGTGAAATCAGAGTAGATGACGCCGATGAGGAAGTAGTAAAAGTTAACAGACAGACGTCTTTTGGAGGTTTGTTTAATAAGAATGGGAGAAAGAAATGGTAGATTTAGACATTAGATTCAGAGATACATGGTATACAGAGGAACAATACAAGGCAATGACAGACGTGCGAAGCGAATATATTAACGTTGGAGTTCTATTCAGTCCTTACACTATTAAAGTAAAACTTGGTTGTGAAATTGAACAGGCAGAAGAATTATATCAAGCATTGGAGGAAAACAAACATGCAATTTAAAGAAGCTATCGAAACATTCAAACAGGTGGAAGCAGCAAAAGGAAAGATCGAAAAAGAGAATTTAATTCGCGAGAACAAAGACAATAAACTATTTGGTCAAATGTTGTACTTTTTATACAACGATATGATTACAACTGGTATTGCAATTAAGAAGTTCGACAAGGAATCAGATCTTAAACCTAATATCGACTTAGCAAACATTCGTGAAGCAATGAAATATGTAATGGATAACAATACTGGTAGAGAGCAGGTGGTTGTTAATTTAAAACACTTTATTAGCAGCTTCGGAGAAGAAACTCAAACGTTCCTAAAAGCGTTCTTTACAAAAACATACAAATGCGGTGTTACATCTAGCACGATCAACAAGGCTTTTGATAAAAAATTCATTCCAGTCTTTGGTGTAATGTTAGCTCATCCATATGAAAAACATGCAGCAAAATTAAAAGGTAAGAAGTTCTTTTTAACAAGAAAACTTGATGGTCATCGCATGGTTGCAATTGTAAACATGAATAAGTTCAAAGTCTCTTTTTATACAAGAAAAGGCAAGAAGCTTGAAGGTTTTGATGAGTTAGAGACTAACATCTTAAACTTCGTTAATGTAAACAAGCTTGATACTATGGAGCGATTTAAAAATGGAATTGTGATTGATGGGGAGGCTCTTTTAACTGATCGTAAAGATATGGACGAAACTGAGTGGTTCCAGGCAACTGGTAAAGAACTTAAGAAGAAAGGTTTAAAATCTGGGGTATCCCTCCATGCATTCGAAATTATTCCTGCAGACGAGTTTAAAAACGACGAGTCGGAAGATGTTTATGAAGATCGTAGACATTGGTGTGAAGAACTTACATACCCAGACGATCTATCAGTTCAACTGGTTGAAAAAGTATATGAGGGCGGTGATGTTGAGAAGGTAGAAGAATTACTTAATAGTATTGCTATTCCAGGTGGCTGGGAAGGTCTAATGGTAAATATGGCGAGTGCTAAATATGTAACCAAAAGATCTGCAGGATTGCTTAAAGTTAAAAAGTTTAAGTATGCAGATATCGAAGTAATCGATGTATACGAAGGTGAAAAAGGTAAGAAGAACGAGGGATTGATGGGAGGAGTTGTTTGTAGATTTAAAGACTTCACGGTCGATATCGGCAGTGGATGGACTGACAAACAACGAATTGACTTCTGGTCGCAGCCAGAGTTAATCATTGGAAAAATCATTGAGATTCAATATCAAGGTGAAACTACTAATGATGATGGTGGGAAAGGATTGCGATTCCCGACAGTTCAGCGTATTCGAATGGATAAAACAGTCGATGACGTTTCTTACGAAAGCTAAAAGCAAGGAGTGATATTTTGGCAGAGAATTGGGAGTTAATTGATCAAAAGACAATTATCAAAAATCTCAGAGCTAAGTTACTAGAGGAGAATAAAGGGGCGCAAGTTGTTGGATTCTTTCCAGACAAAAACGACCTCGCTGTAATAAGAGTTGTAGACAAGACAACTTATAAGGCAACGGATTATATTTCAGTTTCTATTGACGGGACAATCAAAGAAACTACAGCGCCTATCAAAGATAAAACAGTTGTTAGTCAATATGCTAACCTGGACTCAAAATACTGGGTTTTATCTGAAAAATATGGTGAATGCAGCAAATTGACTAGCAGCCAGAAAGCTAAAAGGCCTAAGAAAAAGGTCAGTGACCTGTATGGAGGCTAATAGAAATCTATCCAACTTCATTGGCAAGTTGGTTGATTCATTTAATAAAGAGGTAGCAAGGGTTAAGAAGGAAATAAAAGAGTGCAACTCAGACGAAGAAAGAGCAGCACTCACCAGGGAGCTTTTAAACTTAACTGGAGGATAACTATGCCATTCGATAACGAACAAGCTCTTAAAAACGCTCTATGGAACATCGAGCCTGTAGAGATTAGAGAAAATCGAGTAGGTGTTTGCGAACATTGTGGTCAAAGTATTTATGAGAGTTATGAATACCTAGAATCAGATGACAATGAAAAGTTCTGTGAAGATTCATGCTTCTTAGAACATGCATTCGAAAACTATCTACACAAAAGAAACTAAAAATAGAAATGGAGATTTGAAATGAAAGTATTATTTTTAATCGCAAGTATGGCGGTTTATTATTTTGGAATTAGAAAAGTAGCAAGGTTTATTCTTGGAGATAAGAAAAAGCTTGAACTGGTAGAAGATTTAACGAAAAGCGTTTCAAAAAGTGGGTATAAAAACCACAGCAATCTTATGATGGCGGCAGTTGCTATCTCGCTAGTATTTGACTTGGCTTACCTATTGCTTTTATCAGCTACAGTTGGTTTTACAATGCCAGTGGTCGCATTTGTTGTATTTACAGTGATTGCATCATTTGTTCAATATAGAAGAGCAATGCAATCTTCTAAAGAGAAAAGTCCGCTTAAACTATCTCTGAAATTAATTGAATCAGAGTATTCGTTGCCAGCCGTGATGGTTAGCATTACCAAAATGATGTTCGTGGCCATTTTTATTAAATCAATTACGCCATAAGTTTTTACAACAAGAGGAGGTATCTGGAGGATATACAATAATGATCGAATCAGCTATAACAAGCAATATATCAAATTATGACATAAATGGTGAATTAGATGTGTCAATCAAAAACTTCAATATCAATGAGATTAAGGTTAAATGCCCGTTATGTGAACACACTGGGAATGTTTTAACCATTGCCCATATAACTATGGAGCATGATCTTTCTATTGACGAGGCAAGAAAAGTTAGAGATTCAGCGCACACTGTTAAGCCATATTTACAGAGGGAAGAGAAACTACGTGAACAAAGAAAACTTATTAGCGAAGACAGAAAAAGAAGCAGCAAAAGTAAAGTTAAATAATGGTTTTGACGTATCTGATTTCATTGTTAAGTCTGGTGTAGATTTTGTCTATGCAAAAAACAATGGAGAATTTACGCTTTTAAACTTAGACACATTGGGGGTTACTCCAGAAAGTATCATTTGCGGCCTTGTAGAAGGCGAAGATAGTGTTGCTATTATTAGCGGACTTGACATGGAAGTATATAACATGTCTGAGTCAACTTTAAAAAATGCAATGATTAATATGTAGCACCTGGGGAGGTATGAACGATTGAATGAATTAGTAGATAGAAACAAAACATATGAGGAGATCGACTGCACTGCAAAATGTGTAGCGATCCTCTATAGTAAGGAAAGCTTTGTGATTGCCAAATTTGAACGAGTAAAAGGCGAGGCACCTAGAACATTTTCTGTTAAAGGTAACTACCTAGTAGAACTCGGCAAAGAGTTTAATATCAAGGGGATAAATGCTGGAGATAAAAACTATCCAGATTCATTTAATCCTATTGCCTTTAGTCAATTTAAGGACTTGATGACGGCTAGTTCAAAAGAACAAGAAGAGTTTCTTGGCATGATCTTATCGAAAGCTAAGATTAAAGCATTGTATGAAGTATCCGACAATCCTATAAAGATGTTGGAAGAGGCTGATATTGAGAAGTTAATGGAGGCTGAGGGTATCGGACTAGCTACGGCAGAAAAGCTTATTGAATCCTACGAGAATCAAAAAGACTTTTCATCAGCATATATTTCTTTTGCAAAATATAAGCTGAGCATGGATCAAGTTAAAAAGATTTGTAAGTCTCTTGGAGGAATCGAGCAAGCTATCATGATGGTAGAGGCCGATCCTTTTGTATTAACACAAATCCCAGGATACGGATTTAAGAGAGCTGACGCTGTATTCTTGAATAATCCAGAAAACAAGCCTAACGACAAAAGACGTATCAAGGCTTATATAAAATATCTATTTGAAGAGCTTCATAGTGAAGGTCATACGTGGATCACGGCAAAAGACTTTGTTGGCAAGGTGAAGGAGAATATTTTCAATGCAGATGTTAAGTGGGCTGTTGAACATGTAAAAACAAACGTTAATTATGTTGTTTATAGACTGGACAAAGAGCTTAGAATTACATCATCTAAGGCTTTGGCAACTGAATTAGCTGTGTGTGATGAAATAAACAGATTATTAAATTCAGAAAACAAGAATCTGAAAAGGCTGATAGACAGTGCAAAGGTCATTAAACATGTACAAAAGGCTCAAGGTTGGAAATTTAGTGAAGAGCAGCAAAAATCAATTAAGATGATGATAGCTAAAAACGTATTCTTGCTTCAAGGGTATGGCGGGACAGGGAAGGCGCAGGATGTGGACATTATCATTCCGACTCCTGGAGGTATGAGGAGGTTTGGAGACTTGAAGCCTGGCGACTATATTTTTGATAGACATGGAAGGCCAACAATGGTAACTCAGATATTCCCTCAAGGTCTTAAGAAGAATTATAAAATTACTCTATCAGACGGAAGAACGACAACTTCTAATGATGAGCATTTATGGAGTACATATACATCCAAAGGAAATCTTAAGACTAGAACACTTAGAGAAATCATTGATTCTGGACTGTATAACTACTCAAATGGCGAACGAAATTGTAAATTTAAAATTCCTACTAATAAAGCTGTAGAATTTAGGGAGCGCGACCTTAGCGTTGATCCATATGTCCTTGGAGCATTTTTGGGTGACGGTAGTTGTACAAGTAAAGCATTAACTCTGTCTAGTAATGACGAAGACGTAGTGGCAGAGGTTTCAAAACTCATAGGATGTAATGACTATAGAAGAAATAGTACAAAAAATTATAATTGGCATTTCTATTTTGATAAGCCCAAATCCGTACTAAGAGAGGATTCATTTGGGCATATGCAGATTAATACGATATACAGATACCAGACAGAAGAGTTGTTTTCCAAATATCCAGAAATATTAAGAACTTCAATTCACAAATCAATACCCATCGAGTATAAAATGGGTAGTATTGATCAAAGATATGCCTTGATACAAGGTTTGTTTGATACAGACGGGAGTATCTCGAAGGCAGAGGGTAGATATAATGTAAGGTATTCGACTAATAGCAGGCAGCTTGCATATGATGTTCAAGAGGTATTGCTGTCTCTCGGAATACAGTCCAACGTTTCTGAAACCAACCGCGCTAATAAGAAGAATATAGAATATAATCTGAATATACTAACAAGTAACGATAAGAAGGAGCTTCTTTTTAGAAATACGCATAAAAAAAGAACGGCGATCGAGGCATTAAATTTTGTCAAGCGAAAAAGATATGATCGCGTAAGCATTGTTGATATAGAGGAAATGGAAGAAGAGGTTGAAATGATGTGTATCATGGTAGACAATGATGAGCATCTATATCTAACAAATGACTATATAGTTACACATAACACATCCACACTAAATGGCTTCATATCTATAGTAAATGAGGCTGGAATGACGTATAAGCAAGGGGCATTATCTGGTAAGGCTGCAAACAATATGTTTTTAATTACTGGAAAAGAAGCTACAACACTGCATTCTATGCTGGTAGTAGATCCAATTACTGGCGGGTTCGTATACAACAAAGACAACAAAATGCTTGTAGATGTTGTAGTAATTGATGAAATGTCGATGGTTGATATCTTCATGTTTTTAGACGTATTAAAAGCTACACCAGATGGGGCAAAACTTATTATGTTAGGAGATATGGGGCAGCTTGAAAGTATTGGAGTTGGGATTATGGCTGGATTAATTAAGACTGGTAAAATGCCTAGTCAATTATTAACTCAGATTCATAGACAGGCTCAGAAGTCTGCAATTATTACTCATTCTATTGCAATCCGTAATGGAGTTAAACCTACGGAGTTAAAGTTTGATATTGGTTCTAAAGTCTATGGAGAAAACCAGGATCTAGAGTATATTTTTGTTGATCCTAAAGACGAAGATCAAATTTCTAGACATGTGATGCTTAATTTTAGAAAGCTAATTGAAGAGCACGACATTAACGATGTTCAAATCCTGTGTTCTACAAAAGCAACTGGTAAAACATCTACGTGGGATCTCAATAAGTTCGCTCAAAGAGTTTTGATTAACAAAGGTGTCCTGGATGGAGAGTATATCACCATCAAGAGGAAAGGTTACAAGAAACCTAAATCTGACTCAGATATTAAATTAAATAGAGACGGAGCAGACGAGGATAGTTGCTATTTTGTTCATGTTGGAGAGAAAGTAATCAACATGAGAAACAATAAGAAGATGTATGATGTTCATGGAAACCCATGTCCAATATTTAATGGAAATACTGGTACCGTTAAGCAAATTATTCATACAGATAAACAAGACATCTTAGTCATTGATTTTGAAGGTATTGGAATTGTTAACGTCCTGGAGTCGCACTTTGAACATATTGAGCTTGGCTATGCTATTACAGTTCATAAATCTCAAGGTTCTACAATCAAATACGTTATATTCGCGCTGCCATTTCATTATCTATTAAATACAAGAGAATTACTATATACTGGAATGACGCGGGCTAGTGAGTATCTGATTCTAATAACTTCACCAAGAAGTTTCAAGAAAGCTGTCAAACAGACTTTTGTCAAAGAGAAGAGAACTAATTTTAGTGACTTGTTCACGAGACTTAAGGACTTCGATCTAAGCAACTCAAGTAATTCAAAGTTTAAAAAACTATCTGATTAATATTAACCATAAGTATTGACAACTAATAAGGCGGATGGTATTCTATTAATGAACAGAGGATATAAAGAAAGGACGCACGAATGGATTTTAAAAATATGGCAACATTCAAAATTTTAGAGTACATCAACGGATGTATTCGAGTTAAAAATAATATCAATTTGAAACATTTTAATTCTGCTGTTGAGGAAGTTGGTAGCCGATCAAAATTGCTAGCACTTCCTTATAAGTAGGATGATAAAACGGAGATTTTATAAATATAAAAGGAGAGAAAAAGATGAGAGAATTAGAAAGAGTAAACGAAGAAATGAAAGATTTATTAATGGAGCATCCACTGGAGTCAGTTGATTTTATGGACGAAGATTCTGCTAAAATGCTTTACAAGTCGTTAATTTCAGACTTGAGAGAAATGGATAAAAAAATCAAAGATGATCTTTGCTTATAAAAAGGAGAAATATAATGGAGAAAATCTTAGAACCAATCTATGGAGTTAAGTTAGATTTTTTAATCGTAGATCAAACTGGAAAAGTTGTTGATGGTGATTATATAAGATACGACGTTCAAAAATGTATGAGAACAACTCTATACTCAGCTAATGTAGAAGACCTAAAAAGAGTTAGAGATAGAAAATTAAATAGAGATCAGATTTTATTAGATCTACCACCATTATGTTTTAGGGATGTTAACGGTAACGATATTGAATTTGACAGCAATCCTAAAACGATGATGCTATTCGCTCAGATTATATCATCTTTTAACAAAGAGTTTGATAAAAATAAAGAGACTGTATTAGACAAGGTTGCAATCGGATTTAAAGATGGTCTGATCATCGAATTACTTCAAGAAGATGATACGTACGTGGTTAGAAGAAAAGCAAATGGCGATGACCTTTTCAGCTCTATTAAAATTGACGATAAGGATAAGGCATTTGCATTTTTTAAAGACTTAACAAGAATGGAAAGAGCGGAATATTTAAAAGTATGCTTTTAGTATGTAGAGGAACTATTAATTGACTGAGAAATTTAAGATGTCGCTTGATGCTCTTCCTATTTCAATAAACAACTATCTCAAGTATAAGGTTGAAACCAAAGGTGGTCATAGCTATCCTAAACAGTATGAGTCACAAGAGTCTAAAGACTTTAAAAAGTATCTTCGCAATAAGCTTAAGAAGGAGATAAAATCTCAAGGGTGGGATATTAATCTAACTTCTGATAAGACTCAACACTGGTATTTAGAGCTTAGGTTTAGACTGGAGCGCGCTGGAGAAGATACGAATAACTATTACAAAGTATTAATGGACGCTCTCAGCGGATACTTATACGAAGACGACTCTAATATTCACGCAAGGACACATCGAGCATGGATCGATAAAGACAATCCAGGGTTCGATTTTGTCTTGAGAAGGGTTCAATACGTTGGCCTCTTCGACAGTAAAAAACAACGAGAAGAGTTTATTAATTCAAATTGTTCATCCTGCAGGTTCTTTAGAGAAGGGAAATGCAAGGTGTTAAAGGATGCGACAGATGGAAGGGCTAATATCGACTTTAACATTGGAAGCAAAACGTGTGAAAAATACACTAAAAAGAAGGGTAAGTAAAAGTATGAAGACAACAAAAGTTTATGGAATCCTGTCATGGGATTGGTTTAAAGACAAGTGTCCAGGTGAAGTTAAAAAACAGAAAGAAATTCCTATGGTTGCTTTTGTATCAGATAACGGAGCGGTTTACGTCGCACCAGGAGATAATCAAGGAATCGAGCATTTTTCAATCTTTGCCGAAAAAGAGTTTAACACATCAAATTATTCAATCAGAAGCGGAGAAACTGGTTTAGATTTTACATTTGAAGATGAAGTTGATCCAACAAGTGACTATCGCAAGATTAAAAACTATATTGATCTTGTCTTACAGGTGGAACCAAACAAAAACAGACCATAAGTATTTACAACTATAGAAAAATGGAGAAATGAGAGGATGGAATGTCAGTGTTAGTATTAGCGGGTAGCATAGGTGCTGGAAAGAGTACATTAGCAGGAATTATGTCGGAGGAGTTAGGTACAAAGGTGTTTTATGAAAGCGTAGATGATAATGAGGTACTACCTTTATTCTATGATGATCCACAAAAATATGCTTTTCTATTACAAATTTACTTCTTAAACAAGAGGTTTGATAGCATTAAAACAGCTTTGGCACACGACAACAATGTATTAGATAGATCAATTTACGAGGACAGTCTTCTATTTCATCTAAATGCCGATCTCGGACGAGCTAATGATATCGAAGTTAAGGTTTATGATGATCTTTTGGCAAATATGCTTGAAGAAATTGACGGCCTTAAATACAAGAAAAAACCAGACTTGCTGGTGCATATCAAAGTATCGTTTGACACAATGTTAAAACGAATTGAAAAACGTGGCCGCGACTTTGAGCAAATCAAAATGATCCTTCATTATACGACTATTACAAAGAATTAAATCATCGTTATGAGAAATGGTTTGAGGATTTTGACGTATGTCCTAAGATTCAAATCGATGGAGATAAATTTGATTTTGTAGAAGATCCTAAAGCTGCAGAAGACGTAATGAATCAAATCAAAGATAAATTAAAAGAAATTGGAAATTTATAATAATTTAAAGGGATGGTAAAAAATGGACAAAAATAAAATTAAGATTTTCACGCACGTCGATTTAGATGGGGTTGCTTCTCCAGAAGTGTTTAAACGATTAATGAATGAGAAGCATTGTCGAGAGTTCGATTATGAGATTGAGTATTGCGACACTGGTAAATATGGAAATATTGATGACAAAATTTATGAATTTCTAGATAGTCTTACAGAAAACCATGAATTTTATGGAATGTACATCATGGATCTTGCTCCAACTAGCAGATCTCTTGCTTTAAAAATCGTAAAAATGGTAGACGCTTATAACATTGACTTTAAATGTTACGATCACCATAAAACTGCAGAGTTTTTAACTGACGTTGATCCTCGATTTATTATTAAGGTGGAGTATGAGGGTTCAAAGATGTCTGGCACATCACTTGTTTATAAGGATTTCTCTAAAGCAGGACTGTTAGACTATTCAGTCTTCATGCTATCAGAAATGGTAAGATCATATGATACTTGGGATTGGCGAAACAATGAACATGATATGTTTAAAGGTCACGCAGGTCAATGGAATGATTTATTCTGGATGATTGGCCGTGATAGATTCATTGAACGCCTATCAAACAATATGGATCTTAATTTTACTGAATCTGAGAAGCTTTTACTCGTTCTCGACCAGGAGAAAAAAGATCGATACATCGACAGTAAAATGAAAATTGCTCATTTTGATACGATGTTCACTGTAGGAAAACCTATGCACTTCGCAATTGTTGACGGAGAGCAATATCACAGTGAACTAGGAAATCATATGTGTTTATATTTAACACATCCATCAACTGGAGAGCTGATTGACTTTGCCGTAATTAGAAATGGTGTAAAGCTATCATTTAGAAGTGTTAAAGAAGATGTTGACTGTAGCGTAATTGCTCAAAACTTTAATGGTGGAGGACACGCAAGAGCTGCAGGCGGAAAAGGTCAACAATGGCCACTAGGATTTTAAAACAATAAAATAATGAAAAGAGGTTTTTATTAATTGGAAAAGATTAAATTTTACACAAAAGACAACTGCCGTCAATGCAAAATGTCTATCATGGTTTTAAAGGGAATGAATTTCGACATGGATAAAATTGATTTTATCTACGTTGATCAAGATGAGAAAGCTTTGAGAATGGTTAAAGAGGTTATGGGGTTCAAAGGAGTTCCTGTAATTGATGCACCTGGCTTTGAGGCATTCCAAGGTTTTAGCCCAGATAAGCTTAGAAAAATAGCTGCTAGCTTTTAATTATTAACTCCCTTTATAGGGAGTTTTTATTTTACCTAAAAGTATATAGGTTTGTTGACAATACTTATGGTTTTTAATATAATTGAATTAAGATATATAACAGGAAAGAGGGATGGTATGAAAAACATTAAAATTAAAGACATTGCATTAATAGTATTAAGTTTGTCATTAATAGCTGTAGTGGCCTTCTCTGCTATTAAAATCAACAAGGTCGAAGCAGCCAGAAAGAGCATTGATGGTAAGTATACAGAGACAATGAATAAGATTAACCAGGAGAAGGCCAATGCAGAAAAAATTGACATAGATAATATGGCTGGGTACTGGATTGGTGCTAGCAAAAGCGATGATGAGGTAAAGATCTACCACATATCTTCTATACTGGAAGATGATATAATTATTAAATCTAGAAGGATTGAATTTAAACCAGACGGAGAGTCAACTATAGCAGATTCTCTAGACGGATCTGGATTCCACGCAGAGTTTACGATTGTAGGATCTGATGAACTAGAGCCTTCTCTGCACGTTATTAAATATGGAGATCTAGTTAAAGATAGAGTTTCTGTTTCCAAAGAGCAGGGATTTGCTAAACTTACAACTGGAGGGAAAAGAGATTATATGCAGCTATACGCTGGAGGAGACAACTTCTACCACATGGCTAGACTTAATCAGAAGGATTTAGATAGAAATAGAGCGTCCTGGACTAAATTAAATAAAGATAACTTCTATAGCAGCTATGTTGTTGACGAACTTGGATTAGATTATGGAGGAAAGTCTGAGGAGGCTTTCGTTGCAGAGCTACAGAAATATAATGATTAATCTAGATTATAAATCGCTCCTAAAGGCATTCTTTGTTATACAGGGTATATTATTCATAGCTCTAATAATAAGTAAGCTGATTAATATTTAATATTTTAGATAAGGTCTTATACACGATGCCTTATCTTTTTATTACTTAATATTATGATATAATATAACTAACGGAGGTATTTAATATAGATATGCTCATTCATAACCGCCTATATTTAGAGGGGAGGCTTTCTGATGCAAAACACATTCAATCGTGTAACCTCTATAAGGAAGTCTGGTTCAAGCTCTATCACAACTATACTTTATCCACTTATTTTATTATTGTGTTGATTTATTCGATATATGATGTTATTCTATCCTTAAAATACAGTTTATTCAAAAGGAGGTGAGAACTTTGTGATAACACTTTTATCAGATGAAAAAAAGAAAAAAATTGTTGTTGTATTCTTGTTATTGCTAATTTCAAATATTTTTTTACTGTCAAGTATTTCTTATGCGCAAACGTCTTTAATCGGTATTGAACTATTTACTAATCAGGTTAGTACAAATAATTCAAATTCTACTTACCAAGCACCACTCATTTTTGATCCAATTTCAAATAAAAAAAATGTTGATTTTAAGGTCACTGGCCAAGCACTTACTGATGTAAATATACTAAACGGACAAAAGCAAGTGATTTTAGTTATTCCCGAAGAATTAATAGGAGAAGTTTCTCCTAATGGACAAGCAAAAATTGAAGTCGATGTCCTATTAAGTGAAAAAGCACCTGTAATTGGTGGTTTATTGGGGACTATTTCAAAATTATTAAAAGATATCCTAGGAATCTTAGGGTTGGTTCTTCCAATCTCTAAACAAATTTCCGCTTTACTTGATAGGCTGTTTAATTTAGGCAGACTTTCATATACAGCTGATATTTTAAATCATGGTTCATATTTATTAATTGACTATGAAACAGGACTTGTATCAGCCATTATTCATAATTTACAAGGTGTTGTAGTTGAGCTACAAAACATTTTAAAAGGACTATCTGGAAATATTTTAATAGGAGCGTTAATTGGCCCCCTTACAACAGCAATAAATAACTTATCAAATGCACTTGCTAATCCATCTGCGGAATTGCTAGATAGCCTAGCTAATGCTTCTATTTTAAGTAATACAGAAGTTGTATTCCCAACAACCATAAATAAACCTCAACATGATATTTATGGAGATATTAACGGTATATCAAAAAAAGACTTCCATATGCATATTGTACAAACTGAAGTCATTGAATTGGATGTTTTTAAAGATTCAAACAGTCTTAGCTCAATATATTTAAAAGCACTTAAACAAGAAAGTTATTCTGACATGGCCTTACCTACTAATTTAAATTTTGGAAAACATACTATTCAAACACTCAATAACGAGGAATGGATAGCAACTAGTACAGGTGAACAAGAAGACGCCCCTACAACAGGAAAAATTTCATTAACAGATACGACGTCTGGGGAAAAGAACTGGCAAATCAAAGTAAAACAAACATCTAATTGGAAAAATCAACAATCTGCTTTACAAAATTCTATTTTAAAATTATATGGGGGTGAGCTAACATATACAGGATTTGAAGACACAGACATTAATTACCCATTTACAAACACTGCGGATTACTTAGAAATTACAGATCAAAACGAAAAAGTACTACTCGAGTTAAACACTTTAGATAGAAGAGGTTCTCTACAATTTGATATTAAAACATTCAAACTATTTATACCTAAAAATCTAAAGAAAGACGAAGGTGTCTATCAAGCACAATTTATTTGGACTGCATCTAATGGACCTTAGGAGGGGAGTTTATGAAGAAAAATTATCTATTTATCATCTTATTAATCTTCTTATTCCCTCTAAAATTAGAAGCAACTACAACTGAAGGGCAAATTCAATTTTTTGAGGGAAATACAGAAGAAAGCAAGCCACTTGTACCACCGGTAGAGGAAAAAGAAGATACTATCTCATCATTTCCAAAAACAATAATTACTTCTGATGTAAATAAAAACAAACAAAGGTTACTTCAAACAAATGACACTATTAATTATAGCATGTCGTTGATTGGCTTTTTACTATTTTTTTATGCTATATACCAATTAAGGAGGAATTTAAAATGAAAAAAAGAATTTTATTAATAACAGGATTATTAAGTGGATGTATCCTATTTAGTTCTACTACATTGGCAGCTCAAAATGCAAATACTGAAGGTAAGATTGAGTACGGAACAGGGGCCTTAACTATCGATCCTAACCCTGTCGACCCAACAGATCCTACAAAACCTATCGATCCTGAGACTGGGCTACCAGAAGTTGAACAACCTGGTGGAAATATGAACAGTCGTTTACCTAAAAATTTAAACTTCGGATATCATATCAATCAAACGACAGCTAAAGAAAAATGGATTGCTAAAAATGTAGATACGACAGGATTAACCGATTTTGATGAGTTGTCAGCTGCTTACAATTCAGCTAGTCAAACAGTGAGCGCTTTACTTGTTGAAGATAATCGTACTGAAGAAGGTAACTGGGAAGTTAAAGTTAAACAAGAGAAACCATTTGCAATAGCTGCTACTCCTACAAAAAATTTAGGTTCTACATTATTATCTATTACTACTGGTGACTTATGGAACAATATTTCTACAACAGGTATTAGTGTTCCTAATTCTATTGTAAATATTGCACCAACTAACCAAGAAGTAAGTCTTTTAACAGCTTCTGCTGGCAATGGTGCAGGAATGACCAAACTCAAACTAGATAAATTTGAGTTGGAAATCCCTGCAAATACTGTAAAAGAAACAGCTTTATATACTGCCGATATTAACTGGGTTGTTTCTGAAACACCTTAATCAACAATTAAAATATAAAAAGGATTTGGTGTAATCTTATGAACATTAAAAAGTGTTACCCATTGATAGGTTTATTATTACTCTTATTTATCCTTCCAATTAATATAGCTTTAGCAGATAATGTTCTTAACAAATTCGATATTAAGAAGGCTCCATCAGAATATCAAATTAATAAAGATGTATCATATTTTGATTTGTTATTAAAACCCGAGCAAGAAGAACATTTAACAGTTATCTTAGAAAATAATTCTAACGAAAAAATCAAATTAAACCTTTCAATAAATAAAGCTATAACTAATCAAAATGGTGTTGTTGAGTATTCTGGAGCTAACAAGGATAATTCAAAAACCGCTCCTTACAACATTGAAGAATTAATCACTCTTAGTGATAAAGAGGTAAATTTAGCCCCCAGCGAAAAAAAGGAAGTAACTTTAACCGTAAAAATGCCTAAAAATGAATTTTCTGGTACTTTAGCTGGCGCCTTATACGTAATAGAAATCCCTCAATCTGAGGCAACAAATACAATTCGTAATATTCTCTCGAGGGAAATTGCTATTTTACTGAGTAATAGTACAAAAGAGATTACACCAAATATTATTTTTAATGATGCTAAAGCTATTCATAATAACGAACGTAATGCGATTGAAGTCAATATGGAAAATGTTACAGCCACATATATAAAAGATGTAACACTCACTTATGATATTAAATATAAAGAACAAACCTTTATGAAAGGAGAGCAAAATTCTATAAAAATTGCTCCCAATAGTTTATTTTCATTTGTTATCCCAATAAATGATAAAAAATTTTTAGCAGGGGACTACAACGCACAAATTAAAGTAAAGTCCGGTAATAATGTTTGGGATGAAACTCTTCAATTTTCTGTAGAAAAAGAAGAAGCAAACAAATTAAATAATTCAAATGTTGCTTCTAAAGAAGAAAAAAGTTTACCGTGGTCTACAATTATACTGTCACTAGTTCTGATTACTTTTATTGGTTTAGTTTTTTATTTAATTTGGAAAAATAAACAGCTAAAACAAAAAATAAAGAAAAAGAAAAGAAGAAAAAAAATCTAATAATCTATTAAAAAATCTCTGGTTCATTATAAAAATGAATCAGAGATTTTTTATATAAATTGACAAACCAAGATTATATCGTTAAAATATAGTTACATTTTTAACGATAGAGGTGTTCTTTTATGTCTTATAATGAAATTTACAAGTCAAAATATACAACTATTGATGTCAAAGAAGAATATCATAAAAGATTTAACTCTTATTCATCAATGAAAACTAATTTTATAATTAGCCCCATGAACAAAAAAATTGGATTTAAGATTAAAGGGACTGAATACAATCTTTTCCTCAATAATCTACCTAAGCTAACATACTTGGTAAGCGAATGTCATAAGGAATCAACGAAGCTATCTGTTCTCTTGGAACATCTTTCTAAGAAGCAAATTGATGATTACTTACACTATTTACTCATAGAAGAAATGCAATCAACGAACGAATACGAAGGTGTTAAAAGTACTCGTAAGGAACTAGGTGAAGCTATTCAAGCCATCAAAAAAAACGATGAAAGTCATCGTTTTTATGGTCTTAGTAAACTTTATTCTGAAATTGCTAATGGTGAGAGTAAATTAATCCAAACTCCAGCTGATATTCGTTTAATTTACGATGACTTAGTATCTCCAGAAGTTGATTCTGATAATCAATTAGATGAGTTTTCACTCTTTAGAACTGATTCTGTTCAAGTTGGTGGAACAAGTGGAGCAGTGCATTTTGGTGAAGATCCTGACAAAATTGAACAGCAACTAGCAACGATGCTTAATTTTATTAATATGCCGGATGAAGAATTTCCCAATATACTAAAAATCATTATTTCTCATTACATGTTTGAATACATTCACCCATTCTTTGATGGTAATGGTCGTGTAGGTCGTGTAGGTCGTTTTATCTTATCTAATTACTTAGCAAAAGAATTGGATATTGTTTCTAGTTTACTTATGTCTCGAGCAGTTAAAACAAATCGTCCTAAATACGAAAAAGCTTTTTTAACCATTTCTGAAGAAGACAATTTTGGTGAAGGAACATTCTTTGTTATAGCGTTATTAGAATTACTTTTAGATATTCAAAAAGAAATAGTTTTTGAATTAAAACAAAATAATCAGTTACGCTATCAAGCTAAAGTTAACTATCAAAAAGAACTATTAGATGTTCCTTTTGCCTTTGAAGTCTTTCAAAAATATTTTGACCATTTACTTTACTATCCTGGAGAAGTATTATCACGAAGAGATATTATTGATTCTGTCGATGAAGATATCTCTCCTTATATGATGAGAAAAATAGAAGCAGTTCTTTTAGAGAAAGGCCTCATTGAACAGATAGGGGAAAAGCCAGTAACTTATAGAGCAGTCTCCTCTATAACAAATCTATTTAATTAATAAGATGGCCTGATACAAAATATAAATAAATTATATTTAAAGTAATATCTAAACTAATAATACTATGCTCTTGGAAATTCATTTTTCTAAGAGCTTTTTTATAATACCAATAGACCATATTTAAACAAAAAATTAGGTGACTGACTTTGATACACTTCGCCAGTAATTACTACAAGAGGATTCTGATTCTTTTTAACACAGAACTACTAACTACTCATCTAAATTTTTTAAATCGGTTAAAAACCTTCTCTGAACACTATATTTTCTAAAATATTAGGTTTTTATTTAGTTGGTTTACATAAGATATATTATACGAAGTAGTTTTAAAAAAATAAAAGAGGGGTAAAACACCTATATAATAAGCATTTTAACCCAATATTTAGATTTTGATATCATACTTGGTTTACATAACACGTTTAAATAATTACTATATATAAGCCAGGTCAGACATTTTGACTATATCCTTTGCAGTTTTTATCACGTCCTCGTCATAATCATCACTTTTTGCTATCTGATCAACTAGAATAATAGCAGCAAAGTTTATATGTGTCATTTGGTGAACCATATAGTTCATCATTTTAAATTCTAAGCTCGCATCAATAGAGTATTTTTCCATTAAAAAACCTCGTTCCTTAAGATATTCAGAAAACTCAACAGACAATCCCAGCCGCAAATTAAATTTTCTATGTTCTCATTTTACGAACAAACGTTCCCTTTGTCAAGAGAACAAAGATAAAAAATGATGTAGATACTTATGTTTCAAAAATATAGAAGGTATAAAAAGGAGGGAGTCAAGGTAAATTGGTACCCACCCCCCTTATAGAAGACTTGCTTTTAACTAGATTGAAACACCAGACACCCAGTAACCGCCAGTTGCAACACCATTTTTAGTATCAGATACTGGCATCCATCCATATCCGCCACTTCTTGGTTGTCTAACCCAAACATGTCCATTTTTTTGAACAAGAATCTTGTCATAAACAACTGAACTACCTTTTGGAAGTAGGGCTAGTTGACCAAGATTAATTGGATTTGCATGATCTCCAGAAGATGTTCCTCGTAATTTAATTCCAACTGGAGTTGTAATTACTGCTGTCCCCTTTTTAGAAATCCAACGATCAGTTACAGCTGGTTTTGGTGCTGGAGTTGACGGTTTGGCTGCAATGTTAATGCCAGATTCAACAAGATCCTGCTCTAATACCCAACTCATAATCCCTGCCATTAGGTAAGCTTTCTTACTTTTAGATTGACTTACATTTTTAGTTTGAATAATATTGTAAGCTTTTCCAATTACAAACGGGCTGATTTTTTGACCAGTTTGATAATGAGTAGCCCATTTAGCAATCGTTCCACGTTTTAATCCAGTAGACGGTGCTACAGGTTTAGGAGCAGTTGGTTTTGGTGCTGGTGTAACAGGTTTTCCGCTCAATCTTTGAGTTTCTGCAACGATTAAAGCACGTACCGTGTTCCATCTTCCTTCATTAAGAATCTTAGAAGGACACCATTTACCGTTCCAGTCATAGTGACGCTTAACGTTATCTGGATGAGCTGCAATTCCTTCTTGAACCATAATTGCTGCAGCAATTTTCACTGCATTTGCTTCTGCTTTTACATACTGAGATTGTTGTCCAGCAAGTAAGTTAGTTGTATTACGGTTTCGGTCATAGTTTTTACAGATTTCAATATGAATCGTGTTTCTATTACCGTACCCATTACCACCATCACCAGAAGCCCAAGCATTACGATTAAAAGGAATAACCTGCACTGCTTGAACGTCATCTACAGCGATATGAAACGATGTTTCATTCCAGTTTCCGTTATGATAATCTGCTTCATTTTGAGCTGTAGCGCTATTATCCGTGTTGTGGATTGTGATTTTCTTTGCGTTTAATGCGTAGGGACATTTTGTACCCCATTTACTTGATGCTACTAGTTGTGCTTTGTAAGGAACTCCATTCCAATTTGCCATTCAATATTACCTCTTTCGAATTTTTATTTGAAAGAAGTTCCCTATTTCACCTTATACCCTTAGACTAATTTTAATTCTTCTGGTTTGTAAACCTGTGTAATACGATCGTCCCCAGCCGTATTGAAATAACTAACATAGATTAAACCATCTTGAATTTGATTAACGACTGCCTTATTGCTGCTTTCTTCGATGATAGCTTTGCTACGAGGTGATAGATACTTGTCATCTAAAACCTTTTGTAAGTCGACAGGTGTTACGATGTCATTAATTTCAAACATATTATGCCACCCCCATTTCGTTTTTATTTAAACCAGCTACGTATCCATTTTTCATTGCCGCAACAGAGTCCTCGATCATAGCGTTAAGCTCTACTTCTGAAATTTTAAGACCATTGGCGCGTAAAATCTCAATAGCTTGATCTTTAGCTTCTTCGAACTTGTTGTCGATTCCTTCATTTTTAGCAATCTGCTCAACCGCGTTAACTGCAATGTCAATTGACGCTCTCTTAGAATTAAGTTTTTTGTCAATTCCTTTAGCGTTAAAATATGATCCTACACGTTGCGCTGCATAGGTGATTACACCTACAACTCCTGCTACTACTAAATTTACTACTGCTTCTTGAATTTGAATCATTTTCAAATTCCTCCTTTGTTTTTATTTTACATAGGTGATTCTTATTTTCGGACGACTAGATCCACCGCCCGCACCATAAAAGTACCCATAATAATCTAGAATAGTTGTTGGCGCATAGAGTATTAACCCTTTCGCCTTGTTGTCTCTTAATAAATTGCCAAGCTCATTCGGCATTACTAACCATTTAGCTTCTCCACGACCTTTGTAGTAATCTTTTCTAACTTGGTTTTTTGTATACTGAAACGTATTAGGCCTACTTGCCGAGTTATGATAACCAAGTACGGAATATCCTCCAGCAAAGTACCAGAAATGTTCATTTCTAAGATATACTTCAACTTTTTCTATCCTGGCACCAGCTAACTCTCTTCTGATTGCCGCATGATCAAATCCAATCATGGATTTTTGAATACCCCAATCATATTCCGCCGTATAAGGAGCTCCATATCGACCTTGGTGACAAATTGTATTGCCACCAAGCCAGTTTGGTTTCTGTGTTCCAGAGCCACCATAACTTTGACTCCAGGTACACTCAAATGTTTTAACGTATCTTTGCTCGCTTATCTTACTAAAACCTTTTCCGTTACTTCTCATAACTTCTGCTTTAATCCACCTTTTACCGTCACTTCTAAAAACGTCGGTGGTTTCATGCCATTTCTTACCATCACTTCTATAAATACCTGCCATTAGTCAACCTCCTTACTTAATCCAGATATCTCCAGCCTTACCGACTGGTGGCTGACCACTTTGTAAATATAGTTTTCTTCCTTGAATAGAAATAGATTGATCGAGATAGAGTCTTTCATCGGTGTCGCTAAAATACGCAAGTCGCTTACCTTTACTCCAATTGTAAACACCAAGATACCTACTTCCACCGTTTCTATAGAATCCCATACCTTTACCAACTTCGTCATTATCTAATGCTAACTTAAAGCCAACTTCGTTGTTCTTGGCATTCATTAGAATATGATTCATTGCTGTCATCTGTCCATTTGTTTCAAACGCCACAGTATTAAGGCCGCCTGTTTTAATTGTGATTCGACCATTGTCATCTGCTGAGATATTAGCCTTTTCTCCAAGCTTAAAATCCTTGGCAATTAAAGACTTCTTAATAGTGATATTTTCCTCAAACGTATTAGAACTATCGAGTATCGGTATTTTTTTATAGCTTACACCACCGATTTTATCGGCATCTAAACCGCTATCTTTTCCATGATTGACCTCAGTCCAAACTTTTTTTCCATTGTATTTAAAGTCTCCATTACCAAGTAAATCAAGTCCAAGCTTCTTATTACCTAAACTAAAAAGATCTGTTGCTGAAACATGTGCTACTCGAACCTCTTCATTTCTAGCATTTTTGGCATTTACATCAACGTTATTATCAATACTTATGGTTCCTTTGATATTACCACCAGATCGCTTTATGTAATGATCATCATGATTGTGCTTTTTAAACTCCGCGTAGTCCTCTTCGTGCTTTTTGAGAGCTTCTTTATTTTTCCTAGAGGCATCATGAACTTCATTTATTGCCGATGCTAAACTATCTTTGTTAGTAGTCTTTAAATCATCGATACTACCAGTTACATTTTTGATTTCTGTCAACGTAGCTTCTAACTCTTTCCCGCCAGATGTCCATCCGACTTCTTTTCCGTCATTCATTACATTGTCAAAAACTCGTCCATCAGATGTGATTAATTTATAGACCACAATTTTTGGATTGTTGATTTCTCCATAAGGAGTGACTGATAAAAGGCTCATTTTATTAACCTCTATTTTCAACCCAGGATCTATACCTTTGATATTAGTAATACCATACAATCCTTTTAGCTTTAAAGTCTTATAATCTACGCCATCTAATGGAATACCCTTCATTAATAGGTCTGATAGATTGCCGACGATTTCATTCTTCTCATCGAGAACTGTTAGCATACCTGCGTTTGTTTGGAAATGATATCTGACGTCTTCTTGTTCAACTTTTCCAGTAACGTCGTATGCTGCATTTTTAATGTTAACCATTTATTACTCTCCTTCTACAGTAAGATTAGCGTCCAGGCGTTTCCCATTTTCAAATGCCCCATCTACACCGCTAACTAACTTTCCAGACTCTTCATTCGAGAAAACTAATGAAGGAGATCTTTGAATAGCTCCAGTTTTGCCAGTTACAACCATTTTTCTACCATCATTATACAAGTCCTGGATGATAACAATGTCATCCTTTTGAATCCATGAGTGCAGATTTTCTGGTAGTAAGCATTCGTGAAGCTGTCCATTAATCTCAACTTTGATATCATAGCCTTTCGGCATTTCAACGACCGCGCCAATAACTGAGTTAGTCGTTGAAACTTTAGAAATTGTTGCATCTACGATATCTTGCATCGCCTGGAGTAACACCTTTTGTGCCTCTGAATTATTCATTTAATTCACTCCTACAATTCTTTGATAAAGTGCAATCCTGCACCTGCTCCTTTTGGCCTACTATCTCCAACATATGTTTCAGAATATAACATCCAACTCTCACCATTAGTTTGAGGGTTTACACCAACGTTATTATCTTTTTTTGAGATATAGACTAGAGGTTTTAACCAGTTCTCTCTCTCATGACTTACTGCATCACCTATTTTATAGGTAGTGGCTTCATTCCAGTCACCTTTGTAGAATGCGTTTAAACCAATCGCTCCAGTATCTCCTTTCGAAGATATTCTAACCCACATATCTGATTTTGTAGGCTTGTTAGAATCATTAGATACATGATCCTTGCTGCATAAAAATAGATCTCCATTATCACCAATTACCATATTTTGGAATTTATAAGACTTTCCTGTAGTCCAAACTCCGACAAATAGAAACTGCTTGATATAAGAGTCCCAGATTTTTTGCTTGTCCTCAATGAACCCTTGAACATTATCATAAAAGAACTGTTCAACTGCCACCAAAGAGTCGGCAAACTTGTTCCACACTTCTGGAGTAATCATATATTCCTCTAATTCTGCAGAAAGTGTAGCTAACTCGTTTTGCTCGTCATTCGTCAACTTAGGTTGAATCTTAAGCTGAGTCAATCTTTGAGCTGACTTTAATTTGTCATAAGGTAGATCGAAAAGCTCTGTAAACTCATCGACACCCTCTGGAAACTTGCTTCTACTTACCATGTTAACTCTCCTTACTTAACTCTCTAATTAATTATATCACCGAATGTTCCTGTTGTAAATACTTATGTCTTAATTATCTTTTTTTATTTTAAATCCGATGGAATCTGTTGTGGCATTAGAATTATTAAACACTGTTTCTGCAGTTAGCGGAACTCCATATAGATTCATAAAATGTACACCCCCAACAGACATAGTATCTTTATCCGACTCATCATCTAGTAGATTCCAAACCTTATCCATTGTTCTTATCTCATTCATAACCAATGATTTAACTTTGTCGTTATCGTCAGCAATCGGTAGAAGCTTATACAAGAAGTTTATTCCTGGATTCTTAATGCCTCTAAGATTAGTAATGATTCCACTCCACATTTTACTATCACACAAATTATAAATTGCGATAGCTATTAGATACGCTGCCACATAATCTTCGCTTGATCCCTCAAACAATCCATTCAATTGTTTTTCAGCTAATTCGATTAGTTGACTTTTTTTCTTGGACTTTTCGACCTTTGGATATGCTAATTTATATCGATCTTTTCCACCATGTAAAAACTCTGCAAACCCTTCTTTAAACCATATAGGTATATCTAACATCGTATCATGGCCAAGGTAATCGTTCGTAACGGCATGAAACATTTCATGTCCTAAAACTCTGTCTGCATAATCAGCCTCACTTCTTCCGTTTGCTCCACTTTCGCTTTCAAAGTCAAGCTTGCTAAAGTCTGCTAAATCTATTTGAAGTGTTTGATTTTTAGTTGTTCCGTAAGAAGTAACACTGGCTTGCTCTCCTCCAAGCTCCATATCCACAAACCTAACTACAATAGTAGCATTCCCACTTCCGCTAATATTAAACACATCTTTAATTCTCTCTTCCGCAAGAGATAACCAGCCATAATTATTAATACCTACCATAAAGGCATTGACAAGAGGTTTGAACGCTTCTCCGTACTCTACGCCAGTATAATATAGTTTATGAGCTGAGATACTCATTTTTCCATCTACTTTTAGATCTAGTGAAAAGCTGTCTATTAAATACCTTGATTTAACACCAGTTATAGGGTTTGGAACCTCTATAATATCGTTAACATCTAATAGATATATAGGAACGGCAGATATTTCACATTTCTCCTGGAAGTTAGATACTTTCCATATTTCAAATTTTGCTCTAGAGTAACACTGATCATCTGTGACATACTTAGACTCTGTGATAACCTTAGTTCTTGTTCCTATAGCATCAACATTAAACGGATTCTTCGCATCAGTTATCCTCACTTCTCCATTGGCTGTAATGCCAGTTTTATCGCTCATTTCACCGACAACAAGAACTCTGTTCCTTATGTCTTTTAATACGTAATCCTCTTTGAACTCTATCATCAAGTCTTTTCCATCTATCGCATCATTCGAAAATGACCATTTTGGATGCTCAAACTCAGTTTCCTTTTGTACAGATATTTTGTAAAACTCAAATTCTCCTTTTGTATTATAGCCACATGTATAGTCCATATACATATCTCTTAGCTTGCTAATTATCTCGATCTTTTCTTCCCCTATACCAAATTCCATAGTATAAGGAACCGTTTCAGATGGCAGGCTTTCCTGGATATACCCAAATTTTGTTTCGCCAAGATCCTCCATTACTTTTCTAATGGTTTCTGATATAGGCGTTCCTGGAGAGATTTTAATCATGTTCTCAAGCTCGTCGCTCTCGAATCTTCCCATTTTATCCTCAAGTCCAATTGTTATACTCGATGTAGCAGCATCTACAGACACTCCAGCTTTATCAGCATAAAACGTACCAAGCAAGAAGTTAACTGTATGATCAATCATACTTAGATCTTTTATACCTACATATACTCTAAAAATCCTTCCAAACCATACTAGGCTGCTTGCAGAAGGAAAGAAGTCTGGATCAAATTGAACCTCTAAACTTCCAGTTCTCCTAATTAATGAAGAGCTCTCTACTCTTATGTTTCCACTTTCACACCTTCCAGATACCGTCTCCAATACAGTGTCGGTGGCCTCATCTAAAACCTGGATTGTAACATCCAGGTTTCTGATAGGCTGAGAGTGCACGCTATATGCATTAAAAGGAAGGTCTTCATACCTAAGACTGTCAACAGCGTTAGGTATTGTATGATCCTTATATTGTTTTGTTAATAGTACAGGTTCGTCGTGACTCATGCTCATGTATTATCCTCCATTGTTCCAAATTATTTCCCCATCTTCATCGAATGTATACTTAGACTTACCAGCTGATCCAATTAATCCACCTTTGGACATTGTTTCATATTCCAGTTCTCCGATTTCTACATAGTTAAAAGAAATATCAGAAAGATCTTCTAGATTTCCCTCTCTTGGTGTTTCGGTAACAGAATGCACAGCAGCAACTGTCATATCACCATTGCTATTTCTGATAACCTTAGCTCCACCTTTTTGAAGGAAATTAACTATACTCTCTCTCAACTCTCTTTCACTTCTACCGTTTATCTTTGTTCCTCTTGAGTTAATCTGCTCATCAGTTAATGGTAAGAAGCTCATACTGCTAGTTCTATAGTTTTGGTTTCCAGATACAACAATAGGGTATCTTCCATTTAAAGTTTGCATTTCTGAATAATTCTTAACATGTGTCACAGTGTCTTTCTTGAGATCGTACTCAACTTTGAAGTTATTTTGAAGATCTGATATAAACACCCCATCATACTCTACGCGTACAGACTTGTTAGTCTGAGTCAAATCTCCAAGTATTTTGTCAGCTACTGGCAAGATCGCGTACTCGTAGTTTGCTTGATTCTCGGCCAATCTATCCACGAATGAGTAGACGTTAAAGTCTTCATCATAATCCCACATACCAACGAGAAGCCACTCGTTCGTCTTGTTTATATCCCTTCTATATAACTGTATCTTAGTTACGACATGTCCATCTGCTCCAAGTGATCCAGCCTCCAAACTTCCTTTGAATTTAGCATCCATGATAGTTTTTAGCTGCCAATGCTTAGGTTTTAGCATTTCTTGACCTATCTTAGTGTCAACACTGATAAATAACTCGTCCCATAGACCAGCTCCCATCGTGACTTCGTCAAGCTCAGCTGTAGAAATTGCCGTATCAAATACATTTCCATGAAGTCCTACCCCGAAATAATTGTAATCTATAATCATATTTCATCCACCTCATAAGGTACTATTGTCATCTGAACTCTGTACTCAATTACCTTTATATAAAGGTAGAATTTTCCAAGCTTAAGATTTTTGATAGTATTTGATTTTGTTCGAGACTTAATTCCTCCAAGCTCCTTCTCACAAGTAATATAGTCATCATGCTTTATGAATTTTATATGAGGATGACCATTGTCTTCTTTTGCGAAGTCTAACATTACTCCATTAGGGATATTTTCGCACCAAACCTTTGCCACCCAGTCACTGGCCTTTGCCATTCCTAACCTTGTATACATCAAAGGTTTTTCTTTTGGAATTATAATCCATTCATCTTTCCAGTAACTGTAAGCCACGTCATTCGCTATATCCATTCCAGGAACAGATGGCTTAACCTGCGTTCCAAGAAGTTGTTTCAAGTAAGACTGAACTAAAACCTGTCCATTTTCTGGCTGCGCCTCAGCTACGACAATACCCTCAAGTGCTGGTGTTATAAACTGTGGTATAAACTCATGATCTTCATAATGGTTGATTCCATTTTTGGTTCTAAGTCTGATACCTACGTAGTACAGCCTACCTTTTACTAGGTTGGTCATTCTTTCTTGTAAAACATTTGGTGTGGTAGTATCTGGAATCCTAACTGGATACTTCGTTATAGCCTGTTTGTTTTGATCTAGTAATGTAAATTGAAATGTTTCGATGCGTTCGCCTTGCTCCTGGCGATATATGACCTGCATCATAATATCATCATTAAAAATATAGTTCTCATTGTCTAAACTATCAAACTTCAATGATGGAGTGGCTAAACATAAAAACGAAACCTCTGGAGACCATTCCGTAAACTCACCATCTACTTCTACTCTAATACTAGCCCAATACGTTTTCCCGTTCTCCAAAGATCCCTTTGGAACGATGTGACTTTTGTCAAACTTAGTCGATATGCGACTATATATTGGATCAGAGCCATCCTTAGCTTCCCTAATCTTTACTTCGTTTTTTAATACCCGACTAGATCCAAGATACAAATACGTAAATTGATAATCGTTTTTAGCATCAAAATTAGCTATTGGATTTAGATATGGTTGCATTGATTATTCTCCTTTCAATTAAATACCCAGAAGAGACTAACTCTTCTGGAGTATAATTATTCCTTGCCATGAATCTTCTGCTTAGTTGCAGCTGGTAATGTTTCAAGAACTTCTCTAAACCCATCAGTATCTTTAACATTAGGAAATTCCAGTATCTGACGTTCGATTAAATAGCTTCCATTTCCTTCGCTGACTACAGCCGACTGTAAAGCTGATTTAAGAGATTCTGATATGATATTGCCAAGTTCATCTGCAATATTTCTGAATCCTTCCTCAAATCTAAGGCCAACCTTGTCAACAAGTGCTTCATATTCTTTACTTATTTCACCGTCACCCATTCCAGAAATAATGTCCTTATTACTGTTTAGGTACTCTCCGTAAATTCTAAGAATTTCATCGAAGTCTCCAGTGTCAATTCCAGGGATATCATCTAATACAAAGCCGTATGCTTTTTTCAAGTCATTTAAGGCATTCATTAAATCATCCTCAGAGCTAAATTCTCCATCCCTTGCTTGATCCAAGATATCAGAAAGATCTTTGAAGTAGTCTTTTCTTTGATCGTTTTTAAAGTCAATCAAATCTAATTCTGCTTTTTCTAAGTCCTCTTTTACCTTGTCGATTTCTGTCTGATTAGCAACATATTGCCAGTCCCACGTACCATCGTCATTTCTAACAAGTGTCTGAACGTCTCGCTCATTATTAAGGTTATCCAGCTTTTCTTGAAGCTCTAATACAGTCAATTGTTTATCTAGATACTCTAGATCTTTCTTAGAAACAGCTTCCTGTCTGTCTAGCGCCTCAAGCTTTTTATCATAGAGATCACTCTCTAAATCAATTGCTCTTCTTCTAACCTTGTCGAGCTCTAACTCTTTTTCAATCCCTGTAACCCATTTATCTTTGAAGTTTTCCCATTGTTTTAATGTTTTTCCATCAAACATGCCTTTTGCAATGTCGTCCTGTAGAACATCTAAACGATTTTCCATCAAGTCCTTATTAGCTTCTAAAATATCAACTGTTAGGTCTTTCAAGCTTCCTCTAACATCATCAATTCTATCTTGAAGAATCTTCCATTCATAGCTGCCTTCTCCAACCTTCTTTTGCTCCTCAAGCAATTTAGCTAGACTAGATCTGGCAGAGCCGTACTCATTTATTTTAGATTCGTAAATTGCCTCTAGAAGACCAGTTTTACCGCTGTTGTCTTTACTTATGGCTTCTTGTATAGATAACAGGTATTCAATCTCTTCCGTGTAATCTGAGGCCTTTTCAGCAAGCTTGTCCATTAAATCGAACTCTAATTCATATCTGCTTTTTACTGCTTCCTTGATTGAGTTTTGGGCTTCTGTTATCGCATCCTGGTAATCGGCTAATGATCCCTCAAGTGACTCTCTTTGAGAGGTTGTCAATCCTGTATCATTTAACATTTCATTGGCTTGCTCTGCAGCTTCCTTGTTAACTTGAATTATCTTACGATACATATCCTCTTGAAGTTTTAGTTGCTCTACGATGAAGCCATGAGTAATTGAGTCCTTCTCCGCCTGTGTTTTGGCGTTCTTAATAGCTTCATCGTATCTTTTAGACATTTGACTATATGCCTTCGTATAATCATTGTTTACCTTCTCTAATGATTTAGTCCATGCGGTATAACTTCCGTCTTTCTCTACGCTTGTTTTTCCTAAGACATCAGAAGGTTTTATGGAATTTACCTTTGATACTTTGCCATTAGAGAAGTCTGACTGCATTTTCAACAATTGATCATATTTATTCTTCTCAATTGTAAGTACTTGATTAGATACCTTTGCAGTTCTATCGATGTTCTTTTTAGAATATCCATCGAGGGCTTCATTCAATCTAGCTTCCAGTGCGAGTCTTTCTTCAAACTGCTTCTCAAGTTTTGTCTTTCTACTTAAGTCAAGCTTGTCAAAACTTGCTGTTCCAAGGTCACCAAATGATGTGTCGCTCATCAAGCCTTCTTTGAGGTTTTCGATGTTTGATTTTACTTTACCTAAATTTCTCTCCATGATGCTTGAGAATTTATCTAGGTCGCTGTTTAATCTATCCATCTGTATATCTTTTATTCTAGAGTTATATTCTATAATAGCATCTGCATTATTTAATATCTCTGTCTTAAGATCCTCTAGCTTGCCTTTGACATTTTCCGCATTTTCATCGTGCTTAACATACATTTTAGATAAAGAATTAAACTCATCAGTAAGAAGAGATATACTATTCTTACTCATATTTAATCCTTCTTCGTTCATTGTAAGTTTAAGCTCGAAATCAGCGTCATCAATTAGAGATATCTTTTTGTTTGATATATCCGTATTGTTCTTAATCGCCGTTAGTAATGCATCAGTTTTCTTAAATCTACCGTCTAGAGCTTTTGCCTCTTTAGATTTCTCAGCTGACTTAATGTCATCGTTTATCTTAGTCTTGTCGTGTTGAAGGCTAAGTATCTTACTATTTAGGTCGTTGATTTGATTATAAAGATCTTTGTACTTATTAAGGTTTTCATTAGCCAATGTAACAGCATCTTCGCCCTTTATACTCTTCGCATGACCTAGGTTTGTCACCTTGTTGCCGCTAGTTTTGAATCCTTGCTTTCTCAAGTCTGAAAGAATTGCATTCATTTCATCCTGTTTGGCTCTCTTCATATCTTCGTTATGTCTAATTTGTTGCTGTGTCAACGAAATTTGTTGCTTATAAAGGGAGATAAGTTTAGTTTCATTATCTTTTGCGGCATCTATTGAATGTTTTAGTTTCTCCATAGAATTTTCGATTGGAAGTCCGTTAAATAGCTCTTTGCTCCAATATCTCCAAACGTCTTGACTAATCTTGTCGTTTGCATATCTAGGATTACCTTTAGATCCAGATCCTTTGGACATTGACTTGTTAGCACCTTCGACAGCTTGACCTACAGCCTGTGCACCAGTAGAGAATGATGATGCAATGCTTTGACCTATGGAGGCAGCAATTGATTTACTTCCTTTGCCTTTTACTGTAACGCCAGAAGCAGCTAGTGCTTTTAACGATGTTAACGAAGCATCTTCGACACCCTTAAATGTTATATTAACAACCTTTCCGTCCAGTGTTGATACTTGCGTTTGAACATTTGATGCGACTGTGTAAAACTTACTTCCATCCGCCATGATAAGCACATTTGGATCTGACTCATCAACTGTGACGGCTTTTTTTTCTATGTTAGCAAGCGTGCTTTCTGCTGTTTGCCCGTCTGCTGTAACCACAACTTCAACTTCGCCAGCTGAGCTCTCCATAACTCCGACAACACCCTGTAATTCACTTGCGGCTTGATCTCCGTCAACTCCAACTGGAATTTTTATTGGTGGCGGAGGTGTGGCAGCAATATTCAATTTGCTTGCAAAGTCTAAGGCAAATTTAGCCTCTGGTTCGACTGGAATTTTAACAGACGTATCCATTAGGGCTGCCGTAATTTGTGTTGACAAACCACTTGTTGTTCGACTGTCAATCTCCGCATTCACTTTTGCTGTAGCCTCAGTGTTCTCTGCGGCCGATATGATGTCGTTCTTAATACCAGATGTATCTCCGACAACCTTCGGATTAAGTTCCATCCCTGTAATTTCCTGTATAATAGATAATGCATCAGTTTCATCTACTTCCAGTTTCATCATTAGGCTCATGATCTCGTTAGCGCTCAGTTTATCCATATTTTGAACCAATTCGTCAATTGTTAATATTCCATCTGACGCACCGTCAACCTCTATGTCTATTTTCTTGAATAAATCTGCGTCGTCTATAGCTGCTAGCTTTTGACTAAAGTCTAAGGCCTTTTCTATATCAACTTCGCCAGTTCCTTCAACAACCAACTCAAACTGTTTGGCAACGGACTCTGGAAGGTTATAGAAGTTATCAAGTTCTTCTATGTTTACAAAGCCGTCTTCCTTAACTAGGTTGAATTTTATCGCCAGCTCCTTATCAGCTGTAGATAGACCATCTATGTCGGCTTGCATATCTGCAAGAACCTTCCCCCAGTTATTTCCAGTCTCTTCGGCGAATCTCTGAGTTACACCAAGTATAGACTTTCCTTCGTCACCCCATGTGGCTAGCTCTGCAACATATGCGGCTTTTGCACCTCGCATACTGTTTACTAAATTATTTATCTCTTCATCGGTATATCCGAGACTTTCTTTTGCGTATTTTCTTACGCTATTCTCGACGGCTCCACCAGTCTTGTCTAGTTCGGCGTTCAATCCCTCTAGTGACTTCTTGACATTTTCTGTATTCTCACCCCATGCCGCAGTGTCATTTGAAATTGACAAGAATTTACCTCCAGGATCTAGTGTTTTAATCAATTCGTGCTGTTCTTTTGATAGAACTCCACCATTTTCAATTACTTTATTTACACCTTCTAAAGCAGTTTTTCTAGTATCAATACTTCTAAGTTCTGTTGCCATTAGTCTAACAGACTCTTTGTTTAAAGCAGGAGGAAGCACATTATCTTTTGCGCTTGCGACTAAATCGCTCCTCTGACCAAGTAGGTCGTTCATCCTTTTAGTATTCTCTTCGGCAACCTTTGCTGCTTCTGGAGACATCCACTTCTGCTGCTCTGGCGTAAATAGATTTTGCTGCATCATCTGAGTTACATTCTTGGCCATTTCGCCATAAGTCATAGTACCTTCATTTACAGCTTGACTCCAGCCCTGGATAATCTTCTTCTGTTCTTCGGCAGCCCCAATTGGTAGCTCATGTTTTTCGTCAAGTTCAGAAAGTATATCATTACCAGTATACTTCGTACTCTTCTTAACAGCTTTATTTAATTCTTTACCTTTTTCAGCATTAATTCTCTTAGCTGATCGCTCAACTTCCGCCATTTTTTCAAGAATCTCGTCAATATTATTACTATCAACTTTGATATCAAGTCCGTACTCACCAGCAAGATCTTCGATTTGTTTCTTGTATCCTTCAAACTCACCTTCTGTGAAGCTGATTCTTTGAACTGGCTTATCTCTTCCTTCTTGCTCTGCAAGCTTAGTTTCCTCTTCCAGTTTTTTACGCTTGTCTTTAATGGTCTTATCTAGATTAGTTTTAGTATCTTCAACCTTTTTGTATGTTCTAGCAGAATCAAGTCCATCCTTAACGACCTCGTTAAGCTTTTCTTGCTCTTTTCTATACTCGGAAACTTTTCGTTTTGTCTTGGCCATGCTGCCGCCCATATCATTTATGGCACGTCCAATACCTCCAAATACATCAACGCCAGCCATTTGAAGTGCAGTCATTCCAATTAATGCAATATTTAGGAAAGGTATAAATTTACCGAACAGTCCGATTACTGATCCAAGACCAGTCGCCATACCGCCGAACATTTTTCCTCCGCCTTTGCTGAACGCTCCTAATAGCTTGCCGCCTTTTCCTCCACCTATAATTCCAGAAATTACGCTTAGGTTTCCAACGACTCCGCCCATAGTGTCTCCAATTGCTCCAAATCCCTTGTTAACCATCTTCAATCCAAGATAGGCTCCACCAAGTTTTAAAGCATTTTTAACAAATCCCATAAACTGGTCATTAGATGCTAATTCATTGGCTTTTGCCAAGCCGTCAGTAAGGATTCCTAAAACCCCATTAACGCCCTCTCTACCACCAGCTATTGTATGCAAGAACTTCTGCCATTCTGCTGTTAGTTGAGCCGTTTTGTACTGAATAGAATCTTGTTGACTCTCGAACTCTTTGAAGGCAGATCCACCCTCTTTATTTGCCAGATTGATTTGATCTTGAGCCTCGGCAGTTGCTTTCTGTGCTGCATCCCAGTTCTTAACAATACCTTGTAGGATCGCTGCGTGGTTTTTACCTGCCGCATACGTTGTGGCTGTTGTTCTATCATCGCCATCAAGCTCTCCCCATTTAGAAGACAAGTCGCTTAAGATGTCATATGTTGATCTTAATTCGTTATTCTCATCTTTTAATGCAATACCCTTGCTAGCAAACCAGGCACTTCTTTCTTTGTCGGCCTTTGTCATACCAGAAGACATTTTACCGAAGTTGATATCGATTGCTCTTAGGGCAGTACCGATTTTTTCTCCTCCAGCTCTTGTTGACTCTTGACCTGCCGTAATCATACCAGTAAGTTGTGCAAATGAAGTTCCAGCGGTCGATGCTGTTGCTGCCGCTCTTGAGTATGCAGCTCCAAGATGTTCCATTTCTATGGCGTTATTATTAGAAACTTCGTTCATTGCATTGATAACATCTGTGGCTTCCAGGGCACTATCCTTATAAGCATTAAGTGGAACGGCCATATAATTAACCATGTCTTCTTCATCAATATTACCTACAAATGAACCCATTACCGAAACTTTGGCAAGCTCGTTAGACTCTGAAAGTGTCTTACCAGTCGTTAACCATCTTGCTACCGATCCAGCATATTCATCAGCTGACTTACCGACAGCTGCGGCTTGATCATACAACCCAGCATTAAAGTCATTTAACACTTTTGTAGGAACATCAGCAACCTTTTGAATATTAACTACCTGCTCGTCAACTTTCGCTAAGCTGTCATAGACAGTCATAAATGCTCTTTTGGCCGTTTGAGCCACTCGAATTGGATCAATGTTTACAACAGAGTTAAATTTCTTCTTACCCTGCTTACTATCTTGTCCACTAAGTTGACTTCTTGTAGCCGACTGTTCAGCTTCTTCATAAGAGGCTTTTCTTGTTGCTTGTACCTCTTCCAGTTTAGCCTTGTTGAACTTTTTCTGAGCAGTAATAGATTTCTCTATTGCAGCCTGTTTAGCTTCTTCGCCTTTGATAACCTCATTTATATAGCTAGACTCTTTAGTTCCAGCTTTACCTAAATCCTTTTTAAGACTAGACACTTTTTTAATACTTGCTTCAAGTGACTTAAATGCATTTTGTTCTTTTCGAATAGAGGCTTCTTCTGACGCTCTAGCTTGAGTTATTTTCTTGGTAGCATCATACTTTTTCTCTAGAGACTTAAGTTCCGCGTCTCCAGATTTTGTGATGTTACCCTTTTTATTATGCGATTTTAGCTCTTGATCGTATATCTTTTTGCGAACAGCCAACTCAGATTCAAGCATTCTGAGGTTGTCATTTTCTTTTACCGTTGCTCCACCAACTGTTTTCTTTGCACGAATATCGTCGGCTTTTTGTTCAAGTTTTTGAATTTCTTTTAAATCCCTCTTCATATCTTGAAGTGCAGCCTTTTGAGCGTTCACTCTTGCTTTATCTGCACTCTTGGCATTCATTAGAGATTTATTGAAGTCCAGTGTCGACTTATTATCAGCACGAAGAGAGTCATAAGCAGCTCTTTGTTCTTTGGTAAGATTTTTCATAATACCAGTTTGCATTTTTAGAGCATTGCTCTTTTCCCGAACTTTTGCAATCTGTTTATCATAAGCAGCGCTCTCATCTGAACCAGCGCTCTGCTGTTTCTTTGCAAGTCCGTAAATTTCATTTTCAAGCTTAACAACTTCACTTAATGTCGCCTGTCTCTGCTTATCTATGGCTGCCTGTTGCTCTTTCTGGATTAAAGCCTTTTGAATAGCTATATTAGATTGAGCTGATGCCTCAGCTTTTGCAACTTCCATATTTTTAGTAATGTCTTCGCCGAATGTATTCTTATAATCCTGTTTTAATCCATTAATGGCGCGCTTGTTAAGTTCGATGATTTTATTATTTGCTGCGACTACCTCTTTAGAAGCAGTTAGGTTATCTCTTTCAAGCCTTCCAACCTCTTTAGTGTAATCAATTACAGCTTTGATACCAGCAATCTTATCTGTATATGTGTCGGTTTTTACAACTTCTCCATCTACAGAACTCTTAACTTCCTTTTTAAATGCATTTACTTGAGTAGTTACCTTTTCAAGATTATGTAATGCATCATCTGCCGTCTTGATTTGTTCTTTAATTGTCTGCTGAGTCACTTTACTCATTGAGCCAGAATCTTTCATTAAAGCTTTGATATAATCTCCGTTTTTCTGCTGCGATTCATGAAGCTTTTGAGATTTCCCAGAAACAAGTTCTTGAAAACTTTTATCTAAAGTCTTACTTGGATTGAATTTCATTTCTAAGCCTTTTTCAAACTCTTTTCTGAAATCCTTGTACATAGTCGTAAACTCTTGAAGTTTCTTTTGACCATTCTTTAAGTCTACTTTAATATCTACTCCAAACTCTCGTCCTTTAAAGTAGTTATTTATCTGTGAACCCATTTTGGCAAGACTGTTTTTATCAGCTTGAACATTGATTTTTAGGTCAATGTCATTCTTCATGCCACTCCATTTTTTCTTAAGATCGGCCTCCAATTTTGATTTTGAAGGCAGGTCAATTTTTACATCAATTCCAACGGTTTTTGCCATTTAGTGAATCACACCACCTTTTAATTAGTGTGTTTCGCTATTTTTCTTACTCCCTTTTCTCTCTAATTCGATTATCGAATCGAGTGTTTCGGACTGGTCTTTCTTCTCTGTATAGAATCTAGATGTCGTGTCCAGCGACTCATGGTTAGCTAATGTCTTCGCCAAGTTAATATCGAATTTAGCAACTTGGTTAATACGGCTTTTTCTAATACAGTGTGGGCGGAAATCTCCTAGCCCGACAATATGACCAATCTTAACTACTCTGTTATAAATCGATTGCGTAGACATTCCTTTCCATTCGCCACCTAATTGTACAAAGAATAGCTCGTCACAATCGACTCCCTTAGCTTCTCTGTACTCAACGAATTGTTCTAGTAATGCCCTGGTTTCATCCGTAAATGGAACACTTACAATCTTCCCACGCTTCTCACGAACTCCAACAAATCTATTGCCTTCAAGGTCTAGATTACTAATCTTTAACCCTTTTAATGCACCGATTCGACAAGCTGAGTCGTAAGCAACATGCCACATGATCTGATCTTGCTTATCATAGTCCGTCGCACCTTCTTCATCTACAAGTGACAGCTCTTGGCTAATCTCTTCTATTTCTTCAAGTGACAGGAAATACTCTGCAATGATCTTTTCATCATTGGCACCCTTCATTCGATCAAGTTTATTTTCGAATGGATGGCTTTTAATTTTTCTACGTTTCGCAGCCCACATATAAAATGAAGATACTGCGGCGATTTTATTATTAATTGTCTTTTTGTTGTTTCCAAGTTCCTCCTGGAGAAATACAATATAATCCTCCATTACATCAATCATGTTTTCATCTAGGAACTCTTCATCTAAAATATCAAAGTTATCCCAACGCTCCATAATAAAGCAAAGGAAGATGTTGAAATTACTCTCGTATACTTTATATGTAGTTTTAGCAACGTCTCTATTTTTAACAATGCTAGTTTTTAAATATCTTTGATACTCTTTAATGTTGCCTGGATTGATTTGCTCCATCCTTGCCTTTGTAGCATATCGAATCCTTTTTCTTGTAGCCTTGCTTTTGTAGGTTAGTTCTTTTTCTTCACTCAATGTAATCGCTCCTTATATTAAATTACACGAGCTTCCCAACCTCTTGCCCTCAAAGCACCAGCAAGTTTTCCAGCTAGTGATCCATCTAATTCAGATGTAGCACTCTCAAAGAATCTTGCAGCTTTTCTCCGTGGTACAATCCTACTTGTAATACCGTCGTTTAACACTTCGGCCAAACCATCAGTCATATTTGCTCCCATTCCTCCACCTCTTGATGGAAAACCCATATGCACGTTAAATCCTTTACCTAACGAGCTGGCTATCCCCATCTTTGACGAGTTTATGGTTATTTTAAAGCTCACCGATGATCCACTCTTATGGACGTCAGTAACCTCTACCGCATTTAAGAACTGATATGTACGATTGTAATACTGAGATCCGCCACCGCTATATACACTTCTCATTATGTGTTTTCTTAAAACCTGTTCACAGTAAGCCTTAACTTCACCCTCAACCGCCGATGCAATATCACCAGCTAATTGAGCATGAAGTTCGCCGACCGACATTACATTCATTAGTCGTTATTCACGTTGATATCAAACGTTTTGTTCATTCGTTTGATAACGTCCTCTGGAGTTTCATCACCAGGACTTAATGGTGCTGTCATTGGTACGCTTGAAGTGATTTTCTTTTCTGTCGTTGTCCCCTCCGACTTTTTAGCGGCATTTGATGCTTCTTCAATTTCTAAAAATCCCTGTGTCTCTTCAAAGATTTTTGCCATTTCTTTTTCGTGACGTCGAGCTGATAATTCATCTAACTCCTTTTCTGCTTCTTTCGTTCGCTTCTCGATTCCATCAATTCCGTCGAGAGCTGAAACAGTTGTCATAATTTTTTGTGCTGCATGTTGATTGAAACGGAATGTCTCAAATTCGAAATCCTGTTCTACCATTTGTTGACGAACTGATAAAATCGTTATTTTATAAACTTCCAGAATAATCTGAGTAATTACAGATGTCGCCTGGATTAAAGCAATTGATGGATTATCTGTGATGTCCTCAATCTCCTCATCAGTCAAGTCTTCAAATCCTTCTAAATCTGTTAAAAGTGGATAGATTTCTCGAATCATTTGTGACTCACCAACCTTGATTTTAACCTCACCACTAGAATCTGTTTCGATCATATCCTCCTGCATACGTAAAAGTGTATTCACATCTTCTTTGCTCGGCTCATAAACAATGACCGACATATTTCCAGATGAGCACACCTCACGAACTCGTCTTTCCTCCCCTTCGCCATTGCGAAGTGTTTTAAATTGTACCATTCTTCTCTCACTCCTATGTTGTAATTAGTTATGGCTTTTAGAAAAAGAAGAAAGACGCAATATCTCTCTTCTTTATCGCCCATAACATAATACTATACCAAAAATATTATGTTGTCAATACTTATGCTAATTTATTTTGTATCCGAATCTTTTTCATTAGGATTCTTGCCATTATCTAACTGGCTCTTGGCACTGTCTAGGTATTTTGTGATAAATTTTGGTGCTCCTGGTGCCCCAAGCTCTTCTGCATTCTCAACAATACTCATTAATTCCATAACAATTAAGTATGATACAACGAATGTTTTTGCAACTGGGGTGCCGAATGTTAGAAGGCCGTCTATTGCATTACCTACTATAATATATAGCCATCCTCCGAACTTAGACTTAGCACCTTTTTTTAACTCACTTGAAGACAGCTTTCTTCCTCTCTTACCCTTTGTTAACCCAGTTGCAACATCTATCAATTGTAACAAAATTAACAGGCTCATAGCATCAGTCCAACTTCCTATTAATAGACTTGATATACTTATACCAAAAACAATTAAATGGTCAAAAAATGTCAATGTAGACATCTTTTGGATAGTTCCAATTATTAATTTACTAACCATTCCGTACATTTCTATCTCCCTTAGAAGATCCCTTTTACTAAAATACTTTTCGCTATATACTAAAAGACTAAATCATAAATGTAATTCCTGTAATTAAACCTATAGCGAAAGTTATTGCATATACTAAAACTCGCTTGCTTGCTTTTTTGTTGCCTCTTCGACAACAAAAGATACGTCTTCTCTAATCTTTTCTGGTACGCTATCTATAGATCTTGTCCCCCTCATTACGTGGTCTGCGTACATCATTATAAGATTTGGAAATCTTTCCATGTTTCCTTTTCTATCCATTTATTTCACCTCCTCGTATAGTATTATTAGAATCATTTTTTGATTCTATGTATATTCAAATCACTTTGTGTTTTAGAATTGTATTAAGCAGATAGAGGTCATCCGTCACCTCCTTGAAGCCCTGTCTTCCTTCGAAAGATTGATGCCTCTACTCTTGAGACTAGTACATGTATGAGCTAGATAGAACAACGTTTCTGAATATCTAACGAGGCTATGTCGTCCAAGAGTCATAGAGGGTAGCTTACTATCTGACAAATCCTAATGAAAGGAATTGATTTTTATGTTCTTTGTTGGTATTGACATTGGTAAAAGAAATCATGAAGTTGCTTTAGTTGATGAAAAAGGATCCCCTATTGGTAAAACATTAAGAATTACAAATACTAAAAAAGGGAGTCTGGAACTTCTTAATTTCTTTAATAAACACGATGTTAATGTTGATAATGCAATGATTGGAATGGAAGCCACAGGTCATTATTGGTTAGCTATTTATTCTTTTTTAAATGACTTAGATTTTTCAGTAACTGCTTTTAATCCTATTCAATCAGATGTTCTTCGAGATTTTTATATCAGAAAAACTAAAACTGATGCCATTGATGCTGTACTGATTGCTCAAGTAATTAGAATGGATTTGCCTGAGAAAACGTCTTTACCTACGGAAGACATCTTTCGTTTAAAACAACTGGAGCGTTTCCGATATAGTTTGGTAGATAGTTCATCTGACTTAAAGAGAAAAATTATTACTTGCTTAGATCAAGTTTTTCCAGAATATGAAAAGATTTTTTCTGATATTTTTGGTTCGTCTTCCACTGAAATCCTTCTAAATTCGCCATTACCTGAAGATATTCTTCAACTAGATACTGAGTTGTTAATTGAAACAATTCATCTAGCGAGTAAAAAGAGGTTTGGCATAGAGCGTTCTGAAAAGAAAGTAATGAAACTTAAAGAACTTGCTTCTAATTCCTTTGGAATTTCAATTGCTGCAGACGTCTTTAAACTTGAGATTCAGATAATGCTGGAACAGATTAGATTAATTGAACGGCAAATTATCCAAATTGAATCTGAAATCCATGAAATTATTGCAACACAGGACAATTACTTAACTACAATTACTGGAATTGGTGACATTACAGCTGCAGTGATTATGGGCGAAATTGGAGATATCAATCGTTTCAAAAAACCTAGTCAATTACTTGCTTTTGCCGGTTTAGACGCCTCAGTTCATCAATCTGGTGATTTCACAGGAACTAAAAACAAACTGTCTAAACGTGGGTCTCCCTATCTTAGGCGAGCCATTTGGCAAGCTGCTTTTATTGCAGCGTTTCATGACCCTGCTTTATCCATCTATTACCAAAAATTAAAACAACGTGGTAAATCACATGGTACTGCAGTTGGTGCTGTTTCAAGAAAAATGGTTAACATCATTTTTGCTGTTTGGACTCAAAACAAGCCTTATGAAGTTCATTTACCTAAAAATATAGATGTAAATTAATTTTTTTCTATTATTTTTAGGTTTATTTAAGTTGCTTAAAAATAAATATCAAAATCAAAAAGTATTTAATAACTTTCACTTGACTATTTAATAGCTAGCTTTGTTTTATGATAATATCAAATCAATTGCTTCCATTACTAGCTCTTGAGATTGCTTGACTTGATTCTCCAAATCTTTATTTTCTATTGACGCCACTCTCAATCTTTCTTTTAAGTTTTCTATTTCATCTAAAACATTTACGCTTTCTTCTTTTTTGATATATTTTTCAACGTTTATCTCTTTACCAAGCAAGAAGTCTGCTATAAAAACCTCATAAGAGTCTTTGTCGTCAATTTCTGAAAGATGACTTGATATTTCAATTATTTTATCAAATTCAATATGGCTATCATCTATAATATTTTTTAAAAATGCTATTCTGTTTACTAGGACAAACTCGCTTAACGCTCCATTTTTTTGAGATTCGTACATTTCTTCAAGAAATATTCTAGTAAAGTCATCCCCTTTAATTTCGATCAGTCCATTCATATAAACACTCCCTTTTCTAATAACTATCAGAATTTTCTACAAGATACATCATATCTATGGTTAAATAAGATCCAACATTCGCATTAGTCCACTGGCCAGAAGAACCATGCCTCGAAGTGCTAATAGTTCCATCAGATCCGACAGCTACCCAATGGCTGTTGCCTCCAGACGCCTGGTTTTTGCTTCTGGCAATTATATTTCCATCTGGGCGAGCCCATTTCGGTATTGTCCCCATTTTTATAGTGTTATTCCCATTTATTACGGATGTATTTGAAAAGGCTCCAGTTAACATTACAACACTCCCCATTCTAATCACCAAAGGAGTGTTGCTAGATCCACTTCCAGTGCCGTATTTCGTGAATCCAGACGCTGGCTCTATCTCTTCCTGTTTGTAAAATCCTCCAAGATGTCTCCATTTCCCCCAGACACCTTCGTAGAAATTTCTAACATAAGTTCTTGGAAACTCATCATGATAAATAGAAAGTGTTTGCCTTACCCCAGCATGTTTTTCTACTAGCAGTGAGAATGACCAATTTTCTGGAGTATTTTTTATAGTTTTAGCCTCCGCATTTGATGGATTATAGTAAAAACCTACATTGTTATAGTTATCCAAATCTGAATTTGATGGAATGTATACTGACTCGAATCCATTTGACAGATTTAATTTTCCATCAATATAAACATCGCCAGACACATCTAGTATCCCGTTCTCTCTATACTTTCCGATCCCTATCCCATTATCTCGATCAATATGCATTAGTTGTTTATCAGTTCCGACAATGACAATTCCAGACGCGCTATTTAACTTATCGGATATCTCCATTGTAATCTCATATGATTTATCTACTGCATATCCACCAAATGTATATGTATTTGTATCATGTGTTATATCTCCTACGCTGCCAGTCGCCCCACCAGTTCTTGTTAGCGAGTAAGAAATGGTATTTGATCCAACTTCAGAGTATGTACATGACTTAGTAACTACTATATTTGTACCTTTTCTCTCTGCGTTGAAGCTGTTAATCTTAGGTGGCTCATATGCATGAATTGTAATTTCCTTACTAGATTCAGCTGTTCTCCCCCTTGAGTCTGTTACAGTTAGCTTGGCTGTTTTTGCACCAACTTGTCCAGTCATTCCAGCTAAGTTCACTACTGTATTCCCACTGTTAATACTAGAAAAACCAGTTATATCGATTGTAGATTTAACAATAGACGCTCCATATTGAGAGGAGGCGCTACTAGTGCATTCTATCTGAGAGTTACCCTGTAGAAAATTGTTAGCAGCTAATCCAAGTGTTGAAATTTTTGTATTCTTCTCAACTGTAGAGAATAGAGAGATTGTTGGAGTAACAGATGCTGGAATATTTACTTTTACAGAGTATTGTTTAACACCTATCTTTGAGTTTCCGTTATATGTATCTAGCCACAGCGTTACGTTTATAGATGTTGCTGTGGTGCAATGCTTCATCAAGTCTAGCGGTATAGTCCATGTTGGAGTCGTGCTATTCGTTTTGGCTACTGCATTACCACTAGTACCGTTGATATTATAATTAATTAAGTGGGTGAACGATCCACTTGCTCTAGAAATATTGAATTTAACAGTCTCACCAAAATTAAGAGAGGTTGGTGAGACAGACATACTAGAACTTCTGGGGATAGTATTTAGAGTAATACTTCCATTTACATTGTAACTCCCAAGGTTGATACCAGTTGAGCCAGACCCACCAATATTCAAGCTTTTTGTTCCGTCCGCATTATGGGGGACTGTAACAGTTCTGCTCCATATTACTTGTCTACTTGTATTTCTCATATCAATAGCTCTACTAGATGTTGCGTTATTACCATTTATAGTAATAGCGACATTATGTCCTCCTAAGTTGTATGGATACCAGTAGCTATTTGATTTTATAAAAACTAAAGAGACTGTTACGGCAGATGTATTATTGGAAATATTTTGCGTTGCCTTCCACTCTAATACTGGTTTCACATTAGTAGCTGCCGTTCCACTAAATGTTCCATTTATAACTCCACTTAAAGCCAAATTATATCTCTCCTTTTATTTTATCTAAATTCTAATTAATCTATTCAGAGAATGTTAAAACTGTACTTCCGTTACCTTTGTTTTCGAATATGTGAGATCCAACCTGGAACGAGTCTGTCATAATACCTTTTTTGATATACAACTGTTGTTTTGAGAAGTAAGCAACTTCTACACCACCATCAAAGAATGATATTTTACCTCTACCAATTCTTACCTCCATTGAGTCAGCGCTTGATCCTATACTCATAAAAGCGTCATTAGGTTTCTCTCCACGTTTAAATGTCATGAAATGAAGCATGTCTTCAATCTCTTTATTATTGCTTCCGACCTGCTGAACAATATCACCAAGGGTAACTCCAAATTCATTCGTCGTTTGTTCAAACTTACCGAACCTTGTTACTAGGCCATTTTCTCCGTCCATAACATCATGTAGTTTATCTAATTCCGACCTGGCTTCATCGAACTCTTCGCTGGTGGCCATGTCACTCATGTATTCCTGGTATTCAGATGAGCTAGAAACCATACCGTAAATTTCATCTGGTGTTAGCTTAAATTCGACATCTTTTCTTAAAACGTCTATTTCATTTAACACGTCCTCTGGTGCTGGATGCCAGTCAGAAACAACTGTCCCCTCTGCAATCATTGGCTTGAAATAAACAAAGTCAATCTCATCCCCTGCCTTGTCAGTCATAAAGTTTAACTGCAGATGAGCTCCACCAGTACCTGTCCCATAGATAACAACTCTTTTTATTTCCTTTGGTTTAACCCAAACATTGTTTCCCATGTTATTTGAAAGGATGAGGTTGTTTTTTTCATGATTGTTCTTGATGTATATGGAATGTACATAGGAAACACCATTCTTTGTAACTTTTTCAGGATCACCCTTGTTTGTGTTAAAAGTTGCAAAAATTTGTTTAGTTGATCCCTTACCTTTAAAGCCATGGGCTTTTTTAGTTTTCCACTCATCAACAGTAACATTCTCAGTTTTATCCCATCCACCATTGAACCCATATAAACCAATATGTCTGCCCGTTGAGTCTAGTATTAAGTTTGTAGCACCAATTTCAATACCATCGACTTTCTTCTCGACACTTGAAAGTTTGCTTGTAACTTCTTTGGCCGTTTGTTCAATTTGAGTTTTATTTGCTTGATTATCTTTTTTTACCTGTTCAACTTCTTGCTTAAAACCGTTAGCAGTCTGTTCTAATGATGATATCTTTTTATTCGATTCAGATAGAGAATTTTGCGTTGCCATGTCATCAATGGCTGGCGTCCAGTCTGTCGATTTTGTACCTATTTCTAGCTTTATGTTCTTTACAACAGGCATATTTCCAGTATCATATGTACCGTAGAATGCAAGTAGAGCTTTCGTTTCATCTTTTTTGCTAATTAATGGCTTTAACGATTCAAACTTATATCGCTTGTAACTTTCAGTTACTGAAACTGTTTTATTTACAAAGCTATATTTGGTTCCACTTCCATTTTGCATGTATACTTGAATTACATTCGTCTTTGATGTATTTTTCGATTTAAGATCCAAAGACAACGAGTACGTTTTGTCTAATCCATATTTTTCAAAAATAGGAGCTAAGTCAAAAGTTGTAAAAAACTCTCTACTATAACCTGTCCATTCCTTATCGCTATCTGAAATTAGGTTGACTGAACCTATCTCCATACCGTCAACTTTGCTTGAAACCTCTGCGACTGTTTGCTTGAAACCTGTTGAGTCTTGCTCCAATTTACTGATTTTTGTAGATGTGTCTTTAAAATCGTCATTGGTTGCCATATCCTCTGGTGCAGGAGACCAATCGGTAGGAACATTACCTTTCTCAAATTTAAACTTTCCATTTTTTAAGTATCTTGATCCAATTCTTATATACTTCGCATTTTCTGGAGTTTTTATTACAATCGAATCATATGTCTCACTATCTTTAGGAGTATTTCCATAGTATTTAGAATTTCTAGCACCTATTGGTTTTTTATCCTTGTCATAGAAAGTCCATGCGCTCCAGTTTTGAAGTAGTTTGCCATCTATCTTCGTCCATATCTGATAGATATAACTGGTCGATTCGTCAACTTGTATAAAGTCAGATAGAAGATTTTGCTCATCACCTGTTCCTGGAATGTTATTTGTATTCAAAAACTGCTCAGTAGCTGTTGATCTTATAAAAAGGTTTCTTCCCCCGACAACAACATTATCGAATAAAGGAGTCCAATCATAGTCCTTTGGATTGTTGCTTTGTTTTTCATTGTCACTAACATATGTACCAATAAAACGCATATCTTCAACAAACTTTGTTGTAAAGTCCAATCCTCCATCACTAGAATTAGACCACGCTCTATGTAGATAAGAGTCACGACCATCGCTAATATTTGCAATGGTCATTTCTCCTCTAGATATTACTCTAGTCATATTAGTCTACAACTTCCTCAATGTAGTCAATATAGCTATCCATACCATATCTACCCCATAGGTATTCTATTGGATTTTCGCTTGTTTCGTATGTGATGGTTTTAAGTTCGTTTTCAATCATGATTCTCGCTTTATATTCTTTCATTACGCCTCTACCTCCACCTTAAAGTTTGCTTTTGAGTTAACGTCAGCATTACCTACCGTTAGACTCTTGCCTAACTTGTGGGCTGTGCCAGCTCCTCCAAATGTTGGAATCATTTTTCCATCTTCCCATTTAGTCCATTTGTAAGTGTATTTTTTACCATCTGAGTCTATCTCTTCTCCGTTTTGAAACAGCCTTGCAGTTAAGATTGTTGATCCAGAACCATTCTTTAAAATGTTTCCATTAGTCGACTCTACCGTTGTCATAATAGGATCGTCCATGTCTTTTAAAGTTATATATTGCTTAACTTTTTGTCCGCTTGTGCCTCCCGCAGAGTCGGTTAAAACTACCAGATATGTTTGAGAGTTGATGACCGCATCTGGGAATACTGTGAGAACTCCTTGTGACGTCGTTGAAACATCGAATCCAGTATTGACAGTCTCTCCAGATGTTCCAGTTATTGCTGTGATTTTTCTCCAACCAACACCAGCGTCGGCATCTTGGGATATTACTACTTTTGAGTCTGCTGCAAACCATTTAAACTTCTTGTTCCCAGATGAGATAGATCCATCTTTGTATAAATCACAGTTAACTTTTAAACTTGATGGTGTATTATTTCTAAAGAAATCTCCATTCGGTGCGTAAACGTTTGGAATGATAGAAGCTTTGGCCAACTGAACTAGAGTCAAGTCAATAGTTGCTTGGAAGCTAATCGGCAATGATGTATTAGGATCAGTCCAAATACCCTCTACTTTCCAAATAATTGCATTATTTGCTGTCGGAACATTTGTTTTAGTTGTTAATACGCTATTGTTTGTCGATCCTTTGAACTCAATGTCTTCTTCTGTCGTCGATGTAATCTCCGTAGATTTATCGCCAACAATTTTAGTCCACTTAACTCCAGACACATCTTCTCCAAGTAGTGACCCCGTGCCACCTGCCCTCGTTAGGTTTAAAGTTAATTTTTGTGGCGTTGTAGCATAGTTTGGTGAATATGTTAGTGTTGTATTGTTATATGTTTGTCTCGTCGTCTGCGAAGAGCTGATCCATGCATTTAGCGCTGGTGCATCGTATAAATCTACGATCGTTATCTGTCCTGTTGATATTACTTGTGCCATATTATTATTGCTCCTTAGTTTTTAGTATTTTTTCCGATAGTTCCATGTCTATTGAGCAGCTAAATGTTGCCCTCTTATAAACATCTTCGTTCGTTATCTCTATGCTTTTTCTTCCGCCAGCATACTTGTCGTTCCAAATCTTGTCTGAATCTTTATCTTGTGATGCTCTATTCCATATAAAACATGCCGAGTTTAAATCCTCTGTAATGTCCTTTGACCCCTTATAAACAAAGGCAAATAACTTTGTTCTACCATTTCCATTTCTGAAAATTGAACCCTGTGATGATATAATTTGAATGTTATATGCATCTTCTCCAGGTGTTAACTCTATCTCTTTAATTCGCCTCTCTACAGCTGTCGCTACCTCTGAAATTTCTTTTTTAAACCCCTTAGAGGTATTCTCTAATTCGGATTTTGAGACGGTGTCTCCTTCCACTTTCTCTATCTTCTGAGAAATTTTTCCAGCCTCTAATTTCCACTGAGTATCCATAAGCTTGACGCTACTGTTTGTTTTGTCTAATTCTTCTTTGACGTTTTTTATCTCAACACCATCTGCTTTTTGAGAGATTGCTGTTTCTAGCTTGGCTATTATTACTCCGCTATCTCCAGGTGACGGCATCCAAGACTTATCTGTGATTGATCCAATTTTTACAGATACATTAGTAAATCCAATTCCGCCGTTTCTTTGAAGGGATAGTCTAATTCTAGCTTTTGCCACATCTTTTCTATCTGCCACAAGTATTCCACCAAGTCTTGAATTATGACCATTAACAGATACGCTTATCAACTCGCTTAATTGATAATCTTTGAAGTGCAACCTATTATTCGACTTGTCGTATAACTCAATTCTAACTGGCTTTTTAACGTCGTACTTACTGATGTCATCAATGAACATGTCTAAGCCAAAACTCATCTTCGCATCTTGTTTTACTGGAATATATTCGCTAAATACAGATAACTCCATATCAGCAGTTAAACCGCTTCTACTAGTGTAAATATAGTTTCTACCAGCTTTACCTACTACATTCCACTCTTTTCCTGCAGTCCAGTTAGCTTTGTCATTAAAAAAATTACTATTAGATATTAAGTTAACATTGCCGTTTTCCATGCCGTCAAAAATCTCTGTCATATCTTCTCTGGTGATTTTTGACTCTAGGGATTCGGCTGTCTTAACTAACTCATTGCTTAATCTCTTAGTTTCTCCGTCAACATCCTCTACCTTTTTGATTGTTTCCTTTTGAGAGTCTGACAACGTTTCTATCTCATGAGTGTTTTTCTCTATACCCTTTTTGGTTTCAGATACACTCTCAGTAACACTTTTTACACCATCGGCATTTTCTTTTACTGTATGGCTCAATTTCTTAACTGATTCATAGCTATCATTTAGATGAACATTCCATCCAGTCGCATTTGATCCATCCTCTAGTTTTGATCCAGCTAGGAACATTTTGTGTGATGTCGACAGCCCACTTGACTGGAAACTAATTGTACAAGTTCCATTGTCTGGAGCTACGATAGCTACACTGTATCGTCTCCATGTTTCACTTACATCCTTGTTGTCGTCAACGCTTAGTGTCTCTGTGACTGAAACTTTGTTAGAGCCAGAAATTGTAACTGCAACGTTAGACTTTCCGCCTTTAGTAATCTTAGCCCACACGCTAGCTTGATACGTTCTTCCCTGCACCAAATCGCTTACAGCGGAGATCATTTTTGCAGAGCTGTTAATAGAAGCAACCGTGCAATGCTGATATGTTTCTTGAAGAATTTCCACTCCAGATGAAGAATCTTGATTCCATCCAGTCCAGTCTAAAGTCCCCATGATTAAGTTAGGTCGATATGTATCAATAAGATTGATTTCTTTTCGAACCTCTTCTTTAGTCATCGTCTTCTTTAAACCTTCTGCTGTTTTTTCAACAGAATTTTCCAAAGTAGTTACGCGATCTTGTGCTATATCCCATTCTTTTCTCTTGATTGAATCCTTTACACCGTCTACTGTTTCTTTAAGAGTCTTCTCGTTTTCGGAAACTTGTGTTTCTAATAGGTCAAATTGACTACTTTTTACGGTCTTTTCAAGCTCTCCAGTTACCTCGTTGTACTTTTCAGTAACCTCATTATAGTTAAGTTTAACTTCTGAAAGATCTTTCCTTGCCTCGTCCAGACCTGCTTTTGTATCGGATATTTGCTCCTTAGCTGCAGAAACTTCATTTTTAATAAACTCAGTTGTTTGAGCTATCTCCTGCTTAGTTTCCTCCATTCGCTTCTCTATCTCGGCATTAATTTTTTCATAGTCTACTTGAGGTATCTCTTTTAAAAGGCCTTCTATCTGCTCTTTTTGCTTTTCGTTTAATCCTCCGCTGCCGATTTCTACTTTTAGATCTCCCAATCCGTTTTCGATCTCAACAAGCTTATCATTTAGATCCTTTATAACTTCACTGTTCCCGCCACCAATCGCTAACTCATTTATGGCTGAAACGATATCAGTTTTAACTTTTGTTTTTAACTTCTCTATATCGCCAATGTCCTTAACTGTAGCGTAGTGGTATTCGCCGTTTAATAAGTATTTAACTACTGGTTTCATAAACAGTCCTCCTTATCTTTCGATAAAAAGGACTCTCAAACATTACTTCGAGAGTCCAGGTTGTTCTTCTTAGTCGATCACTTTCATGTCAGCTAAGATGTTTTCGTTGTCTGGGAACAAGTCAAACGTGATAGACAAGCTTGTTGGCTCTGTCGAACTTTGCGTTAACGTAAAGTTAGGTTGTGGTTTAGCATTTTTGAAGTGCATTTGAACCAAGTTGTCAATTCCTGTTTCTTGCTCACGGATTTGAGCGTCTGCAATGATTCCGTAGTTACCAGGGAATTTATCTGCAGCAATTGTTAACTTGCGCACTCCAGGAACCATTTCTTCAAAGTAGATAGCATAATGCTCTCCAGGGAATGCGTTTTTATCAAAGATTACTTTCCCCTCTTCGAAAGTAAATGTCGCTAATCCTTCTCCAACATCATGTAACTTACCTTCTACAGCTAAAGCTTTCTCGATGTCTTCTTCTGTAGCACGAACTGGCTTACCAGTTGAAGTTCCTTCTGCAGCAGTTGTAGCTTTTACTTGAGCAGATGGTGCAGAAACACCAATTGTGTTTACAGCTTTGATTACATAAGTGTATTCAGTTTCTGGATCTAATCCACTATCAGTAAATGATGTAGCCTCCACGTTACCAACTTTTTCGTCGTTACGGAAAATATCATAAGAATCAGCTAACTTAGAAGTAGCCCAAGTGATTTTTGCCGACTTGTCAATTGCAGTAACAACAACGTTGTTGGTAATTGCTGGCACTTTAGAAATATCAGAAGTGCGGTTTTGTAATGGTTGACCAATGTGATCAACGTAGTCAGCGTCAACTGGTACAACTGATACTGAACTTCCTACAATGTTTTTTCCTTCACCTAAATTGAATTGACGAGTTGAATCTAATGTAATTGGTTTACGTTGGATAACTCCAGAAGTTCCGTTCTCAACGTCAGAACCCATTACTAAAGCTAATAATTCTAATGAGAATAATTCTGTCTCAACTGTTAAAACACCTTCACGAGCAGCATCCCAACGAATAGCTTTTGTACCTTTCTTAGTAGCGTATACTGCCTCAGCAGACCACTCACTTGAAGTCGCGTTAGCGTAGTTAATAAACATTGCTGGGCGACCAGTCTTTTTATCAAACAAGATCATGTTTGATGCATCTTTCATACCGTAAATTGCCATTTTTCCTTCACCTCTATAGTGTATTTTTTAAATTATGGTTTCCTTCCAATGTGCTATCTTAGTATCCGTCTCAAAGTTTGGAGAAGCATTTAACATCCATCTGAGTTCATAACCTTCTTTCTCCGAAAGCAAGATACTTAGTTTACAAAAATGAAAGTACGTCATTTTTCTTATCTCATTAATTGGCAGATAACTATTATTACTGATTGATAAAACCAGTATTTTATCTGCCAGTGTTCCTTTGCTTCTTTTCAGTCTCTTTAGCCTACCCTTATACATATTCATCCATACCTTGTGTCTGGTTGGAGTCATATTAAGAGGTGCTATAAAATCACTGTTAGGTTCGTATGATGTAATCATAGAAACTAATTCTGCTATATTCTTAAACTCTTCTTCGTCTATAATCCACTCTGGCGAAGTGCAGATGATTTTTCCATTTGCTAAGAGTTTAAATTTCTCTTTTTTTATTCCAGTCCAATACTCAAGTGATTCAAAAAGTAGCTCTTTACCAGTTACCTTTCCTTCACCAAAATACATTCCTAGAAAGTTATTATCCTGCATTTCCTTGTCAATCAAGATACTTCTAATCGTTGGATATCGCAGTTCTAACTCATCTACCTCTGGGAACTGAGAAAACATTTCCCTTGTACTCGTTACAAATATGCTGCTATATTTAGTAAAATTTGATCCCTTAGCAACCTCTTCTACAGTTGGATTTTTAAATGAAATATAATCGCTGATTGGTATGCTTGTTTGGAATAGCAGGTCATATTTATCAATTTCATAACTCACTTGAAGTCCACCACCTTGAATGACAAAGTGTATCCTCCAAATTTATTATTCTGAGTCCATAACTCCAGGGCTGTGTCTAATCTCAATGTACCCATCCCATATTCTGAACTCTCTTGGAACAAGTCATAAACCCTGGCAGCCAAAAGGTCGTTCCTATATCCGTCTTCTGTATTCATAATTGCCATGTCGCAAAGAATATAAAATGTGATATAACCCATAACGTAGTCATCACTAAATTGCCTAAATGACTCCTGGGGTTCGAAATGTGATATGCCGATTGAAATATAGCTGCCAGTCTTTTCAACAACCTCTGGTACATATCTGTAGCCAATTAATTTTGAGTTAACCAAATCGACTTGCTGATCATCTGTTAAAGTTTTTCTACTCAAAGCATCTTCTGAGTCATAGAAAAGCAGTTTCGAAATTTCGTCATCTTTTCTAAGCGTGTCTAGGATATCCATTTTCCATCTTGTGATATTCATCAACGCTCCAGACCGTTTACCTCTCTTCGGCACGTTCATTTTTTCAATTCGTCCCATTCTTATCTCACCATCCTTTAAAACCGACTAATTATTTTAAGATTCTTACTTACGATTCCGCTATTCTTAGTTTTGACAATTAAATTTGCTATTGTTCCAACTAACCTAGCGTCATCTTTGACTCTTAGAGTCATAGTTGTGCTGTCTTTTTCTTGAATAGTAAAAGGTGATGTGGTACCTCCAAGTGATTCAATAATCCACTCTTCAACTTGATCATCTTTACTAGATTTAAAGACATATGTTCTACCGATCCTTAGTTTTTCGTCGCCAATTATTGCTATCTCTTCTCCAGACGGATCTTCTTTTTCTTGATCATCCTTTTTCTTTCGATAGTAATCAGCAATTCTAAGCTCTGTATTATCGTATGTTTCCGATATCGTATCCTGTTCCAATAAGTAGTTTATTAGACCTTTTCTAGATACGTTATCCATGAACATTACGTTATAGACGTTATCTCCAATGAAAACTCTGTCTTGAACTTTCAATGTCTTAGTTTGCTCATTGTCTTGCATATACATCATCATTTTGGCATTTACTACAGCGATATTATTCCCAGTAAAACTAACACCAAGCGTATATAGCGTCTGGTTTTGAACATAAGCTCCCCAGCCATTTCCGTTATTTACAATTTTTCCATTATCATCAATCCATCTAATCTCTTCGTTAACTTCTTTGATTTTCAGCTGTTGATGAGTTGGAATTGTTTTAAACTCTTCTGTAAACACCAACCATTTAGAGTCTCTCCATACAATGTAACTACCTACATTACACACTGTTGAGTTTGGCAAGATTACATACTTATCATCGGACAAGTCTTTATTGTTGGACTGTGAGTGATCCTGGAATACAGCAAATGTACTATCTCCATCTATTTCGCACTCCTCTTTGTTCAAGGCATTCTTGAAATATGTTTCAAAACCTCTAGACTTTCTAAGGAGTGTTCTATCATAGTGATTATCGCCATAGCCTTTGATTCTACTCTTATACTTTTGAATTGAATTAACCATTAGTTAAGCAGCTCCTTAAACATGTCTTCATTGTTATACGTGTAATCAATCTTGGATCTACTTAACTCTTCGCTGTGTGCTGCATACAGTCCTCTTAGCTCTTTTATATAAGCCACACCTTGAACTGCATGATAATCTCGATCTCCGATCTCTTTGCGCATAAGCTCTTCACTATTAAGCTTCTCTCCAACCCATTCTAATTTCATCGCCTTGGCGAATAGCAGCTTCTCAATCATTGTCAACTCTCTTGAAAATGCCTTGCTTTCTGTAGAAAGGTTTACATCACCAAGAACTGAATATATGTGAAGATATCCATTTAATAGATATTTTTGTAAGACATCCTCCACAACGCTCTCTTCGGATTGCGCCAATCCATAATCATCTATTTGTGATAGAAATAGATCATAAACACCCTCAAATTTGGTTGCTGTCATTTTGTCACCTCCTTCTTACTTAGAAGATGCAACGTCAGCCCAGAATGATGAAACGTCATCAGACTTAATACCAGCCGCCTCCGCAACAATATTCATTTTATTAAAATCATTTAAAATACCTTCTTTATGAAGATAAACAGCTTCTCTAATTAAAAACTTACCGATTTTGCTTTTCTTGCTATTCATAATCTTTTCCAAGTCTTCTGATTCACATTCCACTAGGAATTTCTCAACATTCTCTTGTTCAATTAGCATATCTTTTGATCCAGTAATAGAGGCCAATTCCTTGTAACCATCATCCAATCTAAGCTCTCTAACAACATCTTCGATCGTTAGGTCATCATCTTCTACTCCAGTAATTAATAACTCAAAGTCGCCTAATATAGACTTACTACGTGATGACATTTGTTTCAGTGATGCAAAGTCAATGAAGTCATCGTCTCCGTTTTCTTGTAAATCAATCACAACTGTTCCTGTTTTATTACTGTAATGAAAGCTTCCGTTTCTAACTGTGCTCATTACCGTAATTTCCGTATCTTTATCAATTCTTTTTCTTGTCATTTTAATTCCTCGCCCTCTCTTTTTTCGATAATATCTAGGGAAATTAATCCCTAGATGTAAATACTTATGGCTTATTTAGTGATTTTGTACATTCCATAAACAGATACTTGACCAACTTGGATACCCATTTTTTTCAATGTAACAAACTCATTTTGTAAGTCAGTACGTGCTAATGCATCAGTGTCATTGACAATTGCTTGACCTTCTAAGACAACAGCAACGATTTTTT